ATATGTTTTAGACCAACAAGGGTCTTACCTACACCAGTTCCTAAAACTATTGTACATTTTTGTTTACCATCAGTAGCTTTTAATGCTGCTGTTTGTATTTCTTCTCTGTTCATAATATTATTTTAAATGACCTAAAACTCTTGCTTCTGCAGGATGTTCATGTAAATGTTTGTGACATGCTCTACAAGCTGCTATCCAAGTACTTTGTACTAAATAGAATGCATCTCTGTTAGCTCCTGCAAAAGTGTGGTGCACATCTGATGCACCATTACTACAGCAAGAATACTTAAGTTCACAAAATGAATGTTCTGAAAGAAACTTTTCTCTTAACTTGAGATATTCTGTATCTTTCTTTTTTCTTTTAGAAGAAACCTGAGGGATCTTATAATCAGTTGGTTTCTGTATATTATCTTTATTCTTGGGATTGTGGCAACTCCAACAATATTTACAATACTTAAATCCCTCATGGTTCTTCCATATAACAGTCATCTTTTGACAACCATCACACTCTTTAAATTTTATCATTTCTTAATCTTGGTAACTGATTCTGTGGTACTTCTAAACTTAAAAAGTTTTTTGGCAACACTCCTTCAGCCATAAAGATACTGATAATCTGGTCTTTACTGATATTTAAATCTTTAAAAGTTAAAGTATTTTTAAATTTTTCATCAGTTTCAGTCTCAGATAATAAAAACTCAGTAATAGGACTGTTAGGAAATAATGTTTCAAAGATAAAATTGCTTTGAGCAATAGTTACTTGTTGCTTAAGTTTGTTAATTACAACTTGGGCTCTCTTATAAACATTAATAATCCTTTGTCTTTTTTTACTACACATTACTGATAACTCATTATCATTAAGTGCTGTTAAACCATACAAAGCTCTTTTGTATAAATAGTTTTGATAGTTTGAATAACTATCTTGCTCATATGACATCACAGTTTGTGATCTCATCTGATAATTCTTTACCTCTTGTTTTAACTTTTCCATAATACATATTTTTTTTAATCATAAATAAATAATAAAAGGGACACATTACTGCATCCCAATTATCTCCCCTTTTAAACTTTTAATTATTTTAAATCAAAATCTGTGTTCGGTGACATTGCTTTACTAGAAGTATTATTTTTTGCAGCATATGCATTACGTAATTCTTCTATGTTATCATGTGCAATTATTTCATCAACACTATTTGGATTTTGAGAATATGTAGTTTTACGGTAAATAGGTTCACCATTTACTCTACATACAATACCTGTTGCTCCTGCAACTTTCAGATCTCTTTCTGGTGTTTTTTTGTTAAAAGGAATCATAGATTCTTTTACAACAATATTACCTGGAATAATTTGACCTGAATAATATTTCATTTCTTGCAACATTAAAATTGGTGCATGAATTAATGATGATACAGTTCTTCTTCTAAGAAATCCTGATTCATCAATCATTGTTCTTGTTTGTTGAAATCTAACAAATCCATATTGTGGATTATTTGCAGAAATACTAATTACAGCATTTGTAGTTGCATCAGCAACCACGGTTACGTTTGAATTCATAACTAAGTTTTAATAAATAAATAAATAATTGATTGTGTGAGTAGATACTATATTACTAGTACTCAATTAGTAATAAGTTGTAATATTCCGTGAAAAAATATTAATTATCCAGTGGACCTGATAAATCTATTATATCATCAAATGGTTCATCATCTGATATAATATCATTAACATCACCTTCTTCAGCAAGGTAATCAAAGTCATAATACTTTTCTTTAGTATTATTATCTATTGCTGAACCTGTAAATGGATTGACTACGTGTTCTCCGTAATCTAAAGACATGAGATATTGTATATCTAAATCTGTGAGATCTAAATACTCTTCTATTGAAAGATAAACTACTTTTCCGTTTGGTAAGTTATAAAACATTATATATACATATCTATTAGTAAAAATACGTGTTAATTAATGACAAGTATACACTAATGATATAATATTTAGCAATATATAGCTACATAATAAAGGGAAGCCTAAACTTCCCTTATTATTATTGGAAAAGTATACTCACAGAACATACTATCTTAAATTTCCTCTATAACTGTAAGATACTCACTAGAAGTATATGTAACATCTTTCTTTCTTCTACCATCTTCTAGAATATTAGTATATTCTACTGTATAATCAGAATATTCATGGTATCCTCTAAAATCTTGAATTGATACAATAATAGTGTCATTAACACACAAATCACTTTCTGCAATTAATACTTTATTTGCACTATAACTTACCTGATTAATAGGCATATAACACAGTGTACCTTTTGCAAGTACTTTAGGTAATTTACCACTTATCATTAGTTTAAAGAAATGTTGTATAGCTTGACTACTACTACATAACATAGGAGTAAGTAACTTTACAAATTCTGCACTATTTGGGTCTTTAATAATTTTTTCTAATGCTTTAGCAACATCAGAATCTTCATAATTTACTGATATAGTCATAGTTAATCATTTAATCTTCTGTAATCCATAATTTTATCTATTAGACCTTCATTATAATGTGTAAACCATTTCTTATCAGGTATCCTATGATTTATTACAGTAACTTCATCAGGATAATAAGTTGATCTTGCACCTGTTCTAATTTCTTTTTCATCAGTATCTTTGATAGTTATATTAAAATCAAAACCTAATACTGAATTAATAACATCATCCATAATTATAAGTTTAAGTTAAAGAAAACAGACTATTACACCTTTTGTCTGTTTAATGCGGATAGAGGTGCACGCAACTTTTTTAATCATTTGGATCTAATAATTCCCATGTTTCTTCATCATCACCAAGAATCCAAACATTTTTAATATAACCATCAGTTCCTAATTCAAACACTTTAGTTGGAAATTCAATCATAATTTCACCTGTTTCTACTTTATAAATAGTAATTACAGATTCCATATGATGTAACATAATGTTTCTTATAAATCTTTTTTCAAATTTAGTATAAGATTCAGGAATTGGATAAGGTTTAGGATATGTAAAACTAAACAATGCAAGACCAATCATCAATAAAGATGCAACTATAAATGCATATATAGCAAGTCTAAATGGTTTCATAGCATGTAATAAAAATAATTCATTCTCTACTTTAACAATACTATAGTGTAAATCAGACATTGCTGCCTGTACTACTTCAGGATTTTCTACTTTTGCATGTAAGCAATCATATAATCTATTTTCTAATGCTTCTTTTTGTTTAAGAAGTCTTCTTGTTTTAATAATTCTGTACATAAGAGTAATTTTAAGTTAAAAAAAAAGAGTCCAGATTTTCCGGACTCTTATAATGCATCAATAATTGTTAAATTATTTAGATGCAACATCATTTTGATTAATAGTAGTTACTTGACTGTATGCATCACATGTAGTATGTGAAACTGCACAACTTCCAAGTAAAATACTAATTGTAATAATAAATATAGCATAAACTACTGCAACTAAATTAACTTTCTTTTTCATAATTAATAATTTTCATTGTAAATACTAAATGTAACTGCACATAATAAATATACACTTTCTAATATCCAATTGAAAATTCCAAACCCGGAAAAATCAATTGTATTAAGAGTAAATATACCTACTATAAAAAACTGACAACCTATTGCTACTAATATAGATAAGGTCATTTTAAAGATTATGTTATTTACTTTCATTTCTTTTTAGATAAGTGTTCATAATCCCATAAACTAACACAAGCCATCATAATACATAAACAAAATGTTGTTAATGATATTATTAGGTCATTTTGTGTTTGTGCAGTTAGTACATTGTATAAACTTACACCTGTCATTGCTGTACATAGACCGGCAATGAATAAACTAATTTTCTTGTTTCTCATATTAATTTTTTTAAATCAGAATAAATATTATATTTTGTTCTTACATCTTCTATATCCATATCTGTACTTATGGCTAGTTCTTTGTAATTTTCCATTTTTTCATTAAGAATATTTATTATTTGTTGTCTATATTCTTCATTAATAATGTCAAACACTTCCTTTAATAAGCTGTTATAAATAAAAGCTTTTAATTCATTTGAATTTTGCATAATCATATTTTTAAATCATAAATAAGTATACAGTTTCACCATTTAACTGTTAAGGTTTACTCAATTCTTGTATTTTAGCCATATAGTCAGTAACTTCCTCTATTGTTAAATGACCAATAACATCTTGTGCTATCGGAGTATCATAACATATAACAGTAAAGGTCTGTCCTGGTGGTATTTTAACTACGGCAATCTCAAATTTACCAAGTAATCCACCTTTAGTAAATGGACCCATGACAACTGATATACCGTAATCATTGTCAAACATAAGTGTAGCACTTACACTCTCCATACCATTCTTTTGAAATTCTAAATCTTTAAATTCTTTCATAATTAAAATGGAAAATCATTCATATATACTAAATCATTAGGAATAGGACTTACTATTGCTACTTTTCTTTCAAGTAAAGCACCAACTTTATAGTCTATTTTAAAGATTTCAAGATCTTTATGAAAACCTTGAAAATCTTCATATGAAAGAACACCTTCAAGTCTTCTAATATTTTTTCTGCCTGTACTACAAACTAAAATATTTTTATATTTTTCTTGTAATGTTAATGCATCATTCCAGTTTAAATTAACATTTAATTTTACTACAGTCACATTTCCTATAGGATTGTAACCAAATGGTAGTGATCTATTCATAAGTTTAAGTTTTAAGTTAATAATCATAAAAGCAGGACTTTCACCTGTTAAGTTTGTGTTTATCTTTTCTTGTATATTTCTTCTTATTCTTGTAAATGACAGGTTTAGTAACCTGCCATATTTCCTGCATTGTAACTTCAATCTTTTTCATTTCTTTCTTTTTTTCTTTCTTCATAACATTGCTGACACTCATGAAGTTCATCACAAGTGCAAGTTAATTCCGGAGATATACTATATAACATAGCCATATCATAAACATCTTCAAACATCATAATATTTAGTTTAGTTAGTTAATAATAAAGGGGATTACTCCCCTGTTATTTTATTTAAGATTCCTGGATCTTGAGTATAATATTGAGCAAGTATTAAAAGATCTTTCTCTTTAATACAAGCCTGAATTATTAAATCAAAATTGTTACTCCACTCTTTATGAATATCTAAAGTTTTATCTTTAACATATTCATCTAATTCTTTTTGATTGTTAAATGTTATTTGCATAATATATAGTTTAAGATTATTAATAGTAAAAAGAAGTTTTAAAAAAGGGGATCACTCCCCTAATGCATTTTCTGCATAATTTACTTGAGATTCTATGTACTCTTGTAAGTGATCTCTGAATTGTGTGTAAGCATCTAAGTACTTATACTGTGCTGTTTCAATTCTTGTATCAAGCATAGCAATAATTTGTAATACTGTTTCTGTGTCCATAATATATAAGTTAGTTGATTACTATTTAATATCCCTCTGCACTCAGTTGTAATATGTAAGATTTAGTATTATTTACCGCAGGTGTGACTAAGCAACCTGCTCTCTTACTATTACAACTGCTCACCCTTGGGAAGTGAGTTGTGGTGCATTAATATTTGAAAGGATGAGTATTGACCTTTCATGTTGTTATTTTTGGAAAATTTCTTCTCCGCATACACACTTATATTTCTACAAGTAAACAACATGCTCAATGATTTATAGTATCATCATACTTTTACATATTAGTGCAATAAATTTCCTTTCATACCAACTTCCTTACGGGATTAACAGTATGTCTACTGCTAGTTAAGATATTAATCAGTCCTTTTACATAAACCTTGCGGGTCTTCTGTATCTACATATTTCAGTAGAATAAGAGCATTTTCACTAATAAGTGCTAGAACATTTTTTGCTTTTAAGTTTTTAGTTTAAATGCGGTTCAGGAAATAATGTGAAGTAGTTCCAACTTTATATAACATAATACCTTTTGAGTACCTTAGTTATAACTTCACATTGCTTTAAGCTGCCAAGCTTACTTACTGTTTGATGTAAATACACACTATTTCTAGTAGCATACGGAACATCTTACTAATAACAACTTCCATCTTGGCAAGATGTACTATTGTTACCTATTGCACTTTCTATTGACATTTCTGTCTCAACTTCCTACCTGTTAGAAAGTCTACATCTCTATGCATCAACCGTTAGGCCACAAGCACACCAAAATGTAGGTAGTTACAATACTCTTCTGTAGACAGAATTACTTCTGCGCAATATGTTACCAACATATCACTTTATACCATTACTGGTTTATCCTATGGTCACGAGAGCTGACCTGTTGTTTCAGTAGTTCCACAAGGAAACTTAACGTATACACCATGAGTATCTAAACTCTGAGGGTAACAACATTGTATACTTAATGGTCATTAAGGTATTTAGACCAAAACCTATTGTCTTGTAACTATACTGGACAATCCCACGCCAGCAACTTACTGGATAGTTGTTTCATTATAGTGTAACAACCCACACTTTATCCCTCTGTACTCAATATGCATATCCTAAATATTTACATCACAAATATATTAAGACCTTAAGTGGTCAAGTACAAGTACTTATATTTTATAAATATTTATCACGGATATGTTAAGACACTAAGTGGTCACATATTGTCTACCCTTGGGAAGTAGAAATGGTACATTACTAGGACTTAATAACACGCTAAGTTTTAAGTATTGATAGTTATCATCCCGCAGTGGTAAAATAACATATACTAATGTACTTGCTGACCTTGGTCATTAAATCCTATTGTACTCTCACAAGGTTGCAACCCTTGAATTATAAGTAACATTTCCACGTTCTTATAAGAAGACCCGCACAAGGCTAATGTCTAATCTGCTTGGATGAGAGTAATTTGGTACAACATTATTGGTTAGTTGTACAGTTGCGGAGAGGAATACTGCCTCACACTCTGTATATTCTTGCATTTTTAATCTGTTCCTATCATTAGTTCAAGGATACTGATTAGTAACTTAATGCATTATATGGTAAGCATCTTTTAGTCTATTTTCAACAGAACCTAAAAGTATACCTTCATCACTATACACAAGAAGTCTAAGAACATCTTTGTTTAGTTTAGTACCACCTAACATTTCCATATTAATGCAATCAATTAAATGATCACCAACATAAAAGTTCATAGTCCAAGAATTACCATTATCTCTTTCAATAACTTTCAAGCAAGGATCTTCAGTGGTAGTTAATGTAGGTGCCCACCAACCTGTGTGAATAAAATCTTTCATAATATATATAGTTTTAAATTTATTTAATTCCGGAGTAACTTACTATCTCATCCTAACTATAAGTAGTATATAGTAATACAATACAGTTCTAATAGATAAATCTATTGTTCAGTATATCTATTTGCTAAGAATAGAATTACCTTATCACTTCTGTATAAGAGCACTGTATTAGCTATATATTATCTAGTATGTGTATATCACACCTGATTTTCTTATTCATTTCTCACTAATAATATGAGGATAGTTTTACTGTCAACACCTTAATTCCTCACATTTCTACACAGTTCTCAATTTTTAACTGCTTGATTATCAGTACCAAAGTCTACTTGTTACACACGGTGGAGACAACTATTATTTATGTACAAACATCACAACTATCTTAAATAATTTTGTGGTGATACTTGTATAAACTTGTGACCGTGTGACCGTTAACTGTAATTAATAACCTATAGAAGTTGAAAGCTGTATTTCTTTGCTGCCGCAGGCTGTTGTTAAAAACAAATGAACCACATATTTCTATGTAGTTCATTAATGTTGTCTACTTCTGTTGCCAAGGTGTAGTAGTCCTCCGAATCTTATTCAGTTATCGCAGTTGCTTACAATGATGCTAATACATCAGCAAACATAGCAGGTGTAGCAATAGTTGCACTAGTTCCCGTAAGAACAGTTAACCATAACTTGTCACCATCTACTATGGCTTCAACATTGTAGGTATTTCCTACTGTTGCTTTAGATACGGATTTCTCCCATATCTTAGCAAAGTATTCAGTACCACCAATGTTAACAATGCAAGAACGGAACATAGTTCCATTTACATTGGCCTTAACTGTATCAGAAAATGATGTAAGTGAACCACTTAACATTTTTTCCATATACCTGTAGGGGTTTAGGGTTAAATATTTCAGGTCTTTCCTGAAATTATATCCATAATAGTAGGAAGCTGTATATTTCATTTGCTGCCGCAGGCCAAACACAAAAACATTAGGTGCAGACATAACTGTGTAACCCAAGTGGATAGTGACCTAAGAAGTTTAAAAAAAAATATATACACCATTTTCAGGTGTATATATAATTTGTTAAGGGTTGCAATAAACATTGTAACATCATTTAACACGTAGTCAATGGCAACATTTATTATCCATAGTAGTTGAAAGCTGTATACTAAAAGCTGCTGAAAGCATTTAAAAAAAAGAAACACTCATAGAGTGCTTCTGTAGTTTGGTTTACACAGTTAAGTGTGCAAACATTTCTGGTGTTGCTACAACAGCTTTAGTGCCGTTAAGTAGTGTCAACCACAACTTATCACCGTCCACTATACCTTCAACATCATAGGTACTGCCAACTTTGATTCCGTTTTGGAAAGATTTTTCCCAAACTTTAGCAAAGTATACAGTTCCGTTGATATCAACAGTACAAGAACGAAATAAAGTTCCGTTAACATTAGGTTTAGTTTCATTAGAAACTGTTTTAAGAACACCTTTTAAGATTAAATTTTCCATAAGATTTTTTTTAGATTATGGGTTAATAATAATTTATATCCATAGTAGTTTAAAGTTGTATTAATGAAAGCTGCCAAAGGCATTTTAAAAAAAAGGGAATTAACCCTTTCATTACTTTAGAATTAAAATTTCATGATATAAATCTTCTATTACTAAATCATCCATAAATTCTAATAAGTCTATACTTCTTAGTTTCCTATGTGTTAATATATTAATGCGGTTATCTGCATTACTTAATATTATTATATAAGGAAATCTATTGTTATATGAACTATAATAGTCATTATGATATACTGATCTTTCACAGATATCTATATTAGTTATCTTATTTTCTATTGCAATTTCTTTAATTGTTTTCATTTTAAATAAGTTTAAAAATTAATAATCATTAGAAGTATTAAGTTGTATAATAATAAAAGAGAAAACCCCGCAGTTACTACGTGCACTTAATTTTAGATGTGGTGTATATTAATTGTGCATTCCACTTATCATATTGGAATTTTCTCATTAGAAGTATTAAGCTGTATAATAAAAACTAATAGGATATCTCTATCCTATATAGTCTAACATCATTGGTATAATATACATACTATCCAAAGCAAGTGATGTAAAGAACATCTGAATTTTTTCTTTCCGAGTTCCTTTCCAATTACATACTATTATCAAAGTTATCATAATTATATTTTTTAATATTCCATAGAAGTATGAAGTTGTAGTTTCTTTTCTCTGGAAAAAATCTTTTGAAAATTATTCCTGTGTGTCATAGGCTACTATACAAAACAGCAGGGGGTACACCCATTCCGGCAAGTGGGTGGGGTCATCCTGATAGGGGTCCACTTCCATATCTCACATACTAAATTTTCATTTTACCCAGTTCATTTGTCCAGTAATTTGTCCAGTAAATGGTGCAAGAAACTTGACATTCTGGGGGGATACTTATGTGGTAAAATGCCGGGGGGGTCTAGCTATTCTGAGGTACCTGTAACAGTCTACCTACCTCTACTGCATAGACATGGTGAAAATTTTTATGTAAGATTGTGTCGCAAATATCTGCTATATTTGAGACAGAATTTTCCACCATAACAGGAATATAACTAGTTTAGTGATGGAAATCTTCCACTATAAGTATATAAAGTGCATGAATTTTTCCAAAATCTTCATGCATAATGTAACTTATAAGTAACAAAAAAGTCTACAATTTGTAAACTATATATAGCATTATATGTAAAATTTAAGGGAATAGCTTTATTTAATATGCAAAACTTTAAGGGTATAACCTTACAAAATTTACATTTGTGCATAATCATAATTACTTGTACCAAAAAATTTAGTATATTAAGTATATAAACAATTTTACTTATGTATAATTTTAATGTAGAAGTTAAAAAAAGTAAAAACCCTAAATGTGATATGGGTTTATTTGCTAAAGAATTTATACCAATGAATTCTATAGTATGGGAATTTACAGAACACATTGATGCTAAAGTTCCCCTAGCAATATATGATGACTTAAATGCAGCACAAAAAAATTTTTGTGACAAGTATGGTTATGTACAAAATGAATGGTTATACTTACTTAATGATTTAGGTAAATTTGTAAATCATAGCATAACTCCAAATACAGAATATAAAAATGGAAAAGTATATGCTGTTAAAGATATTAATATAGGTGATGAAATTTGGGAAAACTATAGTAAGTTTGATGATAATTTTAATAAATATAAAGATGAACTTTTATAACTAAAGTTACATACCCATAATACATGAAAATATTCTTTGATCATATTAATACTTTTACAATATGATATATGAACCTAATAATAGAATTGATGTTGATACACCAAAAGGTCCAGGTGCAATATGGTTAGTAACTGACTATGGTCATGAGACTGATACTATCTATACAGTAATTATAAATGCTACCGGAGAACTATGGCAGTATACTCATAAAGATATAAGAGTTAAAAATAACATAACCTTTGGTAGAGTAATTAAATAATTATTTGTATATTAGTATATAACAAATAACTCAACATGAAAAAAACAAACAAAGTTAATCCACTTGAATTTTTTAGAAAATCTGCGGAAGCTAGACATAAAGCAATTACTTCAGGTAATACTACTGAACCAAAACAAAAATTAACAAAAGCACAGACAGGTATAGCAGTAAATGATACTATAAATAGACCGTATAATAATGTTATAGATGTTAATCAAAAAGTAAAAGATATATTACCATCTAATAATGTTCCTAGACCTGTAATATTAGGAGATTATAATTCTAAAAAAAATGACATATATGATGCATATATGGAATCTATAACTAATAAACCAAAACCTAATACACCTCTTTCACCTGAAAATTCTGGAACTATGCAAGCTAGAAGTAATGCATATCAGAAAACAGGTGGTACACATAAAATGCCAAATGGTAAAGTAATGCTTAATTCTAAAATGAAAATGGGTGGAACTACTAAAGCAACTAAGTTTGCAGCATTAGCTCCTCCATATAATAAAGCAACAGCAGCAGATAGAATTGCAGGTGCTAAGAAAAATAAAAAGAAATAATATGAAAAAGTTTATATTACTATTAATGTTATCAGTATCTAGTTTAGCATATACTCAGAATCATGCTCTTTATATTTACAAAGGTAAGTTTGCATTTTGTGGTGCATCTGCTGCAGTCCCTACCGGTAAACTAATTACTGTTCAAGGTAGAACATTTTTAGAAGGATGTTCAGTATGTCCTGTATTAGATGGTCCGTCTATTGGTAATTCTTATTTAGTTCCGGATCCTTCTGTATCTCCAGATGGAACAGATAGTACAGTATGGTCATTCTTTTGGTATTCAGATTCTGTACCTCAAGCACCAACATGGGAAGTTCTTCCTACAGTAAATAGATCCTTTGTAGTATCTGATACCTTAGGTGGAGGAATGAGTAACATGTTCTGTATGCCATGTAAATATTTTAAAGAAGTTAACGGAATTACATTAGTTAAATGTTATGGTCCTCTTAATGAAGCTGCGGTACCTTTAAAGAAAGCAATGAGAGTTCATAAAGGACAAACTTCAATTACACAAGCACCTGTTGGAGCACCATATCCAGTAGGAACTATCATACCTGTAAAGAATTAGTCATGGCAAAGACAGCAGCATGGCAAAGAAAAGAAGGTAAAAATCCTGCAGGAGGATTGAATGCAAAAGGTGTAGCAAGTTATAGAGCAGCTAACCCTGGTAGTAAACTTAAGATGGCAGTTACTACTAAACCATCTAAACTTAAACCAGGTAGTAAAGATGCTAATAGAAGAAAAAGTTTTTGTGCAAGAATGTCTGGTATGCCGGGTCCTGCAAAAAAACCAAATGGTGAACCAACAAGAAAGACTCTTGCATTAAGAAAATGGAACTGCTAACTATAAAACCAGAACTTAATATACTATCTATAGAAGAAGAAAAAGATTTATTAGATAAGTTATTAAATGAACAAGGTATAAGATCAACTGATAGAACTTTAATAAGATATGGTAATTCAGTTTATGGTCATGATAAACTAGATCCTATACCACAATATTTATTAGACTTATCCAATAAGTTAATTGATAAAAAAATACTAGATAGTATTCCAGAAGATATAACTGTAAATACTTATTATCCAGGAGACAAAATAATTCCCCACATAGATAAGATAGATGCAGGACCTGTGATAACTATATTAAGTTTGTTATCTGAAGCAAAACTTATTTTAACATATGGTTCTAAAAAACAAATTATATTATTACCTTCCAGATCTATTATACAACTTAAAGGAGTATATAGAACACATTGGAAACATAGTATAGAAAAATTAAAACAGAAAAGAATATCAATAGTATTTAGACAAACCGGTAAATAAAAAGTTATGGCAAAGATTAAGGATAGTGGAATGAACACTAAAGTAAAAAAAAGTATCTCTAGACCAGGAATACATGCTAAGAGTGGAACCTCTCAGTTGAAGTCTTCAAAAAAATATAAAAAATTATATAGAGGTCAAGGAAAATAATTATATATTTGTACAAACCAAGTAAATAGTTATGGAAGAAAATGTTATAATTAAAGAAACTAAGGTCTACAAGTTTGGAGAAATCTTAGTAGGTTTAGATTCTGAAGATATTGAAGAATCAGTAGAAGTAGAAGTAAGAAGAAAATTTGCAGAAATTGCAGAACTAGTATTAACTAACTATACTACAGAAGATAGATCTCCAGTAAAGAGTTTAGTATTTGATCATACTATAGGAGAAATCCTTAATGCTCAAATGTGTGTAAGTAAATTATTAAAAACCAAAATATGAAACCGTTTAAAACCCTAAGAGGAAGAAGGATACTTATTGAAGTACCTGTTAAGAAAGAATCAAGTATTACATTATCTGCTAAAGATGAAGATGCAATGATGTATGAAGCAATGAAGCAATGGAATAGACTTACTATATTTGCTATTGGTGATAAAGTAGAAGATGTTGTTGTTGGAGATGTAGTATATATTGCAGTTAGTCAGTTAGAACATGCAGAAAAAGTTGACATTGACGGAAGTGTAAAACTGATGTTGAATGAAATGGACATTGCAATAATCTGGTAAGCCATGGTAAATATATCTCATGATGATCATCCTACTTATAGTTCTACTATTACAAAAGTGTGGACTCGTGATCAACAAAATACAAATATTAAAGGATCCCTTTGTGAAGAATTAAATAAAAGAGTTGTAGATTTATCTGATCCAACAAGACCTCAGTACTATGGTGGTAAAGATAATATCTATGAAGTATTTAATGTACTGGAAGAGTGGGAATTAGATAAAGATTTTTATTTAGGTAATGTAATTAAATACGTAGTAAGAGCTGGTAAAAAAAGTTCTGATATTGACAGTGTTAAACAAGACTTAGAAAAAGCTTTAGTATATTTACAAAAAAGAATTGATTCATTATGAAAATTATAGCCGTAACAATAGTATTAGTATTTATAATTATTTTGTGGTTATTATCACATATAATGTATAAACCTATTTTTGATAAAGTAACACAAAATTTTATTATAGATAAAACAGGAATAGAACTAGCCAACATCTGTATAATGATAATGTTATTACTTACCTTTCTATTAGGTGCATGGATTTGATCTATAGTAGTGTCTTAATTCTCTCCAAGTTTTTCTACACTTTAGATTAAACAGATCCCTAGTTGACGCTAGGGATTTTTTTATGTCAATAATTTTTAGTATATTATTCTATGGCAGGTGAAGTTATAAAACAAGGAGAAGTATCAGTAGGAGGAACTATTTTATTCACAGGTGGAAAAAATGGATCTAAGATAGTAGTTATGAGATTTTTTAATCCAGCCGCATATGTCCTACAATTATTTAGTTACCAAAACTCTTCTACCAGTACAATACAGATGTTTGACTTTACTTTAGATGCAGGAGATGTAGTAACTGATTATTTTACATATTCATTAAATGATGGAGATTACATTGAAGTATTTACTGATGTTGTTGGTACAGAATATTATGTACGTTGTTTTGATAATTAACATATGCAAGTAGTAGATAAAGATGGTAATATATTTGGTGCAGGAATTGAAATAACTGGTCCAGATGGTAAACCTAAAACTTCAAATGGAGGAGGTATACCTAGTGGACCTGCAGGTGGAGATCTTTCTGGTATATATCCTAATCCTTCAGTAGTATGGAATAATGGTACAAGTACTTATAACTCATTATATTATCCACTATCTAGTAATCCAGCAGCTTATATTACAAGTGCAGCTTTGTTACCTTATTTAACATCTGCAATAGCAGCAAGTACATATTATCCAATACCTACTGGTACTATATCACAATATATTAGAGGTAATGGTACACTTGCTACCTTTCCTAGTATACCTACGGTAACTCCTGCTGCATTAACTAAGGTTGATGATACCAATGTAACCCTAACCTTAGGAGGTAGTCCTTCCACATCTTTATTACAAGCAACTAGTTTAACATTAGGATGGACAGGAACATTAGCTGATTCAAGAATAGCAAGTGCTACAACATGGAATGCAAAGCAGGCTGCTATAACTACTGGAACAATCTCTCAATACTTTAGAGGTGATTTATCATTAGCAACATTTCCAACTATACCAACTGTTGGTACTTGGGGTGCTTTAAATTATCCAACTTGGAGCGCAGGAACACCATTTGTAAAAATGACTGCTTCCGGAACATTTAGTCTTGATACTAATACATACCAGCCAACTCTAGTGTCAGGCACAAACATTAAAACAATTAACTCTACTTCTTTGTTAGGTAGTGGTGATATTATACTTGGTACTGGAACGGTTACATCAGTTAGTGGAACAACTCCAATTTCTGTATCTGGAGGTCCAGCTCCTGTTGTTTCAATTCAAGTAGCTAGCGGTTCTCAAAATGGTTATTTAGCTAATTCTGATTGGACTAGTTTTAATAATAAGCAATCACAATTAGTAAGTGGAACAAATATTAAAACAGTAAATTCGAATACTTTATTAGGTAGTGGAGATGTAGCTGTACAAGCTACACTAGTATCAGGAACAAATATTAAAACAGTAAATGGAACTTCAATTTTAGGTAGTGGTAATATTGTTGCAGGTGGTGCTAAGGTAAGTCAAGCTCCTACTACTTCATTTAATCAATATGTTGCAGCTGCTGGAGTAGGAAATACAATATTATTTAGTGCTAATGTTCTTTCATCTTTAGGACAAATAATAGATGTAGATTTTTTAGCAAGAAATAATTCTGGACTTTCAACTGTATTAAGAATTTATATTAATAGTAGTGCATCAACTTCTGGAGCAACTCAAATTGGAAATTTTACAATTACTGGATTGGCTGATACTATGGTTAGATATCAACACAGATTTTCATTAACTAATGATGGATCGGGTAACTGGTGTTTAATTGGAGCGGATAGTTTTGCATTATCTACAGATTTGGTTGCAACTGGTTCATTTAATTTTTCAGTAGTTGGTGTTGGTGCTGCTACTAAAAGTTATATAATAGTAACATTAAACCAAGGTGGTTCTTTAATTGCAGCAACAATTAATTATTAAAACTTTATAAGATGAATATAACTAAAATAGAAAATGGTTTTACAATAGATGAACAAAATTTTCAATATTTATTTAAAGGTTTAGAATATGAAATATTATCAGATAATCAATGTCACATTAACACAAATTTAGGAAATATATTTTTTGATACTTCAGTAAGTATTAATAATAAGTTTTTTAATAACATTAATGAATGGATTATTGATTTATATAATGTTTAATTAATTTTGTTATCTAAACTATTTTTTGTATATTATAATATATCATAACAATATAATTATGAAAGAATATAGGAGTCCACTAATTTTTATGTGGCAAAACATGAGTCAAAGAGTTTATGCATTTATAAGAAACTCTAGAAAAGCAGTTACTTTATCTAATCCAGTATCTAATGGTGATACTATTGATTTGTTTTTATCTGCACCTGAAACTATTGTACAATTTAGTTCTGATATAACAGTAGACTTTAATCTTAATGTTATACCAGTAAAGTGTGTACTTGGAGATAAGTTATATCTTATTATAAGTAGTGCTACAAGTTCAAATACTATTACATCAACTGGAAATTTAATGTTTAATGACTGTGGACCAGATACTCCACCATCAGATCATGATATTGATGCTGGAATAACTATAATTCCTTTTTTGTTTAATGGAACTGATTTTATAGGATTAGATTATTGTTAATATAAATAATAAAAAAAATGTTAAATAACTTATCAAACTTTTTTAATATCATCACCGGTAAGATGATAAAAAAAATAGCTGAACCAACTGACTTATTACCTTTAGGTACAAGAGACAGTAGATATGGTGGCAATTATAAACCTACTGCTATATCTATAGCTGATTTTATTACACAACTTAATATACAACCTGATGTAGCAGTAGTAGGTCTTTCTATCTGGGCAAATGGTTTTAGAGTTGTAGGTTGTATAGATGAAGATATAGTATTACCAGATAATGCAACTTTACAATATACAAGTCCGCTAGCAATGTGTGCGGGAAAAACTTTAACTATTCCATCAGGAACAACATTAACAATAGTACCTTAATTTAACTTAACTTAAAAAATAAAATCATGCCGACACCAGCAACTTTAAACGTAGACATAATAGATTATTCATCTAATGTATATCAAAATGTAACAGTAGCAGGAGCACCTGTTAAATCAAGAGGATCAAATCAAATTAGAGTTGGATCACCACTTGTTCTTGCAACTAATACAGGAATATATGAAACTTCATTTGGTATTAATAACTTGCTTTCAGCAACAGGAAATAGTAACACTGCAATAGGATATCAAGTATTATTAAATACTACATCAGGTCAAGCAAATACTGGATTAGGTGCATTTGCTTTACAATATAATACTACAGCTGCTAGTAATACTGCTATAGGTAGTAGTTCATTACAACATACTAATACTGGTGGAAGTAATACTGCTGTAGGATCTAATTCTGGATATAACAATACAACTGGATATTCTAATGTATTTGTTGGAAATACTGCAGGAAATGCAAACACTACAGGACATGTAAATGTATGTATTGGTGGTGGTGCAGGAGCACAAAATACTACAGGAAATAATAATGTTTTTGTAGGAGGTTCAGCTGGATATTTAACAACTAGTGGTAATAATAATATTTTTTTAGGAGATACTTCAACTGGAGCTACAACTACTGCAAGTAATGCAATTACTTTAGGTAATTCTAGTAATACTGTTCTTAGATGTGCTGTAACATCTATTACTGCTCTTTCAGATTCAAGAGATAAAGAAGATGTTGCTGAATTAGCAGCAGGTTTAGAATTTGTTAAAGAACTTAACCCTGTATCTTTTGTTTGGAATGACAGAGAGGAAACTGGTAAGCATGGTGTAAAAGACTTTGGTTTTATTGCACAAGACTTGAAAGCTACTCAAGAAAAACATGACATGGCTGAAACATTAGGTTTAGTATATGAAGAGAATCCAGAAAAACTTGAAGCAAGCTACGGAAAATTAATTCCTATCCTTGTTAAAGCTATTAAAGAATTGTCTTCTAAAGTAGAAGCATTAGAATCAAAAAAGAAATAATAATAAATAAATATAAACAATCATGGACATTTTAAACTGGATTTACGTAAAAACTCAGAATCTTATTAGGACAACTCCTAATAACTCTAAGACAGACTTAATTGTATTAGGTGCTGAAGTACCTTTTACAAAAAGAGGAGATGGTTATCAAACATATGCTATGCCATTATCAGATGCTGTAACATCAGTATGTGAAGAAAACAATCAATACAAAACAAGTATTTTTGAAACATATCCTTATGCAATTTTACCATCAATGCTTAAGACATGTACTTCAGTTAAACAAACTGGTAATGGTATGTTTCCATTAAATGAAAAACTTGATGGATACAAAATAGGTGGTGCAATTTCTCTAAACAATGTATTACCTAATGATTTGGTTTATTTAGGAACACTTGAAAATACTAATACTGAGTTGCCATGGAAATTAACAGGATCTGTTACAGCATTTGATGATAATTTTAATAACAATCTTATTACAGCATTAGCAAATGGTGCATATGTAACTGATACACAAACAATGCTTACTGTTAGTTCTGAAATGTATATACTCCATGATGCTTATTCAACAGGAATTGATTTTTATTTAGTATGGGGAGCTAGTACTTCAAATACTATTATAGCAGAAGTAACTTTTGAAATAGAATTTTTAAATGCAGATTTTGTTTCTGGTGCTCCTACATTTACAGTTTATTAATTAATATAAAAATATATATCATGAAAACAAATTCATACATACCAGAAAATTGGGGTAAAAAAGAAAACATATTAATATCAGCAGAAGATGGAGTAATAGAAGTTGGAGTAAAAAAACATAATCCTAATAGAGAAAGAATTGATAGAAAAATTATGTCAATAAAAAAGTTTTTATTAAAAGGAAAAGATAATGGTGGAGTTGTTCCTGCAGACCCTAAAAAAGCTATATAACTAATAAGTAAATAAAAAACTATGTCAATAGGAAATACTAAGTCATACGGAAATAAAGGAAATAATTTCCCGTGGCAGTTACAAATGTTAAAAGGATTACAAGGTATTATTGATGCTTTAACAGCAGGAACTTGTTGTCCACCACAAAAAAGAAGTACTAATATTGTATCTGCTACAGGTGCTGGTGTAGTTCCTCCTAATACATATAGTTTTTCTATAGCAAATGTAGGAAATGCAGCAGGAACAGTTGACGGAGTTTCAGTACCTGCAGGAGTAGTAGTTAATTTTAGTGCTGAACTAAATAACTTTTTAGAAGGCATTTCATATAATGCAACAGGAACTACATTTTTAATTACTTATTTATCTTAAGATGAGCACACAAATATTTACATCTGTGCAAGATAATTGCAAAGTTGATCATATTAAAGTAGCAACATTAGCTAGTAGTTTTAATACTGCGGATGGTAGTGGAGATTATGATGATAGTTGGGCTTTTATAGGTGGAACTTATAGTTGGATGTCTAATCCTACAAATGAGTATGCTATAGCATTAGGTGGTAATATATTAAATGTTAAATCAGGTAGTGCATCTATGGCAATTATATTACCTGTAGATGTAGATGTAAATGATATCATAACTTTACAAGGAATAGCTACTGGAAGTGGATCAGGAGGTGCTAATTGTCAATTCTTAATAGGTGTATCATATGTAGATTGTAATGAGTTTGCAAATTCTATAGGAAATGTTAATGTATTTACATTAATCCCTGCAGAATTATTTCCTCAAACACCAGCAGTTATTTTTACTACTTGTTTTTCTTTAGAAACAACAGGTGTAACATTACCAGCAGGTACACTATTATTTGTTGGAGTAAATTGTCCTACTTTTTATAATCCTCCTGCTAGTTGTAATTTTTCATATACACTTGATATTACTAAATCTTGTGCACCAATACCAGCACTTACAAATGTAAGAATTCAAAACTGTTGTGAACAAGCAGTATTTGAAGTTATAAGTTTAGGTACTCAAAATTTACCAGCATCAGGAACATTTTCAGATACAGAAGGTAACTGTTGGACAATTATAGAAACAACATCAGATCCTGTAGATACTGTAAGATTTGTTGCTAATCCATACAATGACTGTGCTTTATGTCTTCAAGATAATCCATGTCCAATGAACTTAGTTGTTCAATCATGTTGTAGTGGTCAAGATGAAAGATTTACAGGATCATTACCAGGAATTAATGTAGGTGATACATTTATAGATACTTATGGTTTCTGTTGGAATGTAACAAAAGAAACATCTGGTCCAATAACTGGATTAGTAACAGTTTTTTCAGTATCTGAAAATTGTGAAACTTGTATTACTACACCAGGAGCATGTCCTGATGTTTATCAAATATTTTCTTGTTGTCATGAAGTTAGATTAGTTTTATATACAACACTTGATCTTCTTGGTTCTGGTGTAATTGGTGGAGATACATTTATGGATCAATATGGATATTGTTGGCAAATAAAACCTACACCTGAGACAGGTGTTACTGTTAATGGAGCATTTATTCAAGCAACAGCTAATTATGGTGCTGGAGATTATGCATGTCAAACATGTCTCACTGATTTAAATAACTGTAATGTTCCTGTAATTTACAAAATACAAAATTGTTGTTCAGGAGTAATAGAATATGTTGAATATAACTTTGGACTTAATGTAGATGATACTATTAGCATTTCAACTATATTAACACCAAAGGAATTTACATGTTATACAGTTCTTGATTGGGATAATACAACTACTCCAACCATTACTATTGATACTTTTAATGGTACATATAAAGATTGTCAAGAGTGTGGAACTTGTCCTAACTTTTATATAGCATATGATTGTACTGGTGCATCTGAACCTGCAGTTTTCTATGGTACTATTCCTGGTCTACCTTATTCATTTGTAACTGATGATGGTACATGTTGGTATAGTAACGGTGAAATAACTTCAGGTCCTGCAACTATTACAGTATCACAAGATACTAAAAGTTGTCAAGCTTGTTCATTGTCTGGTTTTTATATTGCTGTAGCTTGTGATTTTTCACAAGATGAAATTATATTTGTAAATGATGATCAAGCAGGACTATACACAAGAGATATTAATAATGGTGGTTGTTATCAAATAACTATTCCAACATCAGGACCTGCTACAATTCAATCTAATGGTGCTTTTTATCGTAATTGTGTAGACTGTTTAGCAGGTTAATAAAAAATAAATATGAAATACTTAATTATATTACTTGTACTATTATCATCTTGTTCTCTTGAAAAGAGGTTAGCTAAGTACTGTCCCTTGTGTACTCAAAAGGACAGTACTCAAACAGTTATTCAAGTTAGAGATACTACAATAACTATTCCCGGAGAAACTGTATATATTCAAGATACATTATACTGTGATTCTTTAGGACATGTTATATCTAAGTTAGGTGATAGACTAAGAGACAAAGATGGTAAAATCATTACTTTAGAAACAAGATTGAGCAATAATGTATATACTACTAAAGCTCAAGTACATACTATTTATAAAACTATAAAAGGCAATACTAAATATTTTACTAAAGTAGTAACTAAAACATTGAAACCAGAAAAGATAAAGTATATTCCTTGGTGGGTAAACTTCTTAGCTGTAGTGGGAGGGATTGTACTAATTATTTTATTAATTAATATTATTATTAAGATCATTAGATCTCAAATTCCTTTAGCATGAAAACAAAAATAACACTTACAGTATTGTCTATATTCTCCATCTTTGCACCTGTTGAACTTTGCTCTATTATATTAATGACTATTATATTTATAGATACTATAGTTAAACTTATATCACTTAAAAAAATAGCTTGTTCTGAAAAAAGAAAATACAGAGAAGTATTTAAATCTAAAATACTTAGAAGAGGTTATATATTTAAAGCAGCAGGATATTATATTTTTGCTGGTGCAGTATTTCCATTAGACTATTATGCATTAACTCCATTCTCAAATGCAATTCTTAAAACTTTAGGATATGCAGTTACTATTCCAACTCCTGCTTTATTTACAAATGTATTATTATGTATATTTGCTATCATAGAGTTAGCATCTATAAATGAAAACTGGTTTGATATTACTGGTAATAATATTCTTAAATCAGCATCAGATGTTATTAAGAAAATTAGATCAGGAGTTGAAGCTGTGTCAGATACATACAAGAATATTAAAAACTAATTATAATGAAAATACTTAAGTTAAGTCCTGTAGGAGTTGAGTTAATAAAATCATTTGAAGGATTTAGTGCTAAACCTTACAGATGTCCAGCAGGAGTTCCTACAATAGGATATGGTGCAACATACTACACTAAGATAAAAAAAGTTACTATGGCTGATGCTCCTATAACAAAAGCAGAAGCAACAGTATTACTTGCTGATATGTTAGGTACTTATGAAAGAGCAGTAGATAGTTATTGCATAGATACAATCACACAGAATCAATTTGATGCATTAGTTTCTTTTGCTTATAACTTAGGAACCGGAGCATTAAAATCTTCTACACTGTTAAAAAAAGTTAATGCAGATCCAAATGATCCAGACATTAGAAAAGAATTTATGAAGTGGGTAAATGCAGGAGGAGTTACATTAGCAGGATTAGTTAGAAGAAGACATGATGAAGCTGACTTATATTTTAAAAAAGACTGATGAGTTATACAAGAGAACAAATTGAAACTACAATCAAGTCTAAAAATTATGCATACTTTGAAGATGCAGTTAATAAAGGATATGATGTCAATATGGTAGGTATAAGAAATTCTTTAACAGGAACTTCAGTTAGTAACCTTTTTGATGATATCATGACACTATCTTATAAAGAGAATGGTAACTGGATATATAAGGAATGGCCAATAACAACAGATCCTGGAAACAAAGCAATGAAAGAATACCATAATCCTAAAGGTGTAGCAAGACTAGCACTAGGACAGTTTAGAGGTTCTCATTGTATAGGTTTACATAAAGGACAGTATGAAGCATTAACACAAAAAAATGCAGTAACAATCTGGAGAGATAACAATAAGAATCTTCTCCATGATATGCAAATAATTGATAAAGGTTTATTTGGAATTAATATACATAGAAGTAATCCTAAAACAGAATCAACATATGTAGAGAATTGGTCAGAAGGATGCCAAGTATTTAAAAGAGCAAAAGACTTTAATGAGTTCATGAGTATTATGCATAAAGCAAAAGATACACATGGTAATTCTTTTACATATACATTAATAGAATCAAAAGATATAGAATTATGAAATTTAGAAATAGTTGGAAATCAGCATCAAAACAATGGGATAAATTAATGATTAGATTAAGAGTCTCTTCATTAGATATATTAACAGTAGAAATAGATATCTCAAGAGACTTTTATTTAATAACAGTAATGAATTTTACATTTAAAAACAGGTAATCATGATAGATGACAAAAATCAGATCATTAGATCTATGAGAAGTTTTGAAGTTACTCCTAAGAAAAAAAAGAGTAAAACTAAATATCAAGAAGGTGGGACTAGTACTGGTCAAGGTTGTAAAAAAGTTACTACTTTTAAAACTACACGTACTGAAACCAGTAATGATGATGATGGTGGTGGAAGTAGTAATGGTGGTGGAAGAAATTTAGGTCTTGAACATTTAGGAAGAAAAATAAGATGGGGAGCTAAAAATGTTGCAAGAAAAATTAAAAGAGCATTTTAATTAACCTTCTTTACACATACAAATCCAGGTAACTTAAATTACTTGGATTTTTTTGTTTAAATATATTTGATTTAAACTTATTATATATATATTTGTTTAAACTTAAAAAATATAGTAATGGAAAACCAACAAGAAATGGATATGACTCCAGAAGAATTAGCAGCTAGAAAAGAAGAAATGTTAAGGTTTTATACCGAATCAATGCCTTATTTAGATGCACAGTTATCTTATGAAAAAATGTTATGTGACATTGATGAAGCAAGATTTAAAAGATCTAGTATTCAAATGCAGTATGCAATGATGATGCAGTCACAACAAGAACAAGTTGAAGAACCAGAATCAGATGAAAATGAACCTTCAGAAGAAACTGTTAAAAGACAACTTAAGAAACAGAACTAATGGCCTTAGTTAACCAAGTACAAAAACGTGTTATAATGTCTACACCAGATATTATTAAATTTCAGATATTAACTCACTGTTATCTTAATAGGATAATGGTGAGTAATTCTGATATAGAATGTGTTGCACTACTCAGTGTTATTGGTCCAATTGAACTTACACATTTTTGTTATGATGCATTTGAAGAACATGCAATATTTAAATCATCACAAACTGTAAGAAACTGTATAAACAAATGTGAAAAAAATAAATTGATAATTAAGGATGCTACTAATAAAAAAATTATTATGGTTAATCCTGATATGAAGATACAGACAACAGGTAGTATATTATTAGATTATAAATTTTTAGGTAAATGATACCCAAGAAATCAACTCTATTATATAAAGATGTATCTGAAGATTTAAATATTACTGTTGATTTAGTTGAAGATTTTATAGAATATTATTATAAAGAAATTAGAAAAAACTTAACAGGTTTAACTTATCCTAGAATTAACATTGATGGTCTTGGTCATTTTGTAGCAAAAACTGGTATAATTAGAAAAGCTATACCAAGATATACTAAAGTTTTAGAATCACATGATACATCAACATTTAGTGCATACTTTAATAAAAAAGGAATTGAAACTAAATTAGATGCACTACTTACATTGGAACTTAAATTAATTGAATTAGATTTAAAAAAACAAGAATTTAAAAAAACCAAAAATGAAAAATATACTAAAGATAATATGGGATAACAAATCTCAAATAATGGAAGGTATTAAGAATGCAGTAATTAGAGATGAATTTGTTGAAGATGTTGCAAAATTAAGACATAACATTTGTGATGATTGTGACCTTAAAGGAAAAAAATGTGCAGTTAAAGGTACATCACCTTGTTGTAATGAATGTGGATGTTCATTAGCTCTTAAAACTAGATCATTATCATCTTCATGTCCTCATCCTAATGGAGCTAAATGGTTTGCCATTACTACAGAAGAAGAAGAAGATAAATTAGATGCACTATGAGTATAGTATTTCAAGCATCAGATCATACTTATAAAAGTATAGATAATTCAGAAGGTATAAATTGGACAAGTGTAACTACATTAGTTTCTAATTTTAAAAAATCTTTTGACTCAAAATCAGTTGCAGAAAAAGTTTCAAAAAATAAAAAATCTAAATGGTATGGTATAGAACCAAAAGCTATACAAGCTATATGGAATGCAGAGTCTGATAGAGCAATGACTCTTGGTACATTTTATCATAACCAAAGAGAAGATGACTTATGTTCATTAGCATCAATAGAAAGAGAAGGTATAACTGTTCCTGTATTTATTCCTAGTGGTGAAAACAATGGTGTAAGATATGCACCATTACAAAAACTAGATCCTGGAATATATCCTGAACATATGGTATATCTTAAGTCAGCAGGTTTATGTGGTCAATCAGACTTAGTAGAAGTAATCAATGATAGAGTAAACATAATAGATTATAAAACTAATAAAGAAATTAAAACTGAATCATATAAAAACTGGGAAGGTATATCAGATAAAATGAGTTCTCCTATATCTTCATTAGATGATTGTAACTTTAGTCACTATGCATTACAGTTAAGTATTTACATGTATATCATACTTAAACACAACCCAAAGTTAAAACCTGGGTATATGCATATACATCATGTTTTATTTGAAGAAGAAGGTAAAGATGAATATGGTTATCCTATTACAAGTTATAATAGTAATGGTGATCCAATAGTAAAAGAAGTAGTAGTATTAAAAGTACCCTATCTATATGATGAGGTTATAGCAATTATTAACTATATTAAAGATAACCCAATTAAAAAGAAATAATTATGATACAATTTTTTAATTTTTATAAAGATATAATTCTTGTAGGTAATGTAAAATGGAAATTTTCTAAATATATTTTAGTAAAAAATTTATATAAAATTCCTTCTACAGGTCAAGATGCTGAGTTTACTAATTATAATATTTCAAAAAAATCAAAGTGGTCAGTTCTTTTAAAACATCATATATATTATGAGGAATATAAAGCAACTTCATTAATAAATGCTCTTGTTTTTATTTATAATAATACAATAATTAAAACCAAGAAAAAGTCTAATACTAATATATTTAAAAGAAAATGATAGTAAGATTGTTTGATGTTCAAAATGGTATTGTAATACCTACAGAACACTGTTATACACTAAAAGCTTTAAAAGATATAATGGATAACTATCCAGAAGAACATCTTAAGATTTATTTGTATTTGTTTTATATGACATGTCCTAATCCAGATATGAATCCTTTTTTTTATGCACCTGATATAGATAAAGAGTATTTAATCATGAAAGAAATAAATGGAGATTTTTCATTAGAAGATGATGATATACATACTGCATTAGAGTTTTGTAAAAGAATGTATGAGACACCAACATCTAGAGCATATAAAGGTATTGCATCTATGTTAGATAGATTAGGTAGATATATGGAGAATACTGCTATTACAGATGGTAGAGATGGTAACATTAATTCTATAGTTGCTGCAGCTAAAAACTTTGACCAGATTAGAGCATCATTTAAAGGAGTATATAAAGATCTACAAGAAGAACAACAAAGTAAAGTTAGAGGCGGTCAAGGTCTTGCATATGATAGTTAATTATGGATGACATTTATAAAGATATTCCTACATGGGATAATGGTACATGGACAACAACATCTTTTGAGTCAAGAGATGAATGGAGAGACTTTTTATTTTCTTTATTTAGAGAACCTGGTAAATATGAATTCAATGAAATAACTAATGAAGTATTTATTGCTGAGTCTAGAAAGTTTAGAGAAACTAAAGTATACTGCACTGCTCCATTTAAATCTAGAGATTTTATTAATTACTGGGATGACCAGAAAATCAAATGCAGACTAGGAGTATTAGTTAAGTCAGATAATAAAACATGGTATCTTACTAGAGACTATTATATGTGGTTAAACTTCTTACCTATTTTTGATAAGGAACAACAGAAGTTTGACTTTGCTCAGATAAGAGATGCACAATATCATATGGCATTATATGAAGTACTTGCAGAACTATTCTATTTACATGCTGCTATACTAAAAAAAAGACAGATTGCATCTAGTTATTTTCATGCAGGTAAATTAATTAATCAGTTATGGTTTGAGGCCGGAGTCACACTTAAAATGGGAGCAAGTCTTAAAGATTACATTAATGAGAAAGGTACATGGAAGTTTCTAAATGAATATGCTGCATTTTTAAATGAACATACTGCTTGGTATAGACCTATGTCTCCAGATAAAGTAATGATGTGGCAACAAAAAATTGAAATAAGAAAAGGAGATAGAAAAGCTGAAGTTGGTTTAAAAGGAACACTACAAGGAATGTCTTTTGATAAAGATCCAACAAATGGAGTAGGTGGACCAGTTAAATACTTCTTTCATGAGGAAGCAGGTATTGCTCCTAAGATGAATACAACATTTGGATATATTAAACCAGCTCTTAAATCAGGTATGATCACTACAGGATTATTTATTGCAGCAGGATCTGTGGGTGATTTAGATCAATGTGAACCATTAAAGAAAATGATTCTAGATCCAGAAGCAAATGATATTTACTCAGTAGAAACAGATTTACTAGATGAGCAAGGTACTTTAGGTAAGTCAGGTTTATTTATTCCTGAGCAATGGTCAATGCCACCTTATATAGATGATTATGGTAATTCACTTGTAGAAGATGCATTACAAGCATTAGATGATTATTTTGAAAAAATAAAAAAATCTATGGACCCTGAGGATTACCAGTTAGAAATATCTCAGCATCCTAGAAATATTGCAGAAGCATTTAAACATAGAAAAATATCTAAGTTTCCATCACATCTTGTTACTGCACAGATAAGAAGAATAGAAGATAAAGAATATGCATATGAATACTTGGATATATCAAGAGATGCAACAGGAAAAATAAAAGTTAAGGATAGTAATAAGTTACCAATATCTGAATTCCCAATAAGTAAAAAGACTGAAGATAAAACTGGTTGTTTAGTTGTATGGGAAAGACCTGTAAAAGATCCCAGATATGGTCAGTATTACGCATCTATTGACCCTGTAGCAGAAGGTAAAACTACTACTAGTGATTCACTATGTTCTATTTATGTTATGAAAGCTCCTGTAGAAGTAACTAAAATTAGTAATGGTGAAACAGATACTTATATAGAACAAGATAGAATAGTAGCTGCATGGTGTGGAAGATTTGATGATATCAAACAAACACATGAAAGGTTAGAAATGATTATAGAATGGTATAATGCTCAGACTGTAATTGAAAATAATATTTCTTTGTTTATTTTATATATGATATCTAGAAAAAGACAAAAGTATTTAGTACCTAAAAATCAAATAATGTTCTTAAAAGACTTAGGTGCAAATGCTAACGTCTTCCAGGAGTATGGTTGGAGAAATACCGGAGTACTATTTAAACATCATTTACTAAGTTATGTAATAGAATACTGTAAAGAAGAATTAGACACAGTAACTAAACCTGATGGTACTATAGTAAAAACAATATATGGTGTAGAAAGAATACCAGATATAATGTTACTAAAAGAAATGCATGCATATACAGATGGACTGAATGTGGATAGACTTGTTGCATTTTCTGCAATGGTAGCATTTATGAGAATACAACAAGCAAATAGAGGTTATACTAAAAGAGTAATAATGGATGATGCAGCTAAAAACTTGCAAAAGTCAGAAAATTTGTTTAAATTAAATAAGAGTCCGTTTAGACATCTAGGTGGTGGAATGAGGAATATGGGTAACAATGGATTCAAAAAATCTGCATTTAAAAATATTAAATAAAAAGTTATGCAAATAATAAATGCTTTACAAGCTAAAAATGGTGCAAAAACCGAACATAATAGATTAGGTAGTATTACGCAACCATTACAGTTTATTCCTAGAAAAGAAAAAGATGAAGAATGGGCAGCATGGAATTTAGACTGGATAGAATGGCAAGGTTTAAAACAAATCCGTAGAAATGCACGTAGACTTATGAAGAACTATAAACTTGCAAAAGGTATTATAGATAAGTCTGATTATATTGTAGAAGATAATAATGATTATAGAGATGTTGTAGAATTATTAACTAGAGAAGATGCATCTGCATTAGAGTTAAAATTCTATCCAATTATACCAAATGTTATTAATGTTCTAGTAGCTGAGTTTGCTAAAAGATCAACTAAGTTAACATACCGTTCCGTTGATGAAGTTTCATATAATGAAATGATGGAAGAAAAAAGAGCACAAGTAGAAGAAGTACTTATGGCTAATGCTCAAATGAAAATTACATCTGCATTATTAGAACAAGGTTTAGATCCGGAATCTCCAGAAGCACAACAGGAAGTATCTCCAGATAAATTAAAAACATTACCAGAGATAGAACAATTCTTTAAAAAAGATTATAGATCTATGGTAGAAGAATGGGCATCACATCAACATAAGGTAGATATAGAAAGATTCAGAATGGATGAACTAGAAGAAAGAGCATTTAGAGATATGCTTATTACTGATAGAGAATTCTGGCACATGAGAATGATGGAAGATGACTATGAAGTAGAACTATGGAATCCTGTAGTTTGTTTTTACCATAAGTCTCCAGATGCAAGATATATATCTCAATCTAACTGGGTAGGTAAAACAGATATGATGACACCATCAGATGCTATTGATAAATATGGTTATCTTATGACTACAGAACAAATGGCAGCATTAGAAGCTATTTATCCTATTAGATCTGCAGGATATACTATTCAAGGACAACAAAATGATGGTTCTTTTTATGATGGAACTAAGTCACATGATTGGAATGTTAATATGCCATCACTTGCATTTAGACAATATACATCAGCAGTTGCTGGTGCAAATGTAGCTGGTGGAGATATTATACAACAAATCTTAGCAGAAGGAGAAGATTATTATGATCAAGGTACTGCATATTTATTAAGAGTATCAACTGTATATTGGAAAACACAAAGAAAAGTTGGACACCTTACTAAGATTACTGATAATGGGGAAGTTGTTAATGAAATTATAACTGAAGATTATAAGGTAGAAGATAAACCTATTTATGATACTAGGTTATTTAAAAACAAAAATAAAGATAACTTAATCTTTGGTGACCACATAGATTGGATTTGGATAAATGAAGTATGGGGTGGTGTAAAAATTGGACCAAATATTCCTTCATTCTGGGGTATGAACAATCCAGGTGGATTCTCTCCTATATATATTGGAGTAGAAAAAAACAAAATTGGATCACTTAAGTTTCAATTTAAAGGAGATAATACATTATATGGTTGTAAGTTACCAGTAGAAGGTGCAGTATTTTCAGATAGAAATACTAAGTCTACAGCTTTACTTGATTTAATGAAACCATACCAGATTGGATATAACATAGTAAACAACCAGATTGCTGACATATTAGTAGATGAGTTAGGTACTATTATCATGTTAGACCAGAACACTCTTCCTAAGCACTCTTTAGGAGAAGATTGGGGTAAAGGTAATTATGCAAAAGCATACATGGCAATGAAGAACTTTCAAATGTTACCATTGGATACCAGTATTGCTAATACTGAAAATGCATTAAACTTCCAACATTTCCAAAAATTAGATCTATCTCAAACAGAAAGACTAATGTCAAGGATACAGCTAGCTAACCATTTTAAACAACAAGCATATGAAGTAATTGGTGTTAACCCACAAAGAATGGGACAACAGTTATCTCAAATGACAGCAACTGGAGTAGAACAAGCAGCAGCATCATCTTATGCACAAACAGAAGTATTCTTTATACAACACTGTGATTACTTAATGCCAAGAGTACATCAGATGAGAACTGACTTAGCACAATTTTATAATTCTACTAAACCATCTGCAAGACTTACATATACTACATCAGCAGATGAAAAAGTTAATTTTCAAATTAATGGTACAGATTTATTAATGAGAGATCTTAATATATTCTGTAGTACTACTGCAAACCATAGAGCTATTCTAGAACAACTTAAAGGAATGGCATTACAGAATAATACTACTGGTGCTTCTATTTATGATCTTGGTAAAATTGTTCAGTCAGATTCAATAGCAGAACTTAATACTGCAATGAAAACATCTGAATCTAAACAACAAGAACAGAAACAACAAGAACAACAGTCTGCACAACAAATGCAACAAGAACAACTTGCATCTCAGGAAAAACAAAAACAGATGGAGATACAAGCAAATGCAGAAAGAGATGATAAGATGATAGAGAAAGAAATTACTGTAGCTGAAATTAGATCTGCAGGTTTTGGTGCAATGAAAGATATCAATGAAAATAAAGTATCTGACTATGAAGACTCTATGAAAGAAATAAGACAGTCTCAACAATATCAACAACAGACTGATTTACAAAGAGAAAAACAAAATAATGAAAATCTTAGATCTGGACAAAAAATGGATATTGATAGACAGAAGTTAGAAGTGCAACAAGATATAGCAAATAAACAGTTACAAATTGCTAGAGAGAACAAAAACAAGTTTGATTCTAAGTCTTCAGATAAAAAGAAATAAGGTTTAGCCATATAGTGCTAAAAATTAAAATAGAAGTTTTAAATTTTTAAAATTTAATTATTATATTATTATAACAACCAATAAAAAACCAAACAAATGGCAAATGACAAAAATGAGGAAACTCAGTTACAAGATTCTACAACGGTAGGACAAGCAGATATAAACATTGATGAGATGTTTGGAATGCCAGGTGCAGAAAATGTAATGTTACCTGCAGATGGCAAAGAAGATGATAAACCTAAATCTGTATTCTCAAAGGAAAATACAGACATGACGTTCCTTGACAAGTCTATTAATCCTTCTAAAGAGGATGTAGCACAGAAAGAAGAAGTAGAAGAAGCAATTGCTGAACTTGATGGATTAATTTCTCAAGAAGAAGATGCAGGTAATAAAGGAAGACCAAAAGTAGACAAGTCAGGTCTTTTAGATTTAGCACAGAAAATGATTGAAGAAGGATCTTTAATTCCATTTGATGATGATAAACCAATTGAAGAATATACTACAAAAGATTTCAGAGAATTATTTGAAGCAAATACTGAAGACAAAGTAAATAAAGTAAGACAAAATACTCCAAAAGAATTCTTTAATGCTTTACCAGAAGAACTTCAGATTGCTGCAAAGTATGTAGCTGATGGTGGACAAGATCTTAAAGGTCTTTTCAGAACACTTGCACAAGTAGAAGAAATGATTCAGTTAGATCCAACTAATGAGTATGATCAAGCAGAAATTGCAAGACAGTATTTGTACACAACAAATTTTGGAACTGCAGAAGAAATTGAATCTGAAATAGAAGATTGGTATGATATGGGTAAACTAGAGCAAAAAGCTAATCAGTTTAAACCTAAGTTAGATAGAATGCAAGAAGAGATTGTTGCAAGACAACTAGCAGAACAAGAACAAAAGAAAGAGAAACAACAAGATGCAGCAAGAGTGTATACTGATAATGTATATAATACACTTTCAGTAGGAGACATAGGAGGTATTAAACTGGATAAAAAAACACAAGGTATGTTATATTCAGGATTGGTACAACCTAATTACCCTTCTATTTCCGGGAAACCTACAAACATGTTAGGACACTTATTAGAGAAGTATCAGTTTGTAGAACCTAGACATGATCTTATTGCAGAAGCACTTTGGTTACTTGCAGATCCAGATGGATATAAAGGTAAAGTAAGAGAACAAGGTAGTAAGATTGCTACTGAAAAAGTAGTAAGACAATTAAAAACAGAAGAGTCAAGAAAAATAACTTCTTCAGTAAATGAAGAAAGAGATAATGACAGAAGACCAAGTAATAAACCAAAACAAACCCTCTCTAGAAACACTGGCAACATGTTTAGGAGATTTTAATTAGTAACAAATAAACAATAAATAAAAATGGCAACTCCAGTAATGAACAATGGTATTTTCCTCCGGGATACCGCTTACAATGCAAGTTCCCATGTGGATTCATACCACCTGGTGAATATGTTAAAAGATGCAGAACCAATGGACTTAGGTCCAGTAGACCTTTGGGCAATGGCACAAAGGGTAGAAATGCCTCTTTACCAATTATCATCTTTTGGTGGTAAAAATGTAATTAATGTAGACAATGCTCGTGGAGAGTACAAATGGCAAACACCAGTTTCCATTGACCTTCCATACATCATTGAAGATATTGAATCTGATAACAACTTTAAAGGTATAGATGGTACAACCTTCCGTATCAAATTAAACAAGAGAGAATTTGGACATGGTGATATTATCACATATGACAAATACAATGGTGTTGAGATGTACATCACTGCAGAAGATATTCTTCCAATGGGTGATGGATTTATCTACACTGTACAGTTAGTTAACAATGATAACTACAAGTACATTGATAACAAGTACTTATCCAATGGTACTAAAGTATTCCGTAAAGGTTCCGCAAGAGGTGAATATGGTGAAAGATTCTCTGACATCATCACAAATGCAGGATTCCGTGAATTCTATAACTATGTTGGTGGTGCTGAAGCACACGTACATTATTCTGTATCTTCAAGAGCAGACTTAATGATCAAAGGTGGAATGAATGCAGATGGTACAGTTCCTGTAACTGAAATCTGGAGAAACTTTGATAAGAACATTGATCCTTCTATCAACTCATTAGAGGACATGGTAAAAACTATGGGTAAAGATGCAGTTAAAAAAGCATTTGACAATGGTGATTTATCTAGAACATTCTTAACTAATATGGAAGCTGCTCACCTTTCTAAGGTAGCAACTGACATTGAGACTTACTTAATGTGGGGTCATGGTGGTAGAGTTCGTCAAGATGGACCAGATGATGTTAGATTATCAGTAGGTTTATGGAAGCAGTTAGATAACTCTTTCAAAAGAGTATACAATAAGAATAACTTTACACTTGATTTGTTCCGTGGAGAAATCTATAACTTCTTCAATGGTAAGGTTGAATTCCAAGGTCCAGATCCAAAGAGATCATTAGTTGTTCAAACTGGTATGGGTGGAATGAGAATGGTAAATGAAGCTATTAGAACTGAGGCAATTTCTTCAGGTTTATTAATTCAAGCTGCTGACATTGGTGCTATCACTGGTAAAGGTATGGACTTGAATTTTGGTTTCTCTTACACTTCTTATGTTATTCCTTTCTTGGCAAATGTTAAGTTTGTATTGAACCCTGCATTTGACAATGTTCACACAAATGATATTGAGAATCCAATTATTGATGGTTTCCCATTAAGTTCTTATTCATTCATTATCTTTGATATCACTGATAATACTAATGATAATATCTTCATGTTGAAATTATCTTGGGATAACCAATTGAAGTGGTGGTACCAAAATGGTACAATGGATTATATGGGACGTAGTCAAGGATTCCAGTCTTCTGGACAATTTAATGGATACCGTGTAATGATGTCACAAACAATGCCAGCTATTTGGGTAAAAGATCCAACTAAGGTATTGAAGATTGTTATGAGAAACCCAATTACTGGTGGATCATTCTAATCTAAATAAATAAAACTAAAGGGAGAATGTAATAGTTCTCCCTTTCTTTAATTAAAAAAATTTTAACCAACAACTAAAAACCAAACAAGATGGAAGATTTCACAATGGTGGAAACCAATAAAGCTAACAATAAAAAAACTGCTATTGCAGTAAGACCGTTCTTTGATAATGCAGCAACTAATATGGGGCTGGAAAATTATGGTATGTCACTCTATGATGGAGTGAAACACTTTGAACAACTTGCTTGTTTAGAGAACAATGGAGTAATAAGATACATAACAGGTTTAAATGAATTTGCACCTGAAATTAAATTATTACCAGTAGAACAAAGAGATGCTAGAGTAAAAGAAATTAGAATAGCAATTATAGAACTTGAGAAAGAACTTGCTGCTAATGTTTTAGAGATTGATGATCCAAAGTTTTGGAACAATGTTAAAATACTTAAGCCGGATAATAAAGAATTTTGGAATAAAATATCAATTGCATGTGGAAATGATCCGTTGTTTCTAGATCCAAAAGATCCTTATGACAGAATTAAATTACATGCAATTGAAGCAGGAGGTTTCTCTATAGTTGCTAAAAGTTTTGATGATGCAAGATCAAGAGCAGTTCCACCTAAGTTTTACTTAGATAAAGAAGAAGAAACTGTTATGGTTAGAACGGAGTACAAAAAGATGCGTAACAAAGCACTTGCTGAACTTCAAAAATTATTTGATAAAAACAGTACTAAGTTATTCTACATAGCAAAAGTTGTAGATTTAAATAGTACACAATATAGAAAGTCAACACCAAATGATGTTATATATGAGAATATGGACATGTACATTAATGGTGAAGGTGGAGAAAGCAACAAGGAAAGAGCAGCAAAATCTTTCATTGAAGCAACAACAATGGATATGGAAACACTAAAAATTAAATCAATTGTTAGAGATTCCGTATTTTTTAAGTATATTATTAATAAGCCTGATGGTTATATTTATCATGCAAAGTCAAATGCTTTACTTGGTAGAAATGTATCTGATGTAGTTGAGTACATGAAGAATCCTTTAAATGAAGATATTCTTAAAGATCTTAACATGGCTGTAGAAAAATTATGGAACTCTTAAAAATTAAATATAATGAAAAAAATAGCAACAAAAAGTAAAAAATCTGGTGGTGTAGTAGTTAACGTTAATTCAAAAGTTAAGAATGATGTTTCTCCTAGTACTAAAGGTGTAGTATCTAAAGTTAATCCAAAAGTTACTGCAGATAAAAGTGCTAAAAAATATATAGGTGGAATTACTAAAGCTCCAAAATCAGCAATACCAAAAGCAAAGTTTGGTGGTATGAAAAAAGGAAATTGTTAATATAATTGATCTAGGTATGTAAAAATACCTAGATTTTTAAATTTTTTATTATGGCAATCAAGAAAACTACAACAGTTAAAAAAACACCTGTTAAGAAAACATCATCTATTGGTATATCACTTATGGGTAGTAATAAAGCTGACATGAGAAAGTGGGAAATAGAATCTGCATTAAGTACATTAAAAAGAGCAGATGAAATTAGAAAGAACACTAAGATGATGGCAGATGTTAAAAAACTTGCTCAAGAACAAGTTAATGTATTAAGTTCATTTACTAAGAAATAAGGATAATGAGAATTTCAAATAAAAAAGTTTTAAGTGCAGCAACTGTTTTTAGTAACAATAACCGTGATGCATATAAGAAAGCTGGTGGTGAAATGAAAAAATTTAAAACTTCATTAGTAAAAGCACAGAAGGGTGGTTCAAAAGAAGATCGTGTACCTAATATGGGATATTTTCCAGATTTAATTACACCCATTAAAAAAGGTATGGATGATGCATATAATAAAGTAAAAAATGCAGCAAAAGATCCTGTAAGAATTTTAAAAGATACTGGTTCATATATTAAAAAATCTGCAGAAGATGCTGGTTTATACGGTAGTGCATTTAAAAAAGTACAAAAAGATATGGATGCTAAAGTAAATAAGAAAATTATTACTGGTATCAAGAAACAAGTTAAAGCAAAAAAATCTTAAAATTTTTAAAATGAAAAAAGTTAGTACAGTAAAAAAAATGCAAAATGGTGGATCTACAAAATCTCCAGTTAAACCTAACGTTTCTACATCTACAACATCTCCTTCAAAAATTAAAGGTCAAGCTTTAAAACTGTGGGGTGATGAAAAAGCAATTAAAGGTGCTATGTTAAAAGATGCTGCTGAAAAATCTAAGAGTCAATCTTTAGGATTAAAAACACCAGGTACTTTTGGTGATCATACAGTTACAAAAATGCAAATTGTTAAAGGTTCTAATAATAGTGTTGCAGGTAAATCTGGAGCTCAATTAAATGCAGAAGGTTTAGCAAAGAAAAAACTTGGTGATGCACAAAAAGCAGCAGGTGAAAAATTAAAAGAAATAGGTGATGCTAAAAAAATGGCTGGTAATAAAATGAAATATAGCAATACTGTTTTGCGCAAAACTGGTGGTATGGTTAAAAAAATGCAGAAAGGTGGTGCTAAAGAATCTCCATTAGCAAGACAAGAAAGAATTGCAGAAGAATTTAAACCAGCACCAATGGCAAAAAGTTTGCGTACTGGTCCTGTTAATACTGTTTACTATAGAACACCAGAAGGTGCATATGATCTTACACCACCAAAAAATAAAAATAATGTATTTGAAAAAACTTCAAAGACACTTTCAAAAAAGTTAGCAGCTGGTGCAAAACCAAAAAGTAAATTTGGTGGTCCGGTAAATGTACAACCTGGAAAGATAGGTAAAATTAGATCATCTAATGACCAAGGATATACTGCTATTGGTAAAAGAGAACCTGCTAGAATTATTAAAAAAACAATTACTAAAAAGAAATAGTTATGAAAAAATGTATGAGTTGTGGAGGTACCACAAAGAAAATGGCTAAAGGTGGTTCTACTTTATCTGGTTCTGCAATGGCAAAACAACCTGGACAATTTTATGGTATTCCTCAAAGTGGAATGACAGGACCTAACAAAAATTCTGTTACAGAAACTATGAAGAAAGGTGGTAGTGTTAAACATCCTGGATTTAAAGCAGTTGCATCTAAGATTGCTTCAAAACAAGGTATTAGTAAAAATGCTGCATCTGCAATATTAGCAGCATCTACTAGAAAAGCAAGTGTAAAAGCAAAAATTGCAAATCCACGTTTGAAAAGAGTTAAGTAAAAACTTATGTTAACACCAAAACAAAAGTTAAAAGAAAAAGTTACATATGCAAAAGCTATGGTAAAAGGTTATGTAAAAACATTAAAACCATTATCAAAAGAAAGTAAAGCTGCACGTACTGCAAACAATGATTATAAAAAATCCATTGATACAGAATTTGGTTTACAAAGAAAAGGTGGAACAATAAAATCTAAAAAAAAATAACAAATGCAAAATAGTACCATTACTATTAAAATCAAACAAAGAATCAACAAATTAGATTCTAATGATTATGACAACATTGAATGTTGGCAAATAGTTGAGGTATTTAATAAAGCACAAGTAGAATGGGCACGTAGACAGTTACATGGTATTAACCTAGTAAAAGAAGGTGATGAACAATCTACTAGAAGAAAAGATGATCTACAAGTTTTAATGAATAGTTATACAATGCCAATTGCAGATGTAGAGTACTACTATGAGTGTACTATGCCTACTGATTACTTACAATGGAAAAGAGTAGATGTATTTGCAAAAAAAGATTGTTGTGAGAATAGAAGAATGACAGTTTATTTTGCAGAAGAAGGTAATGTAAATTTACTTTTAAGAGACAAACAAAAACAACCTAATTTTGAATGGGCAGAAACATTTGCTACTTTAAAAGGTAATCATGTAAATGTTTATACAAATAAAGATTTTGAAATAAATCAAACTACTTTAATATACTACAGACAACCTGTAAAGATTCAGATTAAGGGTTGTGTAGATCCTTATACAGGAGTTGAATCATTAGTAAATGTAAATTGTGAATTTAAAGATGATGTTGTAGAAGTAATAATAGATGAGGCAGTAAGTATACTTGCCGGAGATATTGAATCTGGAAATCAGTTCTCAAGAGGTACAGAAACAGCAGAACGTAATAATTAATAAAAGAAATAATGGAAAAACCTAGAATGTTAAAAAGAGATACAACAACAAGTACTCCAGAAAAAGGATATATTGGTGGATCACTAGAACAAATTACTGCATCATGTGTATCTGAATTGATGAATGGAGCAACAAGTATTCATAAGTTACATCTTAAAGTAACAGGACCTGGATCATTTGCAGCACACAAAGCTCTTAATGAATTATATGATGCTTTACCTGATCATGCAGATGCATTAGCAGAAGGATTTCAAGGAGCAGCAGAAGTACTTTTAAAATATAATGATGTTGCACCTAAAACATTAAATACTGTTGAAGATGGACTTGGTTATATTAGAATGCTAGTTGAAATGGTAGATAGTTTACAATCTAAAATGCCATACTCAGAAATAGTAAATGAACTTGACACAGTTAAGTCTACATTAAACTCAGCTAAATATAAATTAAAGTTCTTGAAATAATTTTGTTATATCAAAAACTTTTACTATATTATAGTATATTATATTATTAACTAAAAACAAAACAAAATGGCTTATTTTAATCATGCTTTTAAGAAAGCATTTCTTGCCACAGGCGGGACACAAATTAATACAGTAATTACATATCCTAATGCTAGTACTACAACAGCTACTACATCTGAAGGTTATTTAACTACTCAAGGTTTACCAACTTATGCACTTAACCAGTTATCTGCAAATGCTGCATCTGCAACTACTGATGGTTATATTGGATGGTTTAACCCAAAATCAAATTTATCTGTTGATATCAATGGTGAAGGATTTGCACCTTGTTGTAATTTATATCTTGCTGGTTCAGCAATTTATTCTAATGACAAGATTGGTCCTTTAACAGGTGGTTACCAAGAGACTAACAAGTCTAAAATGGTTAACCCTAAGTATGTATCTAGATTTTATTCAGTAGCACCATGTGCTCCACAAAACAATGTAATCCATATTGGTTCAACATATTGGACTGCAGGTGGTGGTGCTTTAACTGAAACTATTCTTGTTAATGGTTCAGGTTATGCTCTTACAGGTGTTACTACTGTAACTGGTGGTACAGGTGAAGGATTAGTTGTTTCTTTTACTGCTGATGGTGGTGGAAACATTCTAACAGCTACAATTATTAATCCAGGAAAAGGATATACTGCTGGTGATGTAGTAACTTTAGTTGGTGGTGGTAATGATGCTACATTAACTATTAATACAGTAACTGATGCTCATGCTCAAGTAGGATGTGGTATTTCTCCAGAATGTTGTAAAGAATTTTATTGTGGTGAGACTTATTCTTTACGTTTAGATGTAAAAGGTTCTCCTGCATTAAGATTTTTAAATCACAATGCATATTCAACACAAGATGCTTATACAGGATGTTGTCCAGATGGATCAATTGCTCCAGTTGCAGTTGACTCAACTACAGTAATGATTTTATGGGCAAATGGTTTAACTACCAATCCAATTGTTGGTCCTTTTGTACAAATTGTTGTGCAAGCTGAAGACGGAACATTATGGTATGCTCCAGGAACATCTGCTACTTGGTTAGCTGCTAATGGTGCTGATACTTGGAATAATTATGTATCTCCAGGACACGTAGAAGGTGCATGTGCAGGTTTAATCTTAAATGGTGCTTATGTAGATACTAAGTTTGGAGATTGTACATTCCAACTTTCTGATTTCTATGAAAAAGAGCCAGTAAGATTATATGCTTCTGAAGTAGATTATAATGGTGACCCATGTACATTTACTACTCTTTGTGTAGTAACAGAATGTCAAGGTCTTCAAGTTCAAGGTTTAGGAGAAACAGTAGTAAGAGAATTGACTATGTCAGAATCTTACAGACAAAACTTCTTAGCAACTGACTTTAGGATCCGTGAGATTACTCAAGGAAACCAAATTATTAGTTCAGTTGATAGAAGTCAATTATACTACAGATATATTTTACAACACAATGTTCCAAGAAATTATAATCCTTCTGGTACATTTGATGCTGATCAATACTTGTTAGAAGTATTCTCTATAGCACCTCTTACTACATTTTCTAATGATACTGCTGGATGGTTAGATTCTTGTGGTGTTTGTGAGATTGATCAATACTCTTGTGATACAGTATGTGATGTTCCAGTGAACTTCCCAGCTGTACCTAAGTACAATCCTTACAATGTAGTTTCTTGTTACTAATAGAATGTAATTAATTACTAACTAATAAAGGGGGAGAAGAGTTCTAAACTCCTCTCCCTTTTTTTATTTAAAATATTATCATGGCTAATCATGTTTTAAGTTTAGAAGTACCAACAGTAATGAATCCATGCATCTTAAAGATGTTTGATACAAGTGTGTATGCACTTAATATGCCTGTTACATGTCCAACATTAGATGTTACTGTTCCAGGTTTTGCATATTCAAATGAAATTACAGGGATAACAATGAGTAATTTTGTTACTTATGGTCAGTTAACTTTAACAGCATGTGATTTACAATTGCAAACAAGTAATTGTGGTACTCAATATTTAGAAATTCCTGATGGAATATATATAATTAAATATAGTGTATCTCCTAATGAATTAGTTTATGTAGAATATAATCATTTAAGAATTAGTAAAGCATTAGTAAAATATAATAAGATCTTGTGTGATATAGATGCAGCAGCATGTGATCCACCATTTAAGATCAAACAAAAACTTGAACAACTCGGATTAATTAATATGTATTTATTAGCAGCAAAATCTAAAGTAGAGACATGTCATGAACCTCAGAAAGGAATGTCACTTTATAACTATGCATTAAAACTATTAAATAAATTTGAATGTTCTAATTGTTAAACCTTTAAAACCAAAACCAATGGCTCAATGTTCAAATTGTAAAAAAAATCTTTCTTGTGGTTGTCAGAAAAGAACGGCAACAGATGGAAAGTCTGTGTGTACTAATTGTATTACAAATTATCAAGCACAACAGTCAATGAAAAATCCAATAACTAAAGTAGCAGGTCAAACACCAACTACTCAACCTACTGGAGTAAATAAAATACAATAATAAAATAAAATAAATAATGGCAGCTCCTACTACTTTTTTTTATGTATATACTCCATGTTGTGGAGCTGATCCAATTTATTTTAAACCTGGTGGACCTGGAATAGTTCCCGGAACTTATGATAAAGTATTTATATATGAAGGAGCAATTGATGGACCTGGTTATGGTGGTTTATATATTGGTCAATGTTATGGTGTTACTATAGCTGAGTTAGGTACATTACCATCTCCTGCTCCTCAAAATTCAACTGAGTATTCTTTTTTAAACATAGTACCTTCTCAAGGATATTCAAATTTATTTCCAATTAATGTTAACAGTCCAAGTTGTGTAGGATTAGAATGTCCCACTTGTCCTCAAGTTTGTTACTTATTAGTTAGTTGTGATTTTATAACTGTACCTTTTACTACTACTACAGATTTGTCAGCTTATGTAGGACAATCTATACAAGTATCTGCATCAGATATTGGAACAGTATGTGTTCAAGTTTTAATTGCTCCAGTAGAAGTTACATGTAATAATTCAATACCAGTAGTATATGTTGGTACTTGTGTATGTGACTGTATTTGTTATTCAGTTGTAGCAAGTGCAAAAAATTGTTTATATGTAAAGTGTGATGGAACTTTAGGATGGACAGGATTACTTACAGGATTAGAAGTAAAGATATGTTCAAAATCATATCCTTATTTACAAGGTATTGTAATGCAAGATCCATTTTATATAATTGACAATGGTCTTTGTGTAGATGGTTTATGTCCAGACTTATGTTTTAAATTAGTAGACTGTGATGGAATAGAAGATCCAATTTATACAACATCACAATCATTAGGTATATATGCTATACTAAATACAACAATACATATTGAAGGATCTAAAACTTGTTGGTTAATTTCAGAAGAATTAGTATGTAATTGTTCAATCAATGTAGTTGTAACACAAACATTTGTAGATTGTGCAAGTTGTAAAGAACCTGTTTCATATCAGTTAACTGAATGTACAACAGGTGAAATAGTTTATACAACAAGTAATTTATCATTATATGTTAATCAAGTAGTTGAAAGAACTGGATGTGCAGGATGTTGGTTAGTTGAACAATTAAATTTTATTCCACCAAGTGATATAATTATTACAGTAACTCTTTCATATAAAGACTGTAAAACTTGTAATACAAATTTTTATCAATTAACAGATTGTAACGGTGTTGAACAATCAATTATTACATATACAGATTTATCAGCATATGTTGCTCAAGTAATTACACTTGATTGGTGTCCAAGTATTTGTTGGAGAGTTAGTACAACTAATGAATGGTTAAATGCGGGTGTTGTATTTGTTAATCAAAACTTTACAACATGTGTAAGTTGTTTAACAAGTTTTCCTTGTATATGTAGTACAGTTACAAATCATGGTACAACAACTGAAGTATATGAATATACTAATTGTTCTGCTAACATTGAAACTTATACATTAGCACCTGGAGAAACCAGTCCTAAAACATGTTTAATAAAATGGAACACTACATTTGCTACAGATACGGTAACTTATTTTGGAGACTGTACATATTTTTCTGATGCTTATGATTGTCCTGCTCCTATTTATCCTAAGAGATATGTAACTCCTGGTTATAATACTCCAGCATGTTCAATTGAAAAATATGAAAAAATTTCTTGTAGAGCTGCAGAAGTTATGTATAAAAAAGTATTAGAACAAAGATATGGAATTACAAACTGTTGTCCTGATGATGATCAAAAATGGTTAATTAAAAAACAATTAATTGATTTAGCAGCACTACTTGATCCAGATTATATTTGTGCAATAACTACATCATGTTGTAATGAAGCACCTAATTGTGGATGTTCACCATTAAAGACTTGTAATTCTTAATAAAATTTTGTATATTATATTAATAGTAAAAGTATGAAACCTTTAAATTTAGATAATTCTCCTTGTAGTCCAATGTCATCTAACTGTGTTATATGGCAAGGTCCAGATCTTCCATGTATTAAATTATGTGCAGGAGATACAATTTCTGATGTTGTATTTAAATTAGCAACAGAACTTTGTGCAGTAATGGATACATTGAAAGTTACTAGTTATGATCTTGCTTGTTTTAATATAGTAAGTTGTCCACCAAGTACTTTTCAAGAACTTTTACAATTTTTGATTAGTCAAATTTGTGCTTTAAATACAAGTACTGGAACAGCAACTGTAACAACTACAGGTACAACTAAATCTGCAGCAGATACATTAGTAACAGTAGCGGATTGTTTTGTAGTTGGAATAAATTCAGTAATGAGTTTAGTAGATTATACAAGAGCTGCAGGAGTTAAAATTTGTGGTATTATTCAAGAAATAAATATTATCAATGCTAGCATTGTTAATTTAAATATAAGAGTAACAACATTAGAAACAGCACCTGCACCAGTTTTTACATTACCTTCTATGGCAGTTAACTGTAACTTAAGTGGTACTGTTATAACTCCAGGATCATATCAAATTGATCTAGTATTAGATGCACTAGTAAATGATAGTACTTATGGGTATTGTGCACTTACTAGTGCAACCGGTTTACCTTCTGCTTTATATGCATCTGTAATTTCTCAATGTATTGCAGATACAAATCTTTCATTAGTATTCGGAACACAATTTTCTATAGCTTATTTTGGAACATGGGTAGCAACAGCAAACTTAAATACAGTAGCTGATGCTATTAATAATTTATGGATTGTACTATGTGACATTTATACTTATACAAGTACATTAAGTGTAGTAGGTGTAACTACTCCTTCAATTGATGTTTCTGTTTCTGCAGGTCCAGTATATAGAATTACTGCTAAGATGGTAGATACTGGTTGGAATGATCTTGAAGGATTTGATTATTACACAGGTATTCAAAAACCACAAGCAAGAAGAATTGGTAATGTAGTACATTTTAGAGGTAGTGTATATATTCCATTAGATAATGGTGCAGGTACTGTAGTTAATATGATATCTACAGATGCATGTAGAACAGTAATACAATCAACACCTTTTACAGGAGCAGGTGGTATTACATATGATGCGTCTAATAATATAGTATTTAATAATGATTCTTCAGTTGTTCCTGTAACAATAATGGCAGCACCTGAAAACTTTGATGATACATATGCAGTATCAACATACAATGCTACAAGACAACTTGAAATGGTAAATGGTATTGGTGTTGCTACAGCTTTTTTAAATGCATATGTTAATGTAGAAATGACATTTGATAAAAAGTTATCAGTAACAGCTTTACAAAATTTAGAAATAAATACATTAGACACAAATAGTTTACAAGGTTATTCAGCACCTAGACTCACTACTAGTAATATAAGATTAGGAGACTTTGTTCCAGATTATAATGGTTCTGGTACATATATACATAATGCATCTGTAAACACAAATTATCCTTTAGTTTCTGATGCAACAAATGTTGTATGGCCTATTACTATAGATGGTGCAAATCAAAATGATTTAGGTGGGTTTATGTTTAAATTAGATGGTTTAATAACATACTTAGATGCTTGTACAATTGATGTACCAGTACAAGCATGTTTATAAAATATAAATAAAATGGCAACAACAACATGTAAAAAATGTGGATGTCAAGATGACTTCTTAACTTCACCACCTCCATGTCCTACTCCTGCAGGATGTCCTGATCCAGAACCATGTTCTGAAACATTTGACTCACAATGTATAATATATACAGGTGCTCCAATTATGTGTGGTCTAGATACAGTAGTTCCTACTGATACAAACATAGAAGTAGCATTAGTTGATACAATTACATATTTATGTGCTAATGGTGGTGGTGGTGGTGCAACTGGTCCACAGGGACCTGCTGGAATTCAAGGAGTCCAGGGTGTAGCCGGTCCAGTTGGTCCTCAAGGAACTAGTGGTTCTGCAGGTGGTGCTGGCACAACAGGTGCTACTGGACCTCAAGGTATACAAGGTGTCGCAGGACCCGTTGGTCCAGCAGGATTAAATTGGCAAGGTTCATGGTCTGCTACAGGAATTTATGTTTCTGATGATGCAGTAGGATTTAATGGTGCTTCATGGTTTTGTTTAAATGCTGTTGGTCCATCTGCAAGTAATCCACTTAGTGATCCAACTAACTGGGCTCTGTTAGCATCAGAAGGTGCTGTAGGTCCAGCAGGACCAACAGGTGCATCTGGTATAGCTGGTGCTGCAGGAGCTACAGGTCCACAAGGTCCTACAGGTTCAACAGGTAGTCAAGGAATACAAGGTATAACAGGACCAACAGGAGCTCAAGGTATTCAAGGAATTCAGGGAATACCTGGTCAAAATAATCCTGCTTATAAAGTATATACAGCTCTATTAACAAGAACTGGAGCAACTGCACCAAGTGCAGTTGTTTTAGAAAACACATTAGGCACAATTACATTTAGTTATATAACTACAGGAGTTTATTATATAAATTCAACAAATTTATTTATTTATAATAAAACAGTAATTTTTATACAACAAGAGCCAAATGGTACAAATGGAAATGTTTTATCTGCTGGATTCTTAACCCCAAGTCTTATTCCTATAACTCAAAGTACTTTTGCTGGTACAAATGATGATGATTGGGGTTCCCCAGTATCAGTAGAGATAAGAGTATATAATTAAAGAAGTTGCAGTTTGTTGGTTTCTGTAACAACAACGGCAAAGCCCTCACACTTGTGGGGGTTTTGTTTTTTTATACTATATTTACATTTGTTAAAGTCAGTTATTTTTAGTATATTAATATATATAGTATGAGGGAGTTTAGAAAACCAGATGTTAAAGCACCAAGATTTAGACCAGAAGTTTATAATATTTTAAGTCAAGAGTTTTTTAGCAAGTTTAAAGAAAAGTATCCTAGGTATAAAAACCTAGATAATAAAGATTTAAGAAAGATAGCAAAAACTTTTAATAATCTTGTTTATCAAAAGGTAATAGATACAAGGGATGGTATTCAATTACCTGAATCTATAGGTTGGATATTTATTGGAACATGTAATCAAAGTAAAAAAGAAAACATTGACTTTGCTAAATCTAATAAATATGGAGTTACTGTAACTAATAAGAACTGGGAAACTGATGGTAAGTTAGCTAAGATATTTTTTACCAATCATGCACCTAAACATAAAATGAAGAATGCTGAATTCTGGAGTTTTGTTGCATGTAGAGATTTTAAAAGATCAGTTGCAAAAACATATCCTGAAAATTGGAATATGTATGTTGCTGTAGATCCAACAAAAAAACTTAGATTGATATATCAAAATACAGTTTTTAAAAATATGTTAAAAGCAAAACAAGATAAAGCTTTAGAAAATTATAATGAGTTTGACCTATGACAACAATTGGAGAAGCAATATCAAGAGTAAGAAATACTCTAAAAGCAGTTAAGGAAGATCCTTTCTTAACTGATAGAACTATATATTATTCATTACTAAAGTATTCTCAATCTCTTATTAAAAGAGAAGACAATCAATTTAGGTTAATGAAAATTAGTTCTATCTTCTCTGTATTACCTTATATTGAATTAATAGATGTAGATAAAGTAGAAGCAGGATGTCTTGGTGTTTATTCTGAATGTTATTTTAAAAGGTCAAAAGAAAAATTACCAACCATACTTGATGGTGTATTTGGTCCTATTATACGTACTACATCTTCTATAGATGGTTCTATAGAAATGTTTAGAACAGATCCGGGAACTTGGGTATCAATGATAAGAACAACTACATGGAAATATAATACAAGAAAATATTTTTGGTATTTAAATGGATATATCTATTGTCCTAATATAGATTGGGATGCAATAAGAATGGAAGCAATCTTTGAAGGTAAGTTAGATACATGTGATGCAGTTGAATGTCAAGTAAAACAAGATCAACAATTTGCATTACCAGAATACTTATTTTCAGAAGCTGAACAATATGTAGTTAAAGAATTAACAATGTCATTATCTATTCCATCTGATGGTCCTGATGATAGTCAAAATACTTTAAGATAATGGATTTTAATTACACACTTAGATATAGAACTTTTGATCAACTTTTAGAAGATGTTTCAGTAGATCTAAACACCTTTGCTCTTGAAAACATGATAGAGCCTCAAACTCTTATTAAACTAGCTAAGAAGTTAAATTATGATCTAGGTTTAAGAGTAAATCAAACTAAGGAAGTTATATTAGAAGTATGTCATGGTAGAGTAAAACTACCTGATGATTTTTATGTATTTAATTATGCAATGATCTGTGGTGATGTTACTGTTAAAACAGGTTATGATATTGGTGGAACAAATATACAAGAAGTACCATATACAGAAGTACCAAGTACAGTAGATGTATGTTCACCAATAAGTGTTAACTGTAGAACATGTAATGCTAATCCTTGTAATCATACTGCAGGTTGTGATCTTAATCATCCTATAGTAGATCCAATACCTGTTGCATATGATCCTTTAAACCCATATGGTGATACTTGTATACCACCAAGAGTATTCATGAACTGTAAAGGAGATAAATATGAACTCATTCAAGTATTAACTGCAGGAACAACAAGAGTATATTCTAATCTTATTTCATTAAGAATGAGATCAAGTCAAGAAATAGAATGTGACTGTCCAAACTTATATGTAAATTCAGCCAATGAAGGTTGGATTAAAGGAGGATTTTTATTTACTACTCTAGATACTTGTAAAGTATATTTAAATTACCAAGGTGCAATGGAAGATGGTCAAGGAAATTTACTTGTACCAGACCATGATCTTATCAATGAGTACTATGAGTATGCTTTTAAACAAAGAATACTTGAAAACTTATATATGAATGGTGAAGATGTTGCTCAAAGATTAGGATTGATAGAACAAAAATTAAAAGCATCAAGAAATGCTGCACTTAGTTTAGTTAATACACCTAACTTTAGGGAACTAGAAAATATGTGGTGGACTAATAGAAGAGCAATGTATAGCAAGTACTATGATATGTTTAAAAGTTATTCAAATGCTAGTGCTTATGTTGGTCGCAATAGATTAATATAATATGGGACAATTTCAGAATACATCAAAAGAATTAAATCATAGTTTTACTAAAGGTTTAAATAAAGATTCTGATCCATCTTTTGTTGGAGAAGGTATGTGGACGCATGCACGGAATGTTGTAAACAATTCAAAAGAAGGTGACTTAGGTTCATTATCCAATGATACATCAAATTATCTTTGTGCTACAGCAGGAAGTACAATGCCACTTATTGCACAACAAAAATTTATTATTGGTGTAATACATTTGTTTTCAGGTAATTGGTTAATATTTACAGCTGGACACAATGCACTTGGAATACCAGTAATGTCAGAAATAGGATTGTTAGAAGAATCAAGTTGTTTGTATAGACCTATTGTACAAGATGCATGTTTAGGTTTTGATAAAAGATATCTTATATCTGGATCATCTAGAAAAAAAGAAGATTGTTCATGGCAAGCATATTGGGCAGATGGTTTAAATCCTGACAGATATATAAATGTAGGAGATCCACAAACATGGCCATTACCAAATGAATATACTTGGTTAGGTTTACCAATTACAAATCCATCTACTGTTAACTATTATGTAGATAATTTAGGTAATCAAATACTTTGGCCAGGTGTAAAATGGAAACAACTATGTGATGATAATGTAGGATGTGTACAACTAGTACCCGGAGTATGGCCACCTAACTGTCCAACTGTAAATTCATGTATTACTTGTACTAATATAAATGAATTAGATTGTGAAAAAAGTAGATTAGCAAGATTAATGGATACACCTTGTCTTAAAACTAGATTAGGTCCTGGTGGAGGTACATTAAAAAATGGAACTTACTTTGCTGTAATTGCTTATTTAATAAAAGGTATTAAAGTAACAGATTATTTTTCACCTAGTAATTCACAACCTGTATATCATCCAGATGATTTAAGAGGATCACTTGTAATAGATGTTGAAGCTGACTCAGTTAATTTTAGTGAGTTTAGTTTAGTAATAGTACAAAATGTAAATGAAGCTACTATAGCAAAAAAGTTTGGTATATATTCAACTAAAACAAGAACTATACAAATAGATCAGTTACCAATGGATTTAGTAACTGTACCATTATCATTCATACCTATTCAAACTCCAATTTTTGAAAAGTCAGATCAAATTGCAGAAGTAAATAGTTACTTACTACGAGTAGGTCCAACATCTAAATTTGACTTTAACTACCAACCATTAGCAAATCAAATTAGTGCTAAATGGACATCAGTAGAATATCCATCAAACTATTATACTAAAGGTGGTAATAAAACAAGTTACTTAAGAGATGAAGTATATGCATTCTTTATCCGTTGGATATATGATACTGGTGACAAATCTGCATCATACCATATTCCAGGAAGACCACCAAGAAACTTTACTAATGGAAATGTTTCTGGTAATGAAACTACTGATAATATTAATGATTTAAATACATTAGATAATACAGATCAATTATTTGAAATGTATAACACAGCAAGTTCTACTGGAGTACCAACATTAATTGGAACTACAACAGATGATGGTGGTATTATACTTGATTCAGGAGATATGGGTTATTGGGAATCTACTGAAGTATATCCTGATACTATACCAGAAATTTGGAATTCAAGTTCACATTGTTGGACAGGACCAATTGGACAATCAGGATTATATGATTTATGTGGTAAACCAATTAGACATCATAAATTTCCAGATAATTATTTAAATGTTAATACAGTTCACTTTAGAAAAAATACAGTAACAAGTCCACCAAATCCACAAGCTAATGAAGGTTTAGCAATTAGATTAATGGGTGTTAGATTTGAAAATATTATTTTACCAAAAGATAATGATGGAGTAGATATAACAGGAATTGTAGGTTATGAAATATTAAGAGGTTCAAGAGAAGGTAATCAAAGTATCATTGCTAAAGGAATGATAAATAACTTAAGAACATATGAAATAAAAGGATCAGTACAAAGAAATAGAATAGGATTATATCCTAACTATCCTTTTAATACTATCATACCTCCTATGAACTTATTTAATACAAATGATAATAACTATGCATATAATGATCCATTCATTAGAATGCCACATAAACCTAATGATTATTCAGTTGTAGATAATCAAACTATTCCAACTGATATTATTACTTTCCATTCACCAGATTTAATGTTTAGTACACCTTTCTTAGATAGTACTGAAATAAAATTATATGGTCATTTACAAGGTCAATCATCTCAATATTTTGCAGAACCTAATGGTCATCCAAAATGGAAACTTTTAGCTGATGCTGCTGTATTAATTGCAACACTTGTTGGTATAGGTGAAGCTATTATAAGTATAATTGGTAAAAGAGTATATAATCAACCAGGTTCATCTTTTACACAACAAAGACAACTTGAACAACTTATATATGGAGAAACTACTGTTAGTCAATCTATTAATAGTGCAGAATGGAATGCATATACTTTAGGACCCCTAGGACCTAGATTTATATATCAACAAAAATATAATGCATATTTTAATAGTGGTCAAGGTATACTTGACGCTTTTACAGGAACTGATTTTTTAGATGGTTATTTAAATACTTTTAATAAAAATGGTGGTCAATATGGTACATATACAGCTCCAGCATTAGATAGAGAATTAACTTGGACTGACTATATTCCTGCTCCAGTTCAAATAGCATTTGATGTATTAGGTGGTATTTCAAAATTTTTATATTATTTTTCTGAAGGTGCTGATGTTGCATTAAAAGTAATTCAAGCATCTATTAGATATGATCAATATGCATTACAACAAATTGGTCATGGTTTTTATGATAATATGTTACCTCCATTAATAAATAAAGTACAAAGATTTAAAATGGAAGATAGTTTTTATATTAGAGATAATATACAAGAAGTTCCATATTATTTAGGAAACGTATATAACAGTTCTAACGCACCTATTACTGTACCTTATAGATATAGTATCAATAATCTTAAAAGATCTCCTACAGTTGTTGTAAGAACTAAAACTGGTAATTACTATAATCCAATATTATTTCCGACAGGTGCAAATATTGGTCCAGCATTTATTCAAGATGCTGCAGGTAATTATATTGATAATTCATTAGTTACATTAGGATATTTTCAAAATGATCATGCAAGTAATGCTGGACAATCATGGGGACCACCAGCAAATCCAACTGGAGCACAGTTTCCAAGTTTTGATAATATCAGTATACCATTTGCACAAAACATTGCAAGTCATTATGCAGGTATAAAAGTAAGACTAAGAAATCAATATGGACAACTTAACTCAATTAAACAAGTAGTAATAACTCCTTGTGAACAAAAGTCAAGTACATATAAAACTGCTCTTAGTTCATACACTTGTTTAAATGAAAATTTTTATATTAAAACAATTTTAGCTACTCCAGTATTTTTTGGAGGAGACACATATGTAAATAGATACACTGAAAAAAACACCATGTTCTTTTTCTATGATTGGTTATATGGTCAACCTGATGGTTTTGAATTTAATTATTTATTGCATCAAATGGTTCCTGAACCAAGATTTTGGGCAAATTCTAAAGCATATGATATAACAGATCTTGCACCTACAAACTGGTCTAATCCTACTCCTGGAACTGGAGCATTACCTACTAAGTTTTATAATTTAGATAATAGAAACTATAACTATGAAGATGATAGTCATGGAAATTATCCAGGTACATTTAGAGTTAAAGAATCATTTTTCTATTTAGCTGTTTCATCTGTAAGAGATTTCTTTGTAGAAAGTGATATCATAGTAGATTTTAGAAAACCAACTACAGTAGAAGCTGAAAGATTTTATGATCCTTATAACTATACTGATCTTCCTGCTTTGTTTAATATGAATCCTGATGTAATTGCTAAAGGAGATGTATATAGATATGATTATTCATTAAGTATATCTAAATCAAATGCACAATATTCTTCTGCAGGTAATTTGCAAAATAGAAACTATAACCCAAATGTATCTCAGTTGTGTTATGTATACTATCCAGATAGATTATATTATTCTAATCCACAACAAAATGATTCATATAATGATGCATGGTTTATATATTTAGCAAATAACTATAATCAATTTAAGTCTCAACTTAGTGGTGTTAAATCTATTAATAAAAGTGGTTTATTTATTACATTTAAAAATGCTAGTCCATTAATGTATCAAGGTGTTGACACACTTCAAACAGAAATTGGTACTAAAATTACTATTGGTGATGGAGGTTTATTTTCACAACCAGGACAATCAGTAACTAATGCTGATGTACCATATGAGTATGGTTCATCTCAAAGTAGATTAAGTGTTATATCTTCACCTGCTGGACTTTATTACATCTCACAAAACCAAGGTAAGATATTTAGTTATGCTGGAGGTTTAAAAGAAATATCACAAATAGGTTTAAAGTGGTGGTTTAATTTATTTTTACCATATAAACTTACGGAAGATTTTCCTGAATATCCTTATAAAGATAATCCTGTAGCAGGTATAGGTTGTCAAACATTATATGATAATGAAAACTCTATCTTATATTTTTGTAAAAAAGATTATAAATTAAAACCGGAAACAGATAGACCAGTAGGAACAGTTACATATGTACCATTAATTACTACCGGTAAGAAAAAAGGTCAAGGAGATTATTTCCAAATAGAAGGAAGTACAGGTCAGTTTCAATTAGGTGATGAATTATTATTTGAAGATGCATCATGGACTACAAGTTTTGATCCTAAAAATGAATTCTGGTTATCTTATCATGACTGGCATCCTGATTTAGTTATCCCTAATAAAGGAAAATTCTTAACAACAAAGACTAATCAAATATGGAAACATAATGATCTTTGTGCAAATTTCTGTAATTATTACGGAACACCATTTCCTTTTGAAATAGAATTTCCAATTATTACAGGACAAACAATTACTACATTAAAAAGTATAGATTATGTTTTAGAATGTTATAGAAGATCAGAAGTTAATTGTATAGATCAACATCATGTACTTGATGTTAATTTTGATAGAGCAGTTATATTTAATACTGAACAAGTATCAGGACATTTGAATCTTAATTTGTTTCCAAAAAATAATGTAACTTTAAGTTTAGATTATCCTAAATTAAATGTTAATCAAAACTCATATGATATTTTATTCTCTAAAGAAGAAAACAAATATAAGTTTAATCAATACTGGGATATAACAAGAGATAGAGGTGAGTTTCCTATTGGTTCTAATTATCCTCCTACAGGTCCTGTTATTCCTGGAAGTACTTTACTATTAGGAAATTATGATAATGAAAACATTTGGATAACAGAAGCTAACGGTTATAAGAAAAAATTAAATGTTGCTAATATTGATTATAATAAACCACAAATGCAAAGAAAGAAATTTAGACATTATATAAATTTCCTTAATCTTACAAAAGATGTATCTGGTGATATCAATATGTTACTTAAATTAGTAAATACTAAAAATCAAATATCTCCAAGGTAATGAAAAAGTATATAACAAAAAGGTCTAACATAAAAGGAGCTGGTAAAGGTTTATTTACTAAAGCTGCATATAAAAAAGGAGAAGTAATTGGTTTAGCACATGTTAATGATCAACCTGCTACAGAAATAGGAAGGAATCATAATCATAATGAAGAAAATCCTACTGCATATAATGAAAAAATAAATAATAAAAGATATTTATTTGCATCAAGAGATTTAAAACCTAATGAAGAAATTACTACTAACTATAGATTACAACCTGAGTTAGAACAACCTGAAGATTTTCAAAAAAGAAAAGGTGGTACTGTATCTATGCCTACTGATAAACCTGAAAAATCTAAAAAGTTTTCTAGAAGTTTAGATGCAACCAATAGATTGTTTACAGAAAACAAATTATTTAAAATACCTAAGTCTAGAAAGAATAAAGTATTTGATCCACATGCTAAATATTATGCAGAAGGTGGTAGTTATGAAGAAGCAGAATTAACTCCAGAAGAAATAGAAGCATATAGAGCAGAAGGATATACTGTAGATGAAACTGAATATAAAGAAGGTGGTGCATACTATGATGATTCTAGAGATGCTTGGGTAGATGCAGATGGAAAAGTAGGACCTAATGGTCCAGCATATTCTAATGGTGGAGATATTTCTGTACCTTCATTAAATCAAATGCAAGATGGTGGAACATATACATATGCAGGTAGAAAAGATTCTACATATAAAAAAGATGCAAGTGGTAATTGGTTAATTAAAAATGCATCTACCGGAAATAAGTTTACTGCTATCAGTGATCCAAAAGGTACAAGAACTAAAACATTAAATGCACAAGCTGTACCAACTAGTACACCAAGAGCAATAGAAAAAGTATATGCATCAACAGCTGAATCTACAGATACTCCTAATATTAGAGAAAGAACAGCACTTGATGCACCATATAAAATGAATCAATATGTTAAACATGTAAATAATGAACATGGTTTAGTTATAAATTATAAAAACAGTATTTATAATAATACAGCTTTTACACCTAAAGATAAAGATAAATATATAAATAAACTAAAAGGTAAAAACTTAGATCAACAAGCTGAAATATCTAAAAATTATTTAATGGGTCTTGCTACAGTAAAAGCTAATCAAGGTACTATAAGAGGTGTACCAAAAAAAGGTACAGCAGATTATATTGAAAGAGGTTGGGATATGGTAACAAATCCATTTGCTGCTTTTCATTATTCTGTTGCAACAGGAGATGTTAATAATATGCCATGGCATTATAATGATGCAATGAGAAGAGGTATTAATCCAGAGAAATCATTAAGAGGTGGATCAGAAATTAGTGAAATTGCTAATACACCAAATCCTTTTGATGCAGGTGATAAAGTTGCATGGAATACAGGACAAGGAAATTATGGTGCTGCACTAATGCATGCTACAAGATTTTTACCATACACAGCAACAACAGTTGGTGCTAACATGCTTGGGGCATTAAATAGATTTGGTAATGTTGTTGAATCTGCTGCTAATTATAAACCATTAGTTGGTATATCAAGAAGTACTAGTACTCTTGGAAGAGCATTAGAAGAAACTGCAACTCTTAATAATTCATTAAGAGTAGGAAGTATGGCTCAATCTGTGTCATTAACTCCAGATATTATATCAGATGCAGGTGACTATATAAATTCAGGAGGTAGAAAAACTGAACAAGGAATGAATGCTTTAAAAAATACAGGTAGAGCATTATTATATGGAACATCTGCATTATCAACAAGACCTGGTTCATATGGTTCATTAATTAATCAAAATTTAACACCATATAAAGCACCATATAATATTTATAATGACATATATAATGTATATCATAAAAAACCTAATAGAATGTCATCAGTTCCATTAGATTTATTTGGTGCTGCAAGATCATTAGCTGGTTTACGTGGAGCAAGAAAATTAGGTGGTGAACAAAAAAGTATAGAAGCAAATGTTACAGATGAAGATATACAAGATTTAATTGATCAAGGTTTTATTGTTGAAGAAGTTGATACATATTCTGAAGGTGGTGATATAAACACAGAGATGATTAATACAGAAATAATGGATACAGAATCTCCACAAGATTTAGATCCTGTTCATATGAAAAAATATTTGAGTGACTTAAGATACTTAGAAAATGGTATTAAAAAAGGATATAAAAATGATAAATGGTATCCACATGCTAGTGTTGAAGGTGGTGCAAAAACAATTGCTTATGGACATAAGTTAGCAAATAATTCAGAATACAAAGGTGGACTTACTGAAAAAGAAGCATTAGCATTACAAAAAGAAGATGTATTAAAACATCAATCAGAAGCAGAAAGATTAACTGATGCAAAATATGGTGAAGGTACTTTTGATAAATTACCACAAAAAAATCAAATGTTATTAGTTGACTATGCATATAATGGTGTATATAATAAATTTCCATCATTTGTAAAGAGTGTTGTAAATAATAATAAAAAAGGAATGTTAAATAATTACAAAAGATATTCTGGCAACAATCCTATTACAAATAGAAATGAATGGACTGCAGATGTAATTAATGATCAAGAAAAAACTAACAAAACTGTAGATAAAGCTAAAAAGTCAGAAAATAGTTTTATAAATAGTATTGTTCCTACTTTATATGGAGAATCTAAACCTAAAGCTAAACCACAATCAAAGAAGGTATATAACTTTATGACAGGTAAATACCAATAACTAAACTTTTCAAGTTTATGTATTAAACTAAAATTTATTATATTTATAATAGAACTAATAATATGAAAAAGAAAGTAAGAATATACAGAGCACAAGATGGTATTGGTAAGTTTTTGCATAAAAAACAAGAAGGTGGTATGCTTGATGTAAATGAAAGAGGTTACCCAGGTCAACAAGAGCAAACTCCTGTAACTCAAGAACAATTGACTCAGTTAGTTGTTAATGATATATCTCAAGGTATTTCTAAAGAACAAGTGATTGTTAAACTTGCTACTGTACATGGATTAGATCCAATGCAAGCTAGTCAATTTTATGATCAAATTTTTGGATTATTAGAAGATCAAAAACAAAAAGATATTGACAGTGTTGAAAATCCAGATGAAACAGAAACTGTAGACAATCCTGAAGAAGAAGTTGTAGAAGAAGAAACTCCAGATACATTAAATTATGATCACACAAGTAATGCAGGTTTAGATATTGCACAAGAAGATGATGGTTTAGATGTTGCTAATGAAGATTTAGGAACTCTTGAATCTGATCTTATAATGAGAAGAGGTGGTTTAGTTAGAGCAGATGAAGGTGCAAGTATAGATGATACACTTTGGAATACACAAACTTATCCAATTCAATTTCCTGGTATGGATACATACTTACCTGATAATACAGGTATGGATCAATATATAAATCAACAAAATACACAGACTGTTGCAGATAGAGCATACCCAGATCCAACTGGTGGAATGTTAAATAATACTGACACAGCATCTAATTATGCAGAACGTGTACCAGATCCTAATGCAGATACATCAGAATATAAAAAAGGTGGTACATATAAAACTGATAAAAGGAAGTTTGTTAATTCAATTCTTAACTTAGTTAAGAAACAAATGGGTGGACAAGAAAAACCTATGTCTAATGATGCAGATCCTACTGGACAAAATGTTAGAACAAATAATTTACAAGCATTTATTGGTACAGTAAAAAATCAAAGTCAAATTGCTATTGCTAAAAAAGAAGCAGAAGAACAGTATGATAAGATGATGCAGCAACAACAGATGATGATACAACAACAACAACCACCAATGTATCCTATGGCACAAGAAGGTGGTATGTATCCTAATATGGATGAAGATCCAGAAAATCCTATGCATCATTTAGAAGCATATGCAAATACAACACATGGTATTTTTGATCAACCAATGGTTGGACTTTCTCAAGCACAGTATGGTGGTAATACAGAAGGTTGTTTTCCTACACAATTACCTAATGGTCAAGTAATTACTAATTGTTTTCCAAGACAAGAACAAAGAGATGAAAATCAAAGACAAATTGATGCAGGATCATATGATGGTTTAGGTGCTACACAAGAACAAGATATTGATAGAGGTAATTATCCAAAAATATTTGATCCTAATGAATCTCATGTAACTAATTTTCCAAAAAGATTTGATCCTTATGCACCTCATGTACCTAGTTATGTTAATTATGGTAATGGTCAAGTAATGTATACTCCAAGAAGAAGACAAACTAATATAGGTGTGATACCTGGTATGCAAGGATTACAAGGTATGCCTAATTTTGGTTATGGTAATGGTATGCCTCCTATTACTAAATTAGATGTAAGAAGATCTGGTTTGTTTGGTAGACCAAGAAGATATACTGCAGAGTTTGGACAAGGTGCAATGTTACCGGGTCAACAAGGTTCTGGTATAGGTTTTTATGGTTATGGTGCACCTGAAATAAAAAAGTCACCTGCTAGAGTTATAGTAGAAAATGTTGCATCAACGGTTAATAATGAAGCTATAAAAGAAGTAGCAAAAGTAACTCCGGGAAGTACAGCAACTACAACTGCAGTTGATCCAAATAAAAAAGCTACTGAAGTAAAAGTTGTTCCAGGAAGTGGATCTGGTTCTGGTTCTGGAACAGGTAATACTAATAAGAAATCTAATACAGGTAATTCAACACCAATTAAATCTAATGAAGAAGTTGTTATTGATCCAAAAACTGGTTATGCAAGTAAAGATCAATTTAATGTTAGACAAGGAATAAAAATTGGTAATGTTGCTTTTGTAACAGATTTAAAAAATAATGATTTGTACACACAAATGCAAGATGTGTGGACAGGTAATCCTGTTGAAAATGAATGGAAAAAAAATGATCCAACATATATGCCATCTAAAGGTGGTGCAAAAAATGTAAATAGTAATCCTACTATAGGACCTAATGGTGAAAAACGTCATACATTAGGAAGAATGTATCCTGGTGAAACTAATGCACATTTTAATCAAAGAGTAAAAGAATATAATGCAAAACCATGGTATGAAAAAATGGTTAACACAAATCCAGAAAAAGAATGGGCTGATAGTCAAAGTAATAACTATAATGATGTAGGACCTATGCAATACCTTGCACCAACATCAGTTGGTTCAGGTGCTATACTTGGTGCAGGAAAATTATCTGCAGAAGTTGCAAAAAAACTTGCAAGTAAAGTAGCACCAAAAGTTGCTAAAGTAGTTAGTAAAGTAGCAAAAACACCAGCACAAGTAAAAGCAGCAAAAGCACTTGCATCTCAGAAAGCAATGTTAAGACAAATTAATAAAGGTAATTATGGGTATCACGAAGAAGGTGGTATTATAGATACATCTACTATAGATCCAAATAATCCTGAGTTAATGAGATTTGTATATGGTGGTAATGATCCTTATGTTACACAACAAGATATAAACTATAGTAACTCTAAAGATGTAACAGATCCATATTTTCAAGGTGGTGGTGAATTAACTGATGAAGAACAGAAAGAAGCAGATGCAGCAGTATATGATAAAATCAATCCTGAAATTTTAGCACAAATTCAGAAAGAACAAGCAGCATCTTCACCAAATCCATATATGGAACCTGTTGGTCAAAGAGATAAAAGTTTACCTGATTCTGCTAATAGAGAAAACTATAGTAGATTAGTTGAAAATGGTAAAGTGTATACTGGATATAATCCAGATCATAAGTATGTAGGTGCTGATTATGTACCTAAAAATACTACTACCCAACAATATCCTCAAGGATACTATCCACAACAAGGTGGTTACAATCCAAATTTTTTACAAAAGTTTTTTCCAGGTAATTTACCACAAGTTGTTGGTTCTTACGGAGAAATGAAAAAAATGTATGATCCAAAAACTGGTTTACCATATACTGGAGGATTTGGTCCTGGTACACAACTTACTAAACTAGATGTAAGAAAATCACGTTTAAATGGAGATCCAAAAAAATACACTATGTATTTTAATAATTCAGAAATGGATCCAAGAAAACAAGGTTTAATTAGTCTTGATGGTCAAGGTAATGGTTCTGGAAATGGTCATGGAAATGATAATACAAACTATAGTGATGATAGATGGGGAAGACATGATGAAAGATATAATGCTAGAAATAAAAGAAGATTAAATAGACATGGCATTGATGTACCAGAAGAAACAAGAGATAATCCATATTTAAATGAACGTGAAGATGTTCAAACTCAAATAGATACAGAAGGTAATTCTATTCCATTAGGAGAAAACAAATATAATTCTAACGTTGTAAATACAAGTACTGCAGTTTTAGATAATAATGGTATTCCAATGACTGATGATGGTTCTAACTTAATGATAGAAAATCATCCAGATTTCTCTTCAGTATCTCCATCTGAATCATCTAATGTTAGAGAAGATATTAAACTTAATCCAGAAGCAACTAAACTTGCTGCACAAAAAGCATATGGAGAATATGGTGATGTTTCTGCAGAATTTGGTAACAATGGTCCTCAATTACAAGAAGCATTTAATAATATATTTGCAACACAAGGTCAAGATGCAGCTGATGCAATGATGTCAAATGCATTTAAAGAAAGAAATGCAAATATTAAAGACATGCCGGTTGAACAACCAGTTGAACAAACAGCTGAACAACCTATTGATGAAGCTACAGGTGAACCTATTAATGTACCTACTGATCAACCAGTAAATGAATCTAATGTAGATAATTCTGATGCTGTATCAGAAGCACCAATGCAGAAAATTAGTAGTAATAATTCTGCAATAGATTTTATGAATAATTACAATACTAATCCTGAGTTTGCTGCAATGGTAGATGATGCTAAAAATAGAGCACAAGGAACAAATGGTGATTGGTATGGAACAGGAGATAGTCAGAATTTAGAATCACCTACTGTTCGTGATATGGCAAACTATAATAATGAAGCAAATGCATTAAATAAATTTACATCTGCAATAGATGAAGATCAATATGCACAACAAGAAGGTTTACCAATAAGACAAGCACATATAGATCAGAATACTAATTATCCTGATAAAATAGAAATGCCTGCGGAATTACAAGATTGGCAAAACAAACAAAATATAAATAATAGTAATAATCAAGTTGTTAATAATAAAAACCCTAGACAAGGTACAAACCAAAACAATAGAGGTAATAGTAAAGTTGATAATAAAATAAATACTAAATTAAATAATATTGATATTAAGGAAAATCCATATCCAAAAGATTCAGAAATGCATTATGTATATGAAGAGTTAACACCTGAAGAGAAAAAATTACATAAAATAGCTAATATAAAAAATGAATCAAAACGTCAAGGAGATAAAAATAATAGAAATAAAGAACTTGAAGTATTTAATCATTCAAATGAAGGAAGAGAACAGTATTATAATAACTTAGATAGAGGTGCAGCTCAACAATATTATAAATCTGATATAGAACCTAAAATTACTCAAACAACAAATGCATATAATAATGCAATTGATGCAGCTAAAACAGATGCAGCAAGAAATAAACTTGTAAAAGAAAAAGAAATTGCCTTAAATAATATTAATAAACAATTCTTTAAAGGTATTGATTTTGATCAAGCAGGTTCACAATATACTCCACCTCCAAAAAATATTACAGAAGGTAATGACTTTAGAAAATATATGCATGAGTTTTATCCTAACATAAGTAAAAGTTTTAATTTAGATGTTAAAGGAAATATTAATTCAAGTGAATTTAAAGATGTTTGGAATAAGTATGGTGCAAGATTTTTATATGGTAATCGTTCAGATGATCAAAAAGTAAAAGTTAGAAATACTATAAAAAGTCATATGGGTGCTTTTGGACATCTTAGAGATGGTGGTGCATTAAATAAATTTATTCCTAAAGCATCACCAGGATTAGAAGTTGGTTCACCAGTTACCTATACAGGTAATAAAGCACTAGAAGGAATGACTGATGTACAAATGATTAGTCTTAATCCAGGTATACAAGATTTAAATCCATCTTCTCTAACAGGTTTCATGAATAATAATAATAATGCACCTGCTAGAAATATGTCACAAGATCCTGCACAAATGAATATAGATAAAAACCAAATTGAAAGTCAAAATGCAGAAAAAGTTTATAATCCTAATGGAGACTTTGCAATAGATATTAAACAAAAAAACATGTATGAAGTAGATCCTGAAGTTTTATTACAAACAGGTAATGCACTTGGTAGAGGTTATGCAGGAATGATGAATAATATACAAAATCGTAAAAATACACGTAACATGTATAACGATCTTAATGCAGATAATTTATATTCAGCAACTACTGATAGAGACAGAGGAGATTATACTAAGTCTGGTTCTGCAAGAGGTGAGTTAAGATTTGATGAACAAGGTGCTAATAGTACTGGTAGATTTGCACAATACGGTGGAACATCTAATGAAGATAATATGTATGACCAAGGTGGTTATTTTGATGGTGATGAAGCATACATGACAGAAGATCAAATTAAACAGTTCTTAGAAGCTGGAGGAGAAATAGAATATTTATAAATTTACACTATGTTTTATAAAGTAAAAATTAAAAAAGTTCCAAAAGCAAAAGTTGGATACCAAGTACAAGGTTCATTAGCTAATGATGTTCCTGCAATGGGTGGTGCAGATTATAATTCCTATATGGGAGTTCCTAATCCAAAAGTAAAAAAAGTTTTACAACCTGTTCCAAGAGAAGAAGCTAATTTAGAAGCTGAGAAAGGTGAAACAGTTATTGGAAACATAGATGGTTCTATGATGCCATCATTATATACTATTGGTGGTAAACGACATGTAAATGGAGGTACACCACTTAATCTTCCTGATGATAGTTTTATTTTTAGTGATACTAAATCTATGATGATATCTGATCCACTTATACTAAAGATGTATAACAAACCTGTTAAGAAAGGTGGTTATACTCCGGCAGAATTATCAAAGCAATTTGATATGAATAGATACAGGAAGATTTTACAAGATCCAAATTCTGATTCAATTGACAGAAAGACTGCAGAAATGATGATCAAAAACTATGTAATGAAACTTGGTGCATTAGCATTAGCACAAGAATCTAAAAAAGGTTTTCCACAAGGTATACCAGAAATTGCTAAACCATATATGGAAGCAAATAAAATTAGTGAAGATCAACTTATGCCACAAAAAGCAAAAGAAGAAGCAAGTGAATCTCCACAACAAGAACAACAAGAGTCTGCAGGTCATGATATGCAAGAAGGTGAAGCACCAACAGAAATGCCTGATGGTTCTCCTGTTGCTATGCCAGGTTCTATGGAAGAATCTGTAGCACCAGAACAAGCACCAGAACAAACTATGGAACAACCTACCATGGAACAGATGCAAGAAGCTCCTATGGCAGCTTATGGTATGCAAATGGGTGGTTATGATACTTATGGAACATATGCTTTTGGTGGTAACTTATACAAAGCAAAAGATGGTATTATTACACCATATGGACAAGCAAATACTACACAAGGTAATGTTACTCCAATGAAAACTGATGATAAATTTAGTTCTACTGGACTTGCACTTCCTGATTATTTAAAATCTTGGGAAACAAACATACCTGGTATAAGTACTAATATGTCAGAAGGTGATGCACAAAAAGCAATGTATGAGTGGTCATTAAAAAATAATCCAGATGCTATTAGAAACATGTGGGGAACACATGGTCTTACAGCACAAGGAATGAAATTAAGAGATCAAAGAGCATTATCTACTAATGGTACAGGTACATTTACTGCAGAACAATTAAAAGATCCTGCATTACTTGCAAAATTACAAGCATCATATGTAGATAAAAAGTTTGGTGTTAGACAGTTAGATCCTAATAAACCACCACCACCACCAGAAGGTCCATGTCAATGTACAGATCCAACTGGAAAAATAGGTCCGTATAAACCAATGGTTAATGGTAAATGTTCATGTGAACCATCTACAACTATAAAAACATGTGTGTGTACTAAAGAAGATGGTACTGAGTATGATCCAGGTAAAGATGCTGATGGTAATTGTAAAGAGTGTGAAGAAGTAATACCACCTGATACAAAGTATCCACCAGCTCCTCCTGCAGGACCTGCAAAATGGTGGTTACAAGATACTGTAAATAGTATGGGTGCATTTGGTGATTTAGCTAGTATAAAAAAACAAATGCCATGGGAAGCTGCAGTAAAACTTGAAAAACCAAGACCTGTATTTGAAAATAAAGATAGAGAACTTGCTGCACAAGCAGAACAAGCCGCAATTGCAACTGATGCAGCTGCAGGTTTTGCAGGTGGTGCACAACAATTAGGTTCTAGAACTTCTGGTATTCAGGGTAATGCAGCAGCACAAGCAGCAAATACAAGTGCTAGAGTTAATAATACTAATGTTAACATAGCAAATCAATTTGAAGGTCAAAGAACAGGTATTGCTAATCAAGAATCTATGTTAAACTCACAAATGAGAGGTAGAGTATATGATAAAAATGTAATTGCAAACCAACAATTTGATAATTCTAAACTTGCTGCAAGAGGTAACTTAAGACAAAATTATAACACAGGAGTTACAAATAAGTGGAAGACAGATGCAATGAATCAAATGACACCTAACTATCAAGTTGATCCAAGTTCTGGAGGTAGAGTACATTATACTCCTACTGATAAGACAATAGATAAAACTGCACAACAAGAAACATTAAATTCATTTATTGATAGTATCCGTGATGAACCTATAGAAATTCAAAAATTGTTAATCAAACAAAAGTATGGAAAAATGGGTGGACAGATGTTTGAACATGGTGGTTTTGTGTACACAGTATTCCCTGCAGTAACATTATAAACTTTTAAGATTTAGTAAACTTAAAAAATTTTAATATATTTATACTATATATAAAGACAAATTATGGCAACGTATTTACAAGGTGTCACAGATTACATTCCTCAATTTCAGCCGTTTCAACCGGACCTGAATTTCTATTCTAATATTTTACAGACTAAACAAAGTCAGTATGATACTAATTGGAAAGCATTAAACACAATGTATAGTCAGTATTATAATGCTGACCTTACAAGAACTGAAAATGCTGATAAGAAAGATCAATATATAAAAGGAATAGACTTTAATTTAAAAAGAGTATCTCAATTAGATTTATCATTAGAACAAAATGTAGATCAAGCTACACAAGTATTTAAACCATTTTATCAAGATAAAGGTTTAATGAAAGATATGGCATGGACTAAAAATTATAATGCTGCAGTTGGAAGAGCTGAATCTTTAAAAACTGCATATGATGATAAACAAAGAGGTCAATACTGGGCAACAGGAGTAACTGAATTAAATTATCTTAAAGATGAATTTAAAAATACTACTTCAGACAAAGCAATGAATTTTGGTAATGTTAGTTACACACCTTATGTAAATGTAAGTGAAAAAGCACAAAAAATTGCAAAAGACTTTGGTAATATGGAAACACCAAGTTTTAGTAAAGATGGAAAATTTATTTTAAAAACTAAAAATGGTGAACAATTAATTGAACCACTTAGTAAATTATTTGAATCTAGATTAGGAGATGATCCTTCTGTACAAGCTTTATATAAAACACAAGCATATGTAAATAGAAAAGATTATGCATATTCTAATGCTGCTCAATTTAATGGAGACAAGAATGCTGCAGAAATGAAATATCTTGAAACTAGTTTTACTTTACTTAAAGAAAAAAGTACTGCAAGATATAATGCATTAAAAGAAAATTCACAAGGGTATACTGATAAGATAGCAAATTTACAAAAACAAGTAGATGATAAAACTGCTTCTCCAGAAATACAAAAACAACTTGCTGATTTAAAAATGAATAAAGATATTAATGACAAAGTATTAACAAGATCTGAAGAAGAACAAAAAACATTAAATGGTGGACAGTCAAGTACTGCTACTACAACTACCGGTTTTGTTAATCCTTATGGAGATTTAGAATCTTTAAGATGGAAAGTAGATAATGGTATGGCATCTACATTAATGCAAAAAGATTTAAATGAATCTGCACAATTATTTGCTTATAGTAATTATAAACAAGATATTGAAGCAAATCCATATGCTGTATTAGAAGAAAAAAATAGATTTAGTATGCAACAAATTGCTGCAAGAAATGCAGGTTTAGAGCGTGCTGTTAAATTAAAAGTTGCAGGTGATGCAAAAAATACTTTGAATGCTGCAAGAATAGCTGCCGGAACACATTACTTAGATGAAGAAACAGGTCAAGTAGTACCATATGAAGCATTTCAAAATATAATCAGTGAACCTTCTGATCAAGCACATACTGACAAGTTAAACTTAAAAGAAACTAGTAAACGTATAAATGATGTTCAAGCACAGACTACAGGTATACCTTATCTAAAAAATACTGTAGGTTTAATACAAAAACTTGTTACAGAACATTCAATGACTCAACAAGAAGCATCTGCAATTTTAGGTTATGATAAAAATCCTAATATTTCTTTAGATAGTTTTAGTAAAAAATTAGATAAGTATGGTGTTAATTGGATGCGTAATGAAGTTGGTGCTAAAAACTTACATCAGATAGAAAAAGAAATGACTACTTGGTTAGGTCGTAATAGTGAACAGTCTGGTTTAAATAGTGAACAATATCAAGCATACAGAAAATCTGCAATTAGATTTGATGATTATACAAAGTATTTAAAAGAAGATCATGAATGGAGAAAAACAACTTCATTTGAAGTAGAAAGAGAGTTAAGAAAACAAGGTCTACATGGTGCTGATTATTTATATGACAATGGAGGTAATCTTAGAACAAGAGAAGAATTCATTGATATAATGGAAAAGAAAGGTAAGATTGATTCTCAAGAAAGTAAACATGAAATTATTGTTTCAAAAATAGATAAGTTGGCTAATGAAAAACATAAGTTATTAGAAGATAGATATAATAATGGTAAGCATTTTAAAAATGGAATTGAAGCTCAACAAGCATTACATAAAGCAAATGATTCTGAATTAAAAGCATTTGATCAAGAAATAATTAAATTACGTCATCAATTACCAGAAAATTTAAGAAATGGTTATGAAATGGGTAAGATTAAAGGAAACATGTATGATAATTATGAAGCTTTAGTAAATGCAGCTGGTAAAGTATATACAAGTGGTAGAATTAAAAAACCATTACCTGGAATGGCACAGTTTGGTGAAATGGAAGGTACTGGTACATTTGCTCCACGTGTAAATACAATATTAGTAAATCCTAAAGGTCATGGACCTACATCAGTATTTGCTGGTGAAGTATTCAGAGATTTAGATAATAATATAGACTGGGGTGACAATACTAAAAATAGAGCATCATTTAGAGGATTTAATAAAGGTTCATGGGATAACCATAGTAATGGTGATTTAAATAGTACTTTTAGACAAGTATATGAAGCAATGCGTAATGAACAAAATACTGCAAAATCTAAAATGGGTAACTATAAAATTACAGTATCTCCACTTGCTGCAGGTTCAATAAATAAAGTTGCTATAGTTATTAAACCAGATTTAACATGGTTAAAAACTCAAGTATATAATGTTGATAAAGATGGTAATCAAAATAGTCCAGGAACAATTAGTTATGAGCAATTTAAAAATATATCAACATATGGTATGAACATGATTACTGATGCTAAAAATATGACAAACAGTTTATATACTACTGCATACCAAAGTCCATTACAATCTTATGTAGATCATCATGAAGGTGGTTATGTTTATACTGATCCATTAAATCCTAATTATAATTTAACTATTCAAAAAGGTGCAAAAGGTGGTGGTGATTATATGCAAACAATTAATTATCAAACTTGGAACCCAAATACAAATTCATATGATAATCAAACAGTAGTAGATAATTCAACTGTTTTTGGAGCAAATTTGGAAAACAGTAGAGATGATTTTACACAATGGATAGATAATATGAAAATCCAGAATAAACTTATAGCCAATGGCAACTACTGATGTTGATGCAGGATTTAATTCATTAGATCCTTTAGGTCCTGAATATGGTAAAATAAATGCACCTTTATTAGATAGTAAAGGTGTTGCACCTTTTGAAGGTGACAAAATAAAAATGCCAGAAATTAATTTCCCGGTTACTCCAAGTTTTGGTAGTAGTTTGGATATGCCGCAACATAATGTTAGAACGGCAATTGTAGGTTCACCACCTAATAAACCAGGTGGTAATAAACCATTTGATTATAATGCTTTTGTTAAAGGTACTAAAGATCAATTAAGAGGTCAACTACAAACTAGTCAAGATAAAAGTTCATATGGTAAAATATATTCTTATGATGCAGGTCCAGATGGTAATGCATTCTATAAAAGATATCAAGCATATGGTCAAGATACATTTGACAAAATTGGTTTCTCACCATTAAGAGATAATGAAGCAGTATTTAATTCCCGTACTACTATGTGGGATGACCATAAAAGAATGATGCAACATTCATTCTGGCCATTGTTTGGTAGAGGTTTCATTGCTGGTCCACAGAGTTTATGGAAAATGGCACAGGGAGATTTTACTAGTACAGATACTGAAGATGCAAGAGCATATGCAGATGCTGCTGCTATAGGTCAAACTACCAAAGGTGGTGTAATGGGTTTTACAAACAATATGTTAATGAACTTTGGTTATTCTGCAGGTATTATGTCTGAAGCAATAATAGAAGAAGCAGTAGGTACATTAGTTGCACCTGAAACATTAGGAGGTAGTTTCTTTCTTACTACTGCAAATGCTGCAAAGAATACCATGAAAGCAATAAAAGGATTAGATATTGCAGTTGATGGATATAAAGCAGTTAATACAACTTTAAAAGCAGTTGATAATATAAATGATGCAAGAAATTTTTGGAAATCTGCAGCAAATGTTGCTAAGATGGATTTTAGTCCAATTAAAAATACAGTAACTGCATTAACAAGTTTAGGTAAAACTGTTGAAAAAGGTGATCAAGTATACAACTTAACTAATTTAGCTAAGATGTATAAAACTGCTGGTGGTTTTTATAAAGATGTTAGAGGTTTTAATATGGCTTTATCTGAAGCTAGACTTGAAGCAGGAATGGTAGAAAATCAAATTTATGATAATGGTTACAATGCATATTATAATAAATTTGGTGAAGCACCGGATAATAAAGCACAATATGCTTTACTTAAAGAAGCTAAGAAAGGTTCATTAGATACATTGTATTGGAACACGGCATTAATTTATGGATCTAATGCAATTACTTTCCCAAATATTATGGGACCTAAAGGTGGTGTTGCTGGATTTATGAAAAATACTATTAAGGAATTTACAGAAGTAGGTGGTGGTAAATTTGGTAATTTGGGTAAAGTTGTTTATGATCAAAGCAAAAAATTATTTGCTTTTAAAAAAAATAATCTTATTAACATGGTTAAAGACTATGGAAGACAACCATTATATAAATCAGTTAAAGGTACTGTAGGTTATTTTAAATCAAATTTTACAGAAGGTATTCAAGAAAGTTTACAGGAAGTTATTTCTGGAGCAAATGAAAAATATTATTCTGATGCATATGATAGAGCAGTAATAAGATCACATGAATATGCTAAAGGTGTTAGTAGATATAATGTAGAATCACAAGGTGCAAAATCTAAAGGTGAGTATTATAAAGAAGAATTAAAAAATCAAAAAACTGGTCAAGGATTTGAAACTTTTGCTTCAGGTTTTTTCATGGGTATGTTAGCAACACCACTTAATGCAGCTATACCACATATGTTTGTAGGATACAATAGAGTATTTAATCCAAAAGCATATCAAGAATTTAAAACAGAAAAATTAAATATTACCAAGAATGTAGTAAATAATCTTAATGCAATTGACATGAAAGATTTTTTAGATTCAAAAATATTTAATTATGCAACACAAGATGCAGTTGCAAGTATTAAGAATACTGGTACAAAGAAAGAAGCACATGATGCTGATTTAGATGGTTTCTTATCTCAAATGAATCATGTAAATCAAATGGGTGCAATGGGTGTATTTAGAGATAAACTAAATGAACTTAAACAACTTACACCTGAAGAGTTTGAAGATAACATTCCTAATATTCCTAAAGGTGAAGGTGCTAAGTATCAAGCTAAAATAGATGATGTTGTAAAGAAAACTGAAAGAATAGAACAGAGATATAAGTATTATCAAGATAAACATCCTAATCCAATATCAAATGATAATCTTCCACCAAAAAATACTCCAGAGTATGAAGATGCAGTTTCATTATATCATGCATGGAATAGAGGTGTTGAAAATGCAATTTATTTTAATGAAGCATTTGAAGATGGAATGAAAAGAAAAGTAGATATTCAAGGTAGATTTTTAGAACAATCACCATTGAAGTCTATGACACATAGAGATAGTGAAGTTATATTTCAACCAAAAGAATTAAAAAAAGAAATTGGTTTTCTTAAAAATGAAATTGATACATTAAAAACTTTAAGTGATCCTGAATCAAAACAAGAGTTAATTTCTAAAGAAAAGAAATTAGCAGCAATGGAAAAATTAGAAAAAGGATCAAGTTCATTTAGTAATTTTTTTAATAGATATCAGAATACTGATCAGATTAGAAAAATGTTACAAGAACAAAAAGGTGGTGAAGAAGTAACTGATGAAGAAGTTGAAGCTGTATTAGATAATGTATTAGGAGAATTTTCAGATGATAATAAAATAAAAGTAACTTCTGATTATGAATCAGCATTTAAAGGTTATTTAAAAACTACAGCTGAATTAAATGATGATTATTTATTTGATCAAAAAGTAGATGAATCATTTGCATTATTAATGGATCATCATAAGTTAGATCATGAATCTAAAGGTTTAATGAAATATATCAATCTATTACATGATCCGGGAGGATTTTTAGAAATGGTAGATAGAAATAGACAATGGATGAAAGACCTCTATAAAAAAAGAGGTGGTATGTACGATAAAATGGTTAATGAAGAATTAGATTTAGTTACAGATAATGCTTTGTTAAACACACTTGCAAATCAAGGTGTTTATATTAGTATTGAAGCATTTGAAAATTGGAAAAATAATGGAATTCCTCCAACAGAATTTTTTGATAATACTAAAAAAATAATTATACCAGAAGGATCAAGTGACTATGAAAAGTATTATATGTTATTTGAACAAGCTTCACAATTAAAAGATGAAAAAAGTACACCAATTAGAAAAACTTTTGATAAAGAATTACAAGAAGAGTTAGATAAACTTGATGTACAAAAAGAAGCAGAATTAGCTAATGTTCCTGTAATTGAAGTTAGAGAAGATATTAAAACTATTAAAAATGAAAATGGTCAAAATTTATCTTTTTCAAATATTGATAATGAACTTTTACCTAATCAATTTGCTGATTGTAAATTCATTCAAGAAAATGATGATAATGTTAGCAGAAACTTAATTATTCGTAAAGATTCAGATGGTACTTTAACAGATGTTAATGTTGATCAAAAAATACCAGAGTCATTAGATCAAACAGTAGAACGTTTTGTATCTGCTGATATTTATGAAATGGTTAACAAACCTAACCCAGAACTTGCACAACCTATCATTGATAGATATGAAGAGGCAAAGAATAAAATAATGCAAGAATATGCATTAAAAGAAGAAACTGCTGCTAAAACAGAAAGTGAATCAAAAGAAGAATTTGTACCGATTACAACTGATATTGATATAGAATCAATGCCTGCTTCATTATATAATAACTTATATAAACTATTCCAAGAAAAACAACTTAAGAAATTAAGTGATGAGGAATTTACTAATATGAGTGAAGATGAAGAAAGAAACTTATTTATTAAGTTTATTCAAGGTAATGTTGAAGCTAAACAAATGATTGATGAGTATAATAAAGAAGCACAAGTTAATCAAGCAACTAAGGAAACTGGAGAAAAAGAAAACTTTCAGTTTATATATCAAGGTAAAACTTTTGATACTGAAAATATAAAAACTTTAGTAGAATTAAGAACTTTCCAAAGAAGGTTTAAAGCATTACTTAAAACTTTAGAAGATAAGAAAAATCCAACAGCTGATGATTTAGTTTTAAAAAGTAACTACATGGTTTTAATAAAAGACTTTGATAAGTTAATTAATACTAGAGCTAAACAAGGTAGAACTCCTGAAATGCAAACTGCTATTGATTTAATTGAAAAGTTAAGATCAATGCAAGATGGTATTGAACAATCTACAGAAGGATATAAAATTAATGATATTTTACATGAAAGAGTTAGTAATGTAATATCAAAATTAAAATCAACTCCTTATGGATATAAAGATCAATCGGGAATAAATATTGCATTTGGATTAACTATTGGTTCAAATGGATTTAATCAAACTAGTATAGATGCATTTATTAGTGAGTTAAGAAAAAGAGGATTATCCGGATTTAGTAATTTTACATATAATGAACTTACTAAAGATCTAACAAATCTATTAGATAATATAAATACATTAGAAGATACTAGTAATAAAAATTTACTTAAAATTATCAGTGGTTATGTTTCTGAAAAAACATATGAAGAATCTAGAATTTCTGGTAACTACTTAGATGCACAAGTTAAAAATCTATTTGATGGTAAAGAACCTGTATTTAATGAAGATAACATAACTAGAGAAGCATTTGATAACTTGTTTGGTCCTAAAGGAGTATTATCAGAATTAAAAACAAAAGTAGATAACGGTGAATTATATGTAGTTTCTCAAGGTATTAGAGTATATGATACTGAATTAAAAATTGCAGGTGAGATAGATTTACTTGTAGCGGATACTAAAGGTAACATTACTATTGTGGATCTTAAGTCCGGAGAAAAAAATAAATGGGATGGTTTTAAAGATCCTAATAATAAATTTTCTAAGGAAGAAGATTACCAATTACAACAAACTGCATATGCTAACTTATTAAATAGAATGTTAGGTATCAATGCAGCAATTGCAATCTTACCAATACAAATGGTTAGAGAAGCAGAAACAGGTAGAATAATGTCAGCAGGAAAACCTACTGCAAAAAATTTACTTACATCTGATACATTGATTTCATTAAATAAAGCGCCAGTTGCAGAAAGAATTAATTCTATTATTCCATTAAGAGAAACTAAAGAAGAAGTAATTATAACTCCATCACAAGTTGTTCCGGAAGATAATGAATCATCAGAAGATGAAGAAACAATAGTACCAGAAGATACTACAGGTAAAGAAGGATTTATTAATGATGCTGATAGAGTAACAGTAAAAGATATACAGAATCAACTTGACAAAGCAAACACAATAGATGATGTTAAACAAATCATTGCTGATTTAAATAGTAGTGTAAGTCAAGGTTTTGTTACTGCAGATGATGTAGTTCCAATTACAGAAGCAATTAAAACTAAAGTATCACAATTAGCTACTCCACAAGAAGTTATTCTTAAGGCAGAAAATTTAGAAAAAGGTACAGAACTTATTGCTAAAAATAATATTAATGGTAAAGATTCTCGTATATTTGCTAATACATCAGATGCAGTTATGCAGAATGACATTATAGTAGTAGACTCTATAGATACTAAGTATAAAGTAGTTACTGCAAGTGTACTAGGTAAATCAATTACATTGCGTATACCATTTAATGAATTGAATGATAACTTTAGTTTAAAAGAAGTAATTATGGGCACAACAGAACAACCAGTAGAAACATTAACACCAGAGGATAAATCTTTAATAAATGAAACTACGGATTTAACATCAAGTTTTATTGAAGATACAAACAGAATTGATGAGATAGAAAAAAGTGCTTCAACTAAATCTATTACAGAGTTAGATGATGATTTGTTGGATGATATAGATTGTAAATAATATGAAAATTACTTGTTCTTTAAAGCAGTCTCAAATTGAGAAACTGTATGCAAATATTTATGGGCACCTATTAGATAGTCAAAATAAAGGAAAAACTTTTGACTCTAAAGGATACATGATAAACTTATTTAATAAGATTGCTACAAAAGGTGATGTAGAAACGGCTGCAAAATTTTTACAACAAGTACCTACATTAATTGGTACTGCATCATTTAGACCATCTTTAGAAGAATTAGGTTTGCCAACAGATATGTTAAGACCTTTAATTAAAAGTTTTAAGAATGAAGATGCGGGTTTATTAAATGTAGTTAGTTATTTTAATCCTACATTAAATATTAATGTACAACAAGAATTAATTGATCAATCAGAAAAGAATGCATTTGTTGTACCAGAAAATGATTCTGAAACTGTTACTAAAGATCTGTTTGATTATTTACCCTATGACTCTTTTTCTACTACATTTCAAGAATTCTTAACTGTAGATCCAGATAAAGCTGCAACAAATGAACAACTTGATGTAAATAGAAAAGTTATTTATGCAACACTTAAAGAACTTAAAAAAACTATTGGAACTACACCTAATTTAGGTAAACTTGTATATCAAAATGTTACTTTAAAATTAGTACCACAAAGACTAGATACTGCTGATACAGATGAGTTAGATAAAACAACAAAAAGATTACAAAATAGATCAGAATTTTTAAATAGAAAAGGTGTAGCTCAACCTAATGTAACTAAACCAAATGAAATTTTCTTAATGATAATTTCAAATGAAATAGGTGAACCAGTTTATTTTAATGATGAAGGATCAATTACTACAAAAGAAGAAGGTGGTAAACAAGTTTATCAATTCTTAAGAGATGCAAGAAAAAAAGGTGATAGATATACAGTAACTGATATTTATGGAAAAGATAATCAGATACTTAATGCAAAAGAACTTGCAACATTAATGGATAAAAATTCAAAAATTAAATTAAGTAAAGAAGAATTTAATAATTTAGTTGCAGAATTAGATAAAAAACAACAAGAAGAATTTAAACAGTTATATAACTTTAGACAACGTTTGATTAAAGGTGAAATACCATTAATTAATATAACAGATGTAAGTCAAGGTATAAAAGAATATACCAATAAAGAAATTACATTAAGTAATATAAGAAGATATCCGTTTGGTACAGATCATGTATTTAAAACAATACAAACTATTAAGACTCCAAGAGGTCAGTTTAAAAAAGGTGAAGCAACAATTACTATAGAGGGTCAAGAATTTAAAATTGATAGACCAAACTTGACAGATGATTTAATTAAAAAAATTGCAACAGTATTAACTGATAAAAATTTAAGTAAAGAACTAAGATATAGATTTTATTCACAATTTTTAGCAAATAAAGCATCTCTTGCAACAAGAAAACATACTTTATCTTATACTCCTGTTACAGATGAATTGATTTTTTCTTATTCAAAAAAAACATTTCAAGAAGGATACGATAGTAAGTTTACTGATGTTATGTTAGATAGTGATACAGCATACACAGAAATATATGATGCATTAAAATTAGCTTCAGGTAAAAATGGTAATTACTTTTCTGCTAAAATGACTTATAATAAAGACTTGTTAAACATTAATGGTTATCAAGATTATAATTTAGATACAAAAGAATTATCAGAAGATTTTATTCCTTATATTCCATTGCTTGAAACTCTTCCTAATACAAAGGTAGATGCTAGTGTAACTAGTAATCCAAGATTTTTTAATTCATATATGAAGTTTGCACTTCCAAATGAGTTTACACAACAATTAGAAGAAGCACAAAACAGTTCAAATGATGCAGAAAAAGATGATTTCTTTGAAACTTTATCCGCACCTTCTGATGTAGAAAATTTAATGCCCAGTGAAAAGAAAAAAGTTATTGTTGATACACTTAAGTCTGATAAGAAAATAGTAGGAACAATTACTAAACCTTTTGGTTCAGATACTAAATGGAAATTTATTACTGCAAAAGGAACAACAATAGATTTTTATTCTCATACAAATAATATTACTGATTTAGATACAGTTGCTCAAGCTAATTTAAACTTACTTCCAGAAGTTGACTTTAATGGAAAAGTAATGACAGATGTTGTTGAGGTTAGAATAGGAGATAAAGTAATTGGTTATGTAAGAGAAACAGATGACTTTGATAAAGTAAATATTGTTGAACCAACAAAGTCTCAAGAAGAAATTGATGCAGAAATAGAAGAAAAAATTAATCCTAAAAACACAAGTCATCCATCTGAAGATAGTTTATTTTTTACTAGGTCGGGTGATTTAACTAATAATGTAACAGAATCTGAAATTAAAGATGCTCATACATGGTGGGCTAAGTCAGATTTAACTAAACATATTGGTTTTAAAGAAGCAGTAAACATAGTTAATTCTGATGCATATGCAAGATTTATGACTTATGGTGCTAGACTTAACGGTACATTAGGTACTATAGAAATTGCAAATAAAGGTTCTATGGTTGATGTTTATCATGAAGCATGGCACGGATTTTCACAATTGTATTTAACTAGAAAACAAAAAACCTCTTTATACAAAGAAGTAAGAAGAAAATTAGGAAGAAATAAAAAATTATCATTCTTTGAAATAGAAGAAATAATTGCTGAAGAATTTAGAGAGTATGCAAAAAATCCTAAACCTAAACCTGATTCACCAGTAAGAAATACTATATTTAGAATAATATTAAACTTTTTAAGAGAAGTTTTTGGAAAAGGTAGTGTTACAAATGTTAGAGATATTAAAAAAGTTCAAGAATTATTTGATAATTTATATTTAAACAAAAATCTTAATAAGTATACTCCTACTATTGATAATGTAATGTTTGATTTATTATATAGAAATAGTGGTATTGTTAAACCAGGAACATTAACTGATCAAGTACTAGATAGACAAGATTCTAATCTAATTAAAGATAGTATGGATTCAATAATTTCTGATTTGGTTGATTCTGATAATGGTATCAAAGGAAATAAATCAGGAACTTTGGCTATACTGCTAGATAGTAGAAATAGAGATGAGTTATATAAACTAATTAATATTAATTTAAATAAATCTTTAAGTCATTATAAATCTACATTAGAAAAACTTGATGATAAAGATGAAAATAAAAATACTAAAGAAGTTTTAGAAAATAGAGTAAGAATACTTCAAGCAGCTGTAGATAATTATGGAAATTCAAAAAGTGGTGTTATACAATATCATATAGAAAATAGTACATTTGATTTAATTAAACAAAAATATACAACTCTTGAATTAGATGAAGAAGGTAATTTGTTTGATCCAAATAATACTGACAATACAGAAAGATATGGTGATACTAAAGTTGGAGAAAAGTCTTTAATTCAGTTAGCTGGAAAAGAAACACTTTATATTCTTAAAAGTTTACATGAAGTTGTTGATGGTAAAATAAAGTATAATGAATTAGGTTATAAAAAATTAGCTCCTTTTAGAACTACCTGGAATAATACTGTAAGAGCAATCAGTGGTCTACAAGATCCACAAGAAATGTATGATAAATTAGTTGAAGAAAGCAAAGTCAGTCCTGAGTTTAAACAGTTGACAGAAAATAAATTAGCTAATCCGTTAAATTCTAAAAATCCAAATGAACAAAAAGCAATAACTTCATTTTGGCAAGATTTTAACAAACCAAGAGTTCCATATATTCAGTTTACAATTTTTAAAAAGACAGATGAAAATCCAAAGGGATCTTCTGAAGTTACTGAAGCATCAATTGAAACTAAAACTGTTATAAATAAATTTCAAAATAAATTTAAAGCAGATATTAATAGTGTATATATTAAAAGAATAGGTAAAGAAAACATTCCAACACTTGACATATCTGAGATAGTAAAAGATTTTTCTGATGCAAATGGTAATTTAGATATATCAAAATCCTATGAGTTTGCAAGAGCTATTGGTTTTTATTTAGATGACATAGGTATAATCAAAAATACATTAAAGAAAGATGAATCTACCATACAACAGTTTGGTTTACCATACATCTTTAATGCTGTTAAAGTACTTAACCGTAAAGATAAACTACCAGTAAAGAGTGCTTTAGTAAGTAAATGGATTAGTAAATTTAAAACTAATCCAATTAAAACATTAACAGAGGCTATACCTGTAGGTGTTATTGGTCCTGATATATTTAAACAAAAAAATAAGGTAGAAGCATTAGCAAGACTACAAGGAAGATATGGTGTTGACTCATCTAATTTTGGTGTATTTAATGCTGAAAGAAACTTAGTATTTGAACACATAGACAATAACAGTATTACTAAGATAGTTTATGCATTAAACAATGCTGAAAAATTATCAGATCTTTGGGAATCAGATAAATTTAATTATACTAAGTTTTTAGACCCAAAAATAAATAGTTTTACAAATAGATCTGGTATACTAAGATCATTATTTGACATGAGAGATCCAAAGAAATCTAAATTAAAAGATAGAGATCTTGAATTATTTATGAATTCTGGTACACAAGTAGAACAATCTGCAGTAGGTTTAAATACTACATCTTTAGATGTTAATAGTAAAATGCTTCAGGAAATGAATACAATGCTTAAAGGTGGTGTTCAAGAATTTATGAGACATGCATCTAAGTCATCTTCATTTGGAGCAAGAATTAATGGAGGTATAGTTGGTAAACCTGGTAAACAAGGTAGTGATGAAAGGTTATGGGTAGATATAGATATGTTTGCAAAAAATATAGCACATGACTATGCATTTACAGCACATCTTTTACCATACATGGAATCTGAAGCAGAAAGAATATTTAAGTGTAATAGTAATCTTGATACATTTAAAAATTATGTAGGTTATAATAGAGAACTTAGTAATGGTAGAATTGCTGGTCAAGAGTTTACTGCATTTGATAATGTATTAACTGATAATACTAAAGAACTTATTTATGCTGCAATTAATAAAGCAATAAAAAATAAAGAGTTGTTTAATCTTGGAACTTTTTTAAAAAATAATCCAACTTTATTATCTACAGTTAAAAAAGAAACTGCCTTTTATTTTGCAGATCAAACTCGTGAAAATTTATATAAGTTAACAACAAGTAATTATATCAGTCCTAGTCTTAGAGAAAAATTAAATGTGTTTAATATTACTGAAGATGCACAAGATAAAGTTTTAGTTGATGCTTATACATATAATGCATGGATTCATAATTTTGAAACAGCAAGTTTATTTTATGGTGACATTGTACAATACAATCATGATAAAGAGGAGATGCATAAAAGAAATACTGGAGCAACTTCTGGTGGTAGAACTTTTAGAACTGATATATCTGCACAAAACTTTGCAAATGGATATTTAGCTGATACATCATATGCAAAAAAACATAATGCCACTCCTATTAGTTATAATGGTACTTTTAATACTGCTATCATAAAAGATATTGAAAGAACTTCTATATACTATCCAGATTTTGAAAAAGCATTAAGAGAAGATTATACTAAAAGATTTTCTAAAGTACTTGATAAAAGTAAAGTAGCTGCAGCTGTAGAAGATAGAGTTGCAAAAGAAATTAAGAAGTATAAAGATATGGAAGAAGGTGATGGTCAAGGTTGGATCACATTTGATGCATATAGATTATTAAAAACAAATGAAAATAGTTGGTCTAATGCACAAGAAGTATTGTTCCAAAAAATAAATAACAATCAACCAATAGAAGCAACAGAAATAACTGAAATGTTTCCTGTTTATAAATTGCAAAACTTTGGTCACTTAGCAAATACAGATTTGTTAGCACCAATAAATGCAATGCATAAATTTGCACTTATGCCACTTATTCCTAGTATGATAGAAGGTACTGATTTAGAATCTTTACATCAACAAATGATGTCTAAGAACATTCAGTATTTAACATTTCAAACTGGTTCTAAAGTAGGTAGTGTAACTTCTAATGGTAAAGCAGATCAAATATATGATGCTAACTCTGACGAAAAGATTTTAAAAACAGATATTAAATTTACTCCAAATACTATTTATGTTGATTATTTAAAAAATGTAACTGCTGTTCCATCTAAATTTAAAAACAAAACAGTTTTTTCAACACAGTTGAGAAAATTAATTCTTAGTAATTTATATGAAAATGGTAAAATCATTAATTCTGATAATACAAAAGCAATAAAAGAATATGAAGCTGCAGTAGATCATCATAGTAATTTATTAAAATTAGAATTACTTAATGAAATAGGATACGAGCATGATGTAAAGAATAATAAATATTATGGTAATGTAGATAAATTTTTAGATGTGGTTCAAGCTGAACTTGAAAAAAGAGATTTACCAGAACATTTAATTCAAATGGTTGGTCTTACTAGAGACAAGTCTTTAAGAACAGATTTATCATTACATTTAAAAGCAGATGAGATAGAAAAAATTCTTGTTGCTTTAGTTGAAAAAAGATTAATTAAACAAAAAGTTAAAGGTGAAGCATTAGTTCAGGTATCCAGTGCAATGACTAATGGTATATGGGATCAAAAAACTAAATTTAAAAATGCTACAGTAGCTGATGTTAAAAAATTCATGGGTAGTAATAACTTACCTTTCTATCATCAAGATGCATCTGGTAATACATTAGCTATGAAAGTTGCTATTGCTTTACAAGGTGACTTTGTTAACTTACTTAAACTTAATCATTTAGATGGTCAACCTATAGGTACAAGAGCTAGATTAAATGATATGATTAAAGAAGACAAGTGGTTAGACTTAAATGATAATAGAAAGTCTGTTACTTTATCTGCTGTAAGAATACCAGTACAAGGATTAAACTCTATGGAGTTTATGGAAGTATATGAATTTTTAGATCCAGCTGCAGGAAATATTATTATTCCTCCATCTGAAATTGTTGCTAAATCAGGAGCTGACTTTGATGTTGATAAGTTAACTACATTTATGCCACACATAGATTACAAAGGTAATTATGTGAAAGGTCAATTAAGTAATGAGGAGTTACTTAAAAAAGTTAATAAACTTAATGAAACTCCAGAAGGTAAAAAACTTGCAACTAATTTAATTAAGTCTCAAAAATCCGCATCTGAAAATAATTTAATAGCAACAATCAGAGGTATACTTGAACTAAAAGATAATTTTGCTAGTTTAATTAGACCAAATGATACATATTTATTAAAAGAAATAGCCGATGAGTTACAAGATCATGTAACAGATTACAATAGATTTGGAAATGTACATAATGAAAATAGAACAGGACTTAAAAATCAAAAAGTTATTAGTCCTACTAGAGTATTAGAAGCAGGTTATAATTTACATAAACATGAAGCCAACATGGTTGGTAAGAGAGTGTTAGGTATTATTGCTGTAGAAAATGCATTACATCCTATCTTTAATGCTATTGGTGCAGCAATGCCTAAAACATATAAAGAGTCAAGTTATGTAGGTAACAAGTATATTGATGGTAAAATTGACTATGATACTAGAATACTACTACCTACAAATATGACAAAGGATGGTAGAATTTCATTGTCTGGAACTGAAACTTCTGATGGTATGGATAACATAGGAGAATTATTTTCTCAAATGTTAAATGGTGCTGTGGATGTTGAAAAAGATGCATGGATATTCTTTATTCAAGGTAACTATGAATTAATTCCAATGCTTACATTTTTGTTTAAAGCAGGTGTACCTAAAGAACAAGCAATTATGTTTGTATCACAACCACTTGTTAGAGAATATGCAAAACAACAAAGAGAAGTAAAGAGTGCATATGCTACACTTACTGGTGTTGTACCTGAAGATTATAATCCAATGTTTGCTAAATATACAGCAGCACAAAATACATTAGAAGGTAAGAATCTTAACAGTGTAATTAATAAAGCTACTGCATTAAAAGTTAAAGATGTTTTAAGTTTACAAGGTGATACAGAAATAAAGTTTGCAGAAAATAAAGTATATAAAACTAAAAAAGCAAGTACTATACTAAAAGAAATTAAAGATGGTACTATAGATCCAACAAAAATTACCTATATGGTAAATAATGAAACTGGTGAAAAAATATTCAAACCAATTGGAAAACATCCTGTATCTAATGCAAACTTTTATTATACAGCTAAAGCAGCAACAGAAAATAAAAAAGAATTTTCATTAGAAGAATTAAAGCAAAATGTAGTTGATAATGATAGTACTTCACCACAAGCAATTGCAGCTTTCTTACATTTATTAGAAATTGAAAAGTCATCAAAAGGATTCAGTGTATTAAAAATGCAAGCAAATCCGGATACTAAAACATCTAAGACAATTCAAGAAATAATTAAAAGAAACTTATCACTTGAAGATATTAAAGAATTATCAAAATTAGAACCAGGATTAGTAGACAAATTACAAAAGTCAATACTAGGTACTTTCTTTGATAACAAACTAATTAAAGATTTAGTAGTACCAGTATTCCAATTAAGAAATAATGATGTTGTTACTTCAACTATTTTAAAATTACTAGATAAAAACTCAAATTCAATAGCAGAAAAGTTTGGTAAAGGTCAAGATGGTGCTAGTCAGTTTATTACACAGTTTAAAAATGCAATTCCTAATTACATTTATCAAAACTATATGTCTCACTTTATTGATAAAGCAGGTAATTTAACTGATACTCCAACTGAATTTAATGAACTTACCGTAAAAAATGTAGCGGGAACTACTAATGGAGCAAAAGTAGTAGGTAATAATATATATGTAGATACGGAAAGACTAAGAAATGAATTTGAAAATAAACTGTACACAAGAGAAAGTACACTTGAAGGTAACTATAAAGAATCTGGATTAAGAGGATTTAAACTTCAAGATGATATGTTCCCTAACTTATCTTCTTATGTAAGATATGTATATGAAAGAGAATATCAAAGACATTTATATCCAATTGATTCTTTAAAAACTAATAAAGATTATTTAAAGTTTAAATCAGATTTTAAATCTGCAGGTGTAGATGAAAGTAAATTAACTGATGTAGCATATGAAGCATATCTAAATCAAAGAGCATTAATAAATGCATTTAATAGAGAAGCAATTATGGGTATGGAAGATTATTCATATACTGATATGGTTTTAAATATGGTAGAAGAATTTTCTAACTTAAAACATAAGTATCCAATTGTTAATCAATTCACTAAACCTAAAGTTGTTACAAGAAATATACACGGTCAGGTACTTAAAGAAAATTATGTTTTAACATTAAATGATGTTAAAGAATTAAAAGATGGTCAACTTGCAGAAGTATATTACCAAAATATAAAAGATCTTGGAGATGAAACTGTAAAGAAAGTATCTAATATAGAAGATAATAAAAGAATTAGTAAATTATTTAGTCTGTTGCCTATGATGATGATATATCAACATGGTTTAGGATATAGTAAATATGGATTTAATGAAGCATTACCATATAATGATTTTATAGGTGTAATGCAAACAGCAGCAGATATTTATGAAGATAAAATTCTTAATGAACAATCTTTATATTCTATTTATAATTTACTAATGAATGAGAATAATGCAAACTTTAAAGATTATGTTGCACCAAGAGCTAAAGATTATAAAAATCCAGTTGCTAGTGAATTCTCAAATCCTGTAGTAACAACTGTTGAAGAATTAGATGATAGCATGAGAGCATTATTAATGAAAAATGCTGTTCCTGTAGTACAACCATCTACTAATGTTGAATATAATTATAATCCATCAAATGTATCTGAGCAAACAAGAGATGATTATAAACAATATGTATTAAAACAACTTGGAAAACCTGAAATTAAAGCTAAAGCAAATGCATTTGATTTTATATATCCAGATTTAACAATTACAATATCTAAAGATGGTTCTCTTAGTTACACAAATGTTAATCAAAAAATTGTAGATTTATCTAAAACAGATTCTGGATATGATCTTAAATTTATGGTTGGTTTAAATAAATTAGCTGAAGAGTTTACTCAACCATCTGCTAGTGTTGAAACAGAAGTAGTAATTCCAGGTGTTGAAATTAAAAGAAATGTTATAACTAAAGAAGAACAACTTGAGTTATTTAATATTCTTAAACCTTATATTGAAAAACAAGGAGCCACAACCAATAAAGCTACTAGTGCAAATGTAATGATTGGATTAGGTTTAAGATGGGATTATAAATCAAATAATCCTAATTATAAAGCTATTGAAATAAAAAATATTATTGTACCTGGAAGTAGTGCTAAGTATGGTTATTATGAAGTATCTATTAATGGTCAACCATTAGGTCCTATTAATCCTAGAATTAAAACATTAATGTCTAAAGCTACTGGTATAGATGCTACTGATTATGATGGGGCTATAATAAATCTTTATACAGATAAAACTTTTATAAGTGCTCATAATGATGTAGATGAAGCTGCTGATGCTATTGGATATCCTGTACTTGTTTTAAATATAGGTGGAAGTGGCAATTTTAGTGTACAACAAACTGGAAAATATGAACCTACTCCTCTTAATTCTGGAGACTCATATATTTTTGGAATAAATGGAGAAAACAGAAAAGTAATGCATAGAACTTTTCCTTCTAAACAAGATGGATTTTTACCTGCAATAACTACAGCAATAGATGGAGAAACTTATTCAAAAGGAAGTTATAGATTATCTATTACTTTAAGAAGAGTAAAAAATCTAAAACCAGGAATGCCTACAGTACCAGCTAAAGTTGTTACTCAACCATCTACTAGTGAACCTACAGATATAGTTAAAACAATTAGTCCTAATGGTAAACCACCAATTGAAAGAACATCATCAGATTGTGAATAAAAATAAGTACATTTATAATATAATTTAAGTTATGCCTTGTCCTATTAAAATAAAAGAATTTTTAACTAATCAAGTTTTTGAAAAAGGTCAAGCAGGTCTTTTTATGAGAAAAGAACTTGCTGATAAATTAGCTGCAGATATTAATGCTGAGTATGATGCTAAAGTTATAAAATTTACTAAGTACTTTGATCACTTAGAAAGAGAAATTACTATTCCTCAATCTTTAATTGATGAGTATTATGATGCAGAACTTCAAGAAGAAATTAAAGAAATGAAATCTGCAGAAAGAGAAGCAGAAGAACAACAACTACAAGAAGATATAAGAGCAGGTAAAGTATTAGTAGAAAATCTTGATGTAGATACAGATAATAATGATTATAACTTTAATGAAAACTTTACTGAAGACTATTACAAAACTAAAGTAATAGAAAATAGAGACTTACAAATTGCTCAAAAACTTGGTGAAAAATATGCTAAAGCATTTAATGTTTCATATTCTATAATTACACCAGGAGAAGCAGCAATCTTATTAGAAGATAGTCCAACACCATTTACATCTGATGTATCTTCATTTTTTTATGATAATGCTATTTACTTTATAGAAGGTAAATTTACTGCAGCATCTGTATTACATGAATTTGCTCACCCATTAGTTAAAGGTATAGCATTTCAAAATCCAAAGTTATTTCAAAATTTGTTTTCACAGCTCACTAGTACTAATACTGGAATTGATGCATTAACAAAAGTAAAAGATAAGTATCCGGAACTTGATGAGGATTCAGATAGATTTAAAGAAGAAGCAATTGTTACAGCCATGGAAATGGATGCTGCAATGGAAATTGAAAATGTTAAAAATAATGACAGTGCATTTGCTAAGTTTATACAAAACTTAATTTTTGCAATTAAAAAAGTTATTAAAGCTTTAACAGGAAATATTAATCTTAAAAACTTATCTACATCAACTACCAGAGATGAGTTAGTTAATATGATGCTTAATGAAGATTTTCAAATAGAAGATTTAAAATATCAGTTATCATTATTTGCTGAATTTAAAAAAGATACGGAAGATTATATTAAAGAACTTAAAGATACTACACCTAAAAAATTAGTTGAAGCAATTAATAAGTTTCATAATGAAATGACTTTCCAAATTGGTGTACTTAAAAATTCTCCTAAAAAACTTAGAGAAGAACTAAAAGGAAAAGAAGGATTAGATGTATTACGTAATATAAAAGATTATGTAAAAGGTTATAAAACTGCAGGAGAAGATTTAACTGAAGAAGAATTAGAAGAATTATTTAAAAATTTAGGTGAAGAACAAGATGACTTAAGAGTACGTTCACTTGCATTTATAAATAGTTTAACTGAGTTAGAAGTTTTTGCAAGAAGAGTACAAACTTTACTATCTGATATGAGAAAGTCAGATAAGTTTATGACTTATGATGGTAATGGTAAAATTCAATATTTTAAACAATTCATGGAGAGAGAAGTAAAATTCTTGAATGAAGTAAGAAGATCACTTGCATTAGATCCTTCTAATGAATTAGTTAAAAAAATATTAGCAATTAAAGCAGTTGTTGAAGATAATGTTGAAAATGCTAAAGAAATGACATTTGAATTTGTTAAAGGGTTTTTTATGGAAAACAGTATAACAATGCAAAAAAATGTTAAAGAAAAATTAGAAGAAACAATTGATAGAGTTTTAAAAGCTGAAAAATTTACCCAGGATGACATTGATGTATTTAAAGATGATTTATTTAATAAGTTAGATATAGATAATATTAAAGGAATAAAACAATCAGATTTTTTATTACCAAGTATTCCTAAAGGAGCAAAATATATTTTATCAGAAATTGGTAATTATAATTCAAACAAAATTACTGAAGAAACAGTAGATAATTATTTAAGAGGTCATGTAAGAGATTTAGGTATGATGGGATCACTTGCAACTCCTATGGGTAATGTTAATGATATGTTTGGATCTTTTGTAAATTTTATGAAATCTAAATTATCAAATGCTGAAGTTAAAAGTTTAGATAAACAATATAAGATAGCTGAAGAATTACAACCTTATTTAAATGCTGTTGGAATAAATCATAATGATACTAAAGCTATTGCAGATTTAGTATTATTTATTGATACTGTACCAGATACAGATGAACATGGAAATTTTATTGAAAAACAAATCTATGCATATCTTGATAAATTTCAAAACTGGAGAGCAGATAGAGGTAAGTTAGAATTTGATTTAGAAAAAGCTAGAACTTTAGGAAAGAAAGATGAAATAAAAGCAGCTATGCAAGCTCGGTGGGAGTTTGATGAAAAATACATGCAACGGAAGTATGTAGATGCTGTTTATGATGTTAAAAAGATGTGGAGACAAGATAATGTTTTATTAAATCCTGCAACAGGAAAAGAAATAAAAATATCTGCAAGTACTTCTATTGAAGCATATATGGAAAGACAATCTGCATTAGATGATTTGGCAACATTTAATAGTTCAAACTTTACTGAATTAGATGATCTTAATGAATTTACTCCTTCAAAAGCTGCTAAAATTAAATATGATGAATTGTTTAACATGTTTAATTTAAACGGTGAATATAAACAAGGTAAAGAATTAGAAAAAGTATTAATAAGAAGAGCATACAGAGAACAGTCTAGAAAATTTAATGAGAGCACTACTAATATTGATAAAGTACAAAAAGATTTAGATCATTTTGTTAATGTAACTTTAGCTGGTATGGGTATAACTAAAGATTCTGATTCTGCAAAATATGAATCTGAGATTGCTAAGTTTACTAGTAAAAACTTTAAGATAGCATATACTAATGAATACTTTCAAGAAAGAAATGCAACATTAGATGCTATTAAAAAAATAAATGAAAAAACAAAAGGGTCAGATATTTCTAAACAGTTAGCTAATTTATATGAACAAAGATATAATTTAGTAAATAGAGTAACTGATAAAGATGGAGAACCTAATGGTTTAATGTTAGGTCAAGATCAAATCAAAAGACTTAAAAGTATTGAAGAAGAAATTGTTGCAGCACAAGAACAGTTTGATAGAAAAACTGGTTTATCTAAAGAAGATTCAAATAGATTAAAATACTTTGAAGAAGAAATAATTGGTAAAGGTAAGTTTAATGAAATGACACCTGAAGATAAAGCTGAATATCAAAATCTATCTAACAATAGAACAGCATTTGGTTTGTCTGGTCAAGAAACAACTTATTTAAGAGGTTTATATAGAAAACTTAATGAACTTACTGATACACAAGCAACTGATTATTATATCACTGCATTTAATAATGCATTAGGTGATGCTGATGTTCCAATTGCAACAATAGAAACTGCTGATAACTGGATTAATTCAAATGATGTAATGAAAGCAAAAGCTGAAAGTTCTGCATTTGCTGAATGGTTTGATAGAAATCATTATACTAGACCAAGTTTTGATCAAGAAACCGGAGAGTACATGAATAAGTACTATAGGTTAAAAGCATGGACTATAAGTAAACCAAGTGATTCTTCATTTTATAAAAAAACAGAATTAGTTGATCCTACTACTGGTGATAAACTTACAGTAGATGGAGTTCCTATTGCTAAATATTCATATACTAAAATTAAAGATGAATTTTTTACAGGATATGATGCAAAGACTAAAACTATTAATAAAAAAGTAGGAGTGCATGTAGATAACAGAGGTAACTTTTTACCTAAGACATTTGCTATTGGAGATGTGAATGATAAATACATGAATAAAAAATATTTTGAACTTCAAAAAGCAAACAATGCACAATATAAATTACTTGAAAAATTAAAACAAAATATATTAGATGTACAAGAAGATTCACAATTTGCATCAAGAATGTATTTAGATTTTGCTAGATTTAGAATTGATACTAATCTTGAATATTTACAAAAAGGTAAGCTTCAAGAAAGTATAAAAGATAAGAAAAATATTGTATTACAAAATCTAAAGGCTGCTGTTACTGCAGCTAAAGATGACCCGGAAAGAAGTTTGAATTTTGATAATAAATATTTATTAGTTCCAACAGACTTACAAGGTAAACCAATTGCTAAAGTTCCTATTAGAGGATTATTTAATTTAGATATTAATACTGTTTCTACAGATGTGTTTAGATCAATGTTTAATTATATGTATTCAATTGATCAACAAAATGCATTAATAGAAAATGAACCATTAGCACAAGCACTACTTAATGTATATAGAGATCCAGATAATGCAATTGATAAATTAGATAGAGCAAGTAAAACTCTTGCAAAAATAGATGATAAAGCATCTTCTTTCTTAAAAAGATCTACTAATAAAAGATTACAGTTAGCTGAAGATTTTATTAACAGAACTTTTTATGGTCAAATTACTAGTGAATTTCAACAAGAAAATGTAATGACAACTAAAATTGCAAAAGGTTTAGTTGGTCAAGCAAGTAGAGCATTTTATGCATTAAACTTACAATCCTCAGTAAAAAATAAATGGGGAATGACAGTGCAGAAACTTATATATTCTGCAGGTGGAAAATATATTGACTATCCTTCAATGGCAAGAGGTCAAATATCTGCAACAAAAGCAATGTTTGAATATGCTGCTAAAGGTGCATATGCAAAAGGAATGAAAAGTTTACCAATGCAAATGATGGATAAGTTTGATATGAATCCAGGAAAAACTAAATCTGAGTTTGGTAAATCTACTACAAGAACAGCTGTAAAAGATTTATTAGATGGTGCATGGATGTATTCTGATAGAAAATTATTAGAACTAGAAGGAGCATTAGAACTTGGATTTGCAGTTATGGAAAAACAACTTGTTGATCAAGTACAAGATGATGGTTCAGTAACACAAATAAGATATGCAGATGCATTTGAAACTAATGCAGAAGGTAAAATGGTGTTAAAGAAAGGTATTGATCCTGAATGGGGAACAGAAGAACTTACTCATACTGTACAAGTAGGGGACACATTAGATTCTATTGCTAAGAAATACCATATGACAGCAGAAGAATTAAAATCAAAAAATAAAATTACAGAACTTCCGGAACTAGGTGAAGATATAACAATTTCAACAAATAAGAAATTTAATGATGTTAAACTAATCATAGCATCAGTAAATAAAAAACTGAATGGTACAATGACCAACATTGATGGACCAGCAGCTGAAAAGTATTTGTTATATAATCTATTTAGTTTTTCAAGAAAATATGCCACAGGTATGTTCTTGCAAAGATTTCAAATGGATACTTCTAAAGGTAATAAAGGTAATGAAACATGGGATTGGGACACTAATGATACAACTAAAGGAACATACATAGAATTCTTACAACTATCAGGTAAATTAATTAAAGGTTTTAGTACATACTGGCCAATTATGAAACCTTCAGAAAAAGCTGCTGCTAAACAAGTAATTATGGAAGGTATGTTATTATTTCTTATAGGAATGGTAATAACTTATTTATTTGGTTATGATCAAGGTGATGAAGATAGATTTGCTAAAATTAAAGCACGTGAAGATAAATATGGTGCTGCAGGATTTATGGCAAACCATTTATTATATCAGTTAATGATGGTAAAGAAAGAAAATCAATCTTTTATTCCACTTCCTGGAGTAGGTTTAAATGATTGGTTAAGTTTTGGTAAAGCAACTACAATTGTAATAGGTCCAACATTAGGTGTATATGGAAAAATATTTGTTGATCTTGGTCAAATCTTAATTGGTAGTGATAAAGCTACATATAAACAAGATGTTGGTCCATATTCATGGCAAAAACAAGATGTATATAAGATTTGGAATCACATAGGTTCATTATTTGGTGTATCAGGTAAGAATGTTAGTCCTTATTGGTCTATCAAGAAGAAAGAGATATTTGAAAACATGAATTAAAAAAAATAAGGGAAAGTCCTAAGACTCTCCCTATATGTTTTTATCTTGTTCCAACTAAAAAAAAAGAGGTGCATCTCTGCACCCCTTAATTGATATATATTAACCCTGTAAACCAGGTTCTTTAAAAGAAGTCAGTTATATCATCTGATTCTTCTTCATTTTCATCTACAAAATCAATAGATAAATTAAAATCTAACACTTCAACTTTTTCTATTTCTAATTTAGTTAAGTCAGCTTCTATTTCTATTTCTACTTCTTCTTCTACTGTAATAATGTGTTGTTCTGACCAAATATTAATCTCATCATCATCATCATCTGGATCTTTAGTTACTGCATTATGAAAATCTATAGCTTCAAATGTATTTCCTGCAACATCAGTATAGGTTACTATATCTTCTTGCAATTTAGTAAAAATAATTTCTTCAGCTGCATATCTGATATCTTCATCCATTTGATCAGCTTCCATATCAGCAATCTGGTTAAGTAAGTTAACTTGATTAGGATCAACAAACTCTACCTCAGATTCAACAACTACAGGAACTACTACAGGAGCAGCAACTGCAAAATTATTAATACTTGACATAAAATAATGAAGTACTCTTTGGTCTTCCATCCATGTTTTAGGATGTGAATGTTGTAGAGCAATAGTTACATAATTATAAAAAGCCCATAGACTATTAGAATCATCATATATATGACTTGGTCTATCCATTTGGTTTCTAATCATACTTGCTTGTTCAGTTGTAATTATCTGATATTCAGCAAATAAGATACCTAACATTTGTGCTTGTCTTCTTTTGTTTAACACAATAGTTTTCATTTGTTCTTTATCAGCTACTAACTGATCATAATACATCTGTGCACCAGCAATTTGCTCTTTAATAGTAGCAATTGTTTCTGTGTCAGCTGTTCCAGTATGTTTTCTAGCCCAACTTCCCATATCACCACATACCATTACAGTTCCTGTATTATTTATATAAGCTCCAACTCCACATTTAAATCTCACTTGCTTATTATAACTATTAGTCCATGCAAACATCATATTTAATTCCGGGTCATTATTATAGTTTAATTTATAAATCCCCTGAGCAATCTGACCATCTGCAGTTGCTCTATACTCTTCTGTATTAACTACAAAACCTGCTGTTGCAAGTTCTGTAAATACATAATCTATTACTGATTGATGACTGATAACTGTATAAGTATCACCATGAATAGGTAATGTCACACTAATTAAGTGTGCTTTTGTGCAATCTTGAATTTTCTTTGGCATTTAAAATAATTTCAATTGTTCAACTCTTGGTTCTAAGGAATTAATTTCCTTTTCTATTTTTTCTAAATAATAATCATAATTAATATTATAGTCTTCCATGTCTTTTTCAACATGCTTAATCATAACAGTTTGCATCCACTTTCCTGCTTCAACTTGTATTTCTCTGGAATCTAGTAAGTTAGTTTTAATAATCTTACTTCCTTTATGTGAGATGTAATACCTAATTGTATGCTGTAATGGTTGTTTTGTATAATTTCCATTAACAACTGAGTGTTCATAAAATTTCCAATCTCCTTTTATCTTTACTCCACCACAATAATCAAAGATGTTTTTTTGAGTTTTTAAATATTCTATTGGTTCAATACCATTTACAAAATAGTTAAAAATTGCTTTTGGAATAATCAGAAAACTTTTGTTTTTATGCAATGCTAAATTTTCAAAATCAAATCTACCTTTACATTTAGTTTTACCATCTTCTGTAATAGCAATATAATTATTTACATCTCCTAAAATAATCTTACTATAAGTATCATGTTCTAGTTCTAGATTAGTAATTTTTTCCCAATCAGAACATATCTCTAAATATTTATCTTTATACTCTCTTGGTATAATCATTTCAATACCATCAGTATTTTGCATTAATGGAACAGCATTAGGAATCTCTTCAGCAATCCTTTCGTACAACATCATCAAACTAAGTTGACCATTAACAGTAATTCTCATAGTAAATTCAGGATCATACAAAAAACTATTCTTATCATTACTTAAACCATAAGTAGAATTTAAAATAATTTTATATACATAATTTTTAGGATCTTTTTTAGGTATCTTTTTTCTTTCATCAAAAAACCATTCATACTGATCACAAAATTCTTTTTGTGGTAAATGTGCTGGAGCCCACTTATTTCTAATAGCAAGATTAGGATAAAAAGAAGTTACATCAGAAGTCATAATAACCATGTCTTCATTAGAAGTATACACTTTACTACTTCTAGCTCCGTGAACACCACCAAGACCAAAATCAGTCTTCATTCCTTTGTACTGTATAGAATATTTAAATCCTCCTTTAGTTTCTCCAGGATAGATAACTACTTCATTAAACTTATCTAATAATTTTTGAAATGTAGCAGTTTTAAAGCTAATGTAAGGTAGTATAATATCTTTTACAACTATCTTATCTCTTTTAGTTCTTAACTGTCTAAGATCCCATTTTTTAATACCAGTTTTTTGACTTAAGAAATGTAAAAATAATTCTTTAGAAATTCTTGGTTCAGATGCAGAATATAAATCTATACCATATTCATCAGTTAATTGTCTACGCAGATCTATACTACTTTTACTAAGGAACATAATTGCTTTTGTAGACTTAACATCATTTATACAGTATTCTATGATAGAATCTATTTGATGTGCAAAAACATCAGTACTGTGATGAATTGGCATATCTATAATATTTTTCCAATCCATAGTATACTGAATCCATTTTAATGAACTTCTCTTAGCTGGATTATCCCAATGATTAAGTTTAAAAACATCTAACTGTCTTATTTGTAAATCTCTAGGACTAAATTCTAAGAATTCTCCTTCATTTTGTCTTTGGATAACATTCTGTGCTTTATCATAAATAAAGTTTGCAATATCTCCACCAGACATTTCCAGTAATTGGTCTTTGTTTCTTAATACATGTTCAGTAATTTGGCTATCAAAACCTAAACCATTAAAACTTACATGCCATTCATCATAAGCTATGTTTCTTTCTAAGAAAGTTACTAGCTCTAATATTTCATTTTTACTTTCGTGGATTACAAATATTTCTCTTTCTTCAGATTTTACATCTTCAAATACTCCAAGAAATAAATTGGACATGGTTTCATAGTCCATTACATAGTTTGTTTTCATATGCAAGTTCAGTTAAGCTGTTCCCCCTATTTAATTAACAAAAAAAATGGGTAGCATAACTACCCACTTTTTATTATATACCTGCTACAGGTAAATCTTCTGTAGGAATTTCTTCAACTAAGAATTTCTTATAATCAAAAGTTTTTGCATTAATTGCAACAAGTTTAATTATTTCTTCCATAGCTGTTTTATCCTCAACATAATACTCTTGAAAAGTATCTACTGTTTTTCTTTCTTCTTTAACAGTTCTTCCATTAGGTCTTTGACCTTTAACTGACATGGCATCACCATTATCATCTAATCTTGGAATCATGTGTAAAGATGTTTTAACAATTTTAGAAATCACAACAAAAACTTTTGTTGCAGGATCTAAAATACATTCTACATAAGGACATTCATTAGTAATTGGAACTAATCTGAATGTTTGACTTTCTTGCCAGCTTGACTGCACAAGAATCATTGAATTTTGACTCATAATATTTATTGATTTTAAAATTTAATACAAATTAATCAAGAATTTTTATATTTTCCAAATTAACTACCTCTAATAATAATTTTTCTTTATTAAAATCGGGTTTATTACATAGTTCACCTACTTCTTTTAGTAGACTCTCAGGTACATCTAGCAAGTCTGCATACACCTTGAAATAATTTTCAGGAAATAAGTAACTTTCAACATATACATGGTTGGCACTATGTTTATCAAAATAATTTAGAATTTTGCGCTTTGTTTTTTCTTGCATTTTACTGTAGTGTCCATTTATAAAATGAGACCAGTCATCTGTCAAATCAGAAAAGTCAAATGTGAATACACTAGTTGAGTTATCTACTTCTATATAATCACAAAGTCTTGTATGTTTAAGAAGAACATTCTTCTCAAAATTTAAATACTCTGGATCTTTTCTAGTGTGATAAACACAAACTAATTTCATATCCTCGGGACCGTATGATTCATTCCAACTAAGATATGTTTCAGTTGGAATAATACTTGTACCTCTTTTAATATCTAAGAGTGGATATAAAAATATCTTAGATTTTTGGAAATATTTCCTATAAAGCGCTTTTAATGACATAATTTACAATTTTACATTACCAATAGCTAGTTCATATGGAAGTGTGTAATCTTTGTTTAAATAGTGATAACTTATTGTATCTTCTATATTTTCAAAATCAAAACCCCATATCTCTAGACTTTCTTTAGAGACTTGGAATGGGTATACTTGGTTGTATTTATCTATTACAATAAATGTTACAACTATATCCCAATCTATAGCATCTGGTAAATCTTTGATAAACTTTACATATGCCATCTTTTTATACATAGTGGCTTGAATCCAATATTTATAATATTTAACAGCATCAGGAAAATCTATTAAATTTTTACCTGTGGTTTTAAGGTCATTAATAAATATTGTTTTAGATTCTCTATCTATCACAACATTATCAAGAAATCCTTTATAACCAAATGGAAGATTTTCAATATCAACTTGTAATGGCAACTCATTATAAACTGATAAATGTTTATCTTCTGCAGTCATGTCAAGTTGTAGTAATGCTCTAACTGATGTATCCATCTTTAAAACTTCAACACTTTCCTTGCAACCACTCAAGGTGTCTTGATCTACTACAGTCTTTCCTTGACTGTTTTTAAGAAAACTAAAATAGTCTTTGTGGTCCTCTGTCAGAATTTTTGCAAGTCTTTGCTCATCTGTTTTTAAGGATTGATGTAAGTTAACTGTAAGTAGATGTGTAAGTATTTCTTGAGAGTAGTCCTCCAAAGATAGTGTATCATTTTGTAATGTGCAATGATATTTAAAAATATTATGCAACAATTTTAAATTACTATCACTTGGATTTTTTGCATTCATTGTAATAAAGTCTCTATCATAATTATCAGGTTCAAGTAATAAACAGTGTAAGACACGCCCTGTTACCAGATGCGCATCTATACTGTCTTCTTTTTGATTAAGTACATAATGACTGTAAAAAGCTCTAGGTGAGAATAACAACTTATTAATGCTGCTATAACTAAAGTAAAACTTTTTATTATAAAATTGTTTTAGTTCATCAGAACCAGTCAATGTCTGTAGATTCATTTGTGTTTATTTGAGTATTAATTAAATTTTTTTCAAGGGTATTGTCAGTACCCTCAAGATTTAAATTAGAATTTTCTGTTTCTAAAGCAATTAACTCTGACTTGAGTTCTTTTCTCTCAATACTAGTAAATGCAGCTTCTATAAGTTCATCTTCATCTTCTTCCTGTGCAGGTTCACTGCATAGGTCTTCTGAGGACACTTCAGGAACATAATCAGGAATAATTTCATATGTATAATTAGAATCAATAAGATTTACATATTCTGGATTTACAGTAACAGTTTTTACATGAAAATATCTACTATCTCCACCAGCACTAATTCTTTTATGTAAATGTTTTAATACAATTTCTATTTTATCAGTAGTAAATTGGCCTTTAGAAATTAAAGATTTAGCAATATCATCAATATCAGTACTAAAATATCTGCTATTTTTATCTAAATAACTAACAAGAGACTTAAAATTAACATGTGATTTAGTATTAGATCCAGATATTTTATATTCATGCTGATTAAATAATAGTTCAAGATAAACTAAACTTTCTGTATATTTAGAATTAGCCATAATCTCCATTGCTAACACATGATTATCAGTATCAGAACTATCAAACATTTGTGACAATTGATCATACATAGCCTCATCTATTACAGTAGCATCTTCACCATTTAATATATCTATTACTGTAGCTTCATCATAAATGGTTACTGTTTGTAAATGATCATATAAACTTATATAGTCACCCTCTATTGTTAATAATCTTGCACTATATCTACTACTAGTAAAATCAACATCAGATAGTGTAGAGTTCATTGTAGACATAATATTATAACTTACTGCAACAAATTCATTTTCATAAAATTCAAATGCAGTAATAACATTATCATAGTAATATTTATCTATTTTATGTTTAATCTCTTCAATAAAAGATAAAAAATTCTCAGCAGTAACTCTATATTGCCAAGTACTATCAGTCATTTGATGTATACTCTTTGAGTTACCAAAAAATACATTTGCCTGAGTTGCATCTCTTACTGTTTTAATATTATATTCAAGACATACATTTTTAAATTTAACTCTTGGAACATTAACAGCAGGTAAGAAATATATCTTATCTCCTTTTTGTGGTAAATATGGTGTTTTTACAAGATTTAATGCTACTTCTGTATCATCATCAAAAGTTCCATATAATGTTTGTAAATTAAATGAAATACTATCTTGTTCTTCAATGCTATAGCCAGAAGATAAAGTATCACTTGATATTCTTAATATTGGTTTTATCATTTTTAATGGTTTAAAAAAGGGAGTCTTACCTCCCTTTATGTTTGTTTTAATGGTAGTTAGGTTCTTTTTATTTGGAACAGTTTAATGTCAGTCCTACTGGATAGCCATCTTAACTACGTTTTGATTCATCATTAACTTACCAAACTTATTTTTATTTCCGTTCACTATTTCTTTAACCATGTAGTATCTAAGGTCATTAGTGAATGCATTACAATCAGTTGTAAGTTTAATCAGTCTTTGACTCATTGCGTCAGATATGGTCTTTTTATCCGCATATACTAAAGAATAGTTAATTATTCTAGTTGCAATTATACTTGCTAAATCTGCTCTAAAGTCATCATCTGCACCAACTGCACTTGTCAAAGCTCCCATTACATATGCTTCATCTTTAGTTAAGATATCTTCCGGAGAAATAATCTTATCTAACTTATTATTAATGAACATAGTAAACATAGAACTAAAATCAGGACCAACAGAACCTTCACCAATCATTTGAATCAAAGGTAAATTATCTTCAAACTTAGGAATAGAACTAATTGCATTGAAAAATGTAGTAATACTTCTAGGATTAATTCTTTGAGTTACTAACTCAGGATTCATCAACATAAAGTTTATACATCTACCATCTATGTCTGCATTCTCTGCCCACTTAGCCCATACATTTGCATCATACTTTAACTCACAAGAAATAAATCTTGTCTTTTGAGCAACATCTAATGTAGTTACATTGTAATCACCATTATCAGGATTAGTAGTAAGAATAACATGCCAGTTCTTAGGTAATTTCCAAGATACATATTCTTGTCTATCTAAGATCTCCATAGTTGCTTGCATAAATCTATGATCAGCTCTAGTATAATCATCTAATACTAAAAATCCACCTTCACCTTTACCTTGAATCCATTCTGGTGCAGCATGTGCCATTCTTTTAGCACCAACTTTATATCCTTTCTTCATAGCTGCATCTATCTGAACTTCATTAATCCAGGTAGACTTACCTTCTGCATTTGTGATCTCAAATTCTTTTACAGGAAAACCTACTAAGTCACCTAATTCTTCTATCTGAGATAGATTTAACTTTACAACTTGCATATCAAGTTCTTTACCTAACTGCATGATAGCAGAAGTTTTACCAAGTCCGGCATCACCTTCAATATTAATTGCTACAGGTACTTTACCTTCAGCTTGAATATGTTGGTTATTCTTAACCATGTGTTTAATAAAATCTTTTAATTCTTCTACATTCAATTGTACTTGACTCATACTTTTCTTTTTTTATAGTTCTAACTTAATTACTTTTCCAGGAAGACCAGGATTCATTTCCGATCTCTCTGATATAACCCAAAGGACATTACCTTTTGGTTTTACACTTGCACTACATTCTCCATCAGTAAAATATACTAGGCTTGTATATTTCTTGTTATTATTATTATAATATTCTAAGACAGGATCAAATTCAGTTCCTCCTCTACCGTGTACTTCAAGATCACTTTTACCTCTATAAGGTTCTACTGATCTTATACTTGTGTCACACTGAACTATAGTGACATCTACTCCTGCTTTATAAATATGATGAATTTCATTCATAAACTCAATTAGTTCTGTATCACTTACAGAACCTGAGGTATCTATACCTAATAACATATGTTGTTTCATCTTGATCTTAAGACCAGGATTACCATCATACCTTTTATTCTCCTTTCTACGGATCTTCTTGGTAAATACTTTTGTACTAATACCAGTAAATCTTCTCATATATCCTCTCCAATCAAACTTAGGTGGTAGAATTTCTTCTATAATAATTTTTCCATCTATTTCTCCAGGAACATTACCTCTTTTCTTAACAGTTTGTTCTTTAGCATCTGATAAAACTTTCTGTAATTGTTTTTCAATTAACTTTTGCTCAGCTTCAGTAAGATCTTCAAAGTCTGACCATGTACTATGATCAGGTAAACCTTCTCCATCTCCATCCATGCTGTCACATAGCTTATCAAAGTTTTCATCTCCAGATGTACCATTCTTATCTTTTTCATCTTTAGCTTGTGATAGTTTATCATAATAATATCTAGCACCTGCTTTTCTGTCAAGATTAAGATCTTCATAGTCATTTATATCTATACCACCTTCTGGTAACCAATCTTCATCAATATATTGGTTAATTTCCATATCCATTGCTATGTTAGCCATCTTGTGATTACTAAACTTAAAATAAGTAGTAAGATGTCCAAATGCAATGTGAAGTAATTCATGTTTAAGTAGACCAAGTTTATGATCTTCACTTAGACCCATCCAGAATTCTTCATTAATACATAGTTGGTAGTTAATACCATTTTTGCTTACACCAGCAGTTGGAACTTTTTTACTGTCCCATAATTTATTTAGCATTAGTAGAAAGAACCCATAATAGGGCTCTTTTAACATTAATTCTTTTGCTGTCTTACTAAGACTTTGTGCTTTGTCCATCTTTTAGTTTTAATATTATATCAAATTTGTCAACAGGATATCCCATTTGACCTAAAAAGCCAACCATATTTTCTGTAAATAATTCCATAAAAAGCTCTATAGAATACATACTAACTTTATTAAATGTCATGGCTGAAAGACATTGACCAGAAGATAATGTTCTATTTATATCTATTGCTTTACTTATAGCAGTAAAACACTTAGGACAATTAGCTTCCCAAACAGCATTTGTTTGTTTACCAAATTTATATAATACAATTAGTTCTCCAATATATGTCTTTATGTCAACATTATTTAAAGATTCAAATGCTATAATAGCATTTTCTTCATCAGGTGACTTTAACATGTTTAATAAGTTCTTTGTTTCTTCTTTGTTAAAAATCATTAGTCTTCAATTTTTAAAGTTTTAATCATCCACTCTGTAGGTTTATTTATATTATCCACCCATTCTTTTGCAGTAGGAATATATCCATTGCAATCTTCTTTAACATGTTGTTCACCAACATATCTTACATACACATTTTTATTATCAGAATTAGTAATCATAATACCAAATTTTTTCTCACATTCAAAAATACCTTCTGAGTGATGTCTGAACATTCTGTGCTTACTGTGCCCAATCCATGCTTTAGTTTCATCAAACCATTCATGTATTTCTAAATAATCTGTTGCTACACCACCAAACTTTCTAGATGATGATTTTGCATGTTCATATGGATGTGACATTTTTAATTTCTTTTAGTGTTAATTCATATATTTTACCATTATACATAATAATATTAGTTCCTTCTATAGTTTCAACAGCTCTATAAATACTAGAAGGTTCTAATTTAAAATATTTAATTACAGCATCTCTTAAAAGATACTGAGCACTACTATTAAATTTCCAACTATTAATCAGTTTAAGCTTTGATTAATTAAATTACCATCATGATAGTACTCTTCAGTATTAGTAATATAAATAGTGTTGTCAATTTTATAATTACCAGAAGGAACAGCAATAAGCATTACTCCATAACCACCATCATTATTCCACCAATCTTCAATATCACTTAAAATTTGTTCTGTAGCAAAGTTTTCTATGTCTGCATTAAGTGCTGAGTCAAGATCTTTCAAGTAATGAACTTTATCACCAAAGTTTTCTAAATAGTTGATATCTTCAATATCTTCTATTTCTTTTGTTGTATATACAATATCATCAAGAGCACCACTGTCTCCACCACCTGAATAAAATATCTTAATTCCGGTAACACCAAGGTCAGCCAACTTAAGTAGAAGGCCTGTCATATCATTTTCTGTCATAGTTATTTTGTTTTGTAAAACCTGCCAAGAATATTGGCATTTAAGTATTCATCTTTGTCAAGCACCTCATATTTAAACTGGTGCTTTACTTCTTGATAAGTTAATTCTGTAGCTGAGTAACATATCAACAAGATCTCTCTTTTGATAGAAACTCCTGCTTTGTGAGCATTTTTAAGAATTGTATTACTACTGTAATAATTTACAAAGTCTGGTTTTATTTCTCTAGTATACTTTTTTACTCTTTTATCTGTAATTAATGCTAAAGCTTTCTTACCTAAAGGTTTTTTTCTGTTAGCAAAAAAGTTTTTCTTACCAATATATGAAACAGACTTACCATCTATGATAGCAGTCATAATGTAAATAAAACCAATACCGTGTTGTGGTATACTTAGTTCATTAAACTCTTTACCTTTGTATATCCAACTCATTTTTGTTTGTATCTTTTCATGTCCCAATCTGCTACAGTATTTATTATAGTAGATAGTATACTTATAGCATCTTGTACTGATCTTGCTTCAAAACTTAATTTTGCTTTTGTTACATTATGTCTAAAAACATATTTATATATAGAATTTTTCATAATGCTTGTTTTAATAAAGGTAATAACATTTCTCTAACTTTTTCAATACCATATTTCTTAACAGAATCTGATAAATCTTTCTCTAAGTCTAATTGAACATAAGGAAATTTAAATTTTTCATTATATTTTTTAGCAGCATTAGTTCCTGGATCATCATTATCAAATAATACAATTATAGATTTATACCGTTTTTTAAGTTTATTTAGAATTACTTCAGAAATCATTGTATTTTCACTATCCGGAGCAATTATCTCTATATTAGTAATATTTAACATTTTGAAACACATTAAATCTTTTAATGAAGAAACAATAAGTAAATATTTACTTTCATATTGTAATTGATCAATACCTTGAATATAATTTTCTATCTTAATAAACTTTTTATCAATTGTCTTTGGCATATATATTTTATACAAACTGCCATCTTCTCTAAAATAACCATAGATATATGGTTTATTAAATTTAATTGAACTTAAACTATTATCTAATTCTTTTTTTTCCATTACAAAATAAGATAATGGATGTACATTATGATACTCAAGTATTTTTGAACCAAGTTTATAACCTGACCAATACTGTTGATCTAATGATGTCCAATGTCTTATTTCATGATCTGTTACCTTGTATTTATCATGTATCTGATAAACATCCCTAGAAATAGAAGTATTATTATTTTTATAATTCTGATAGTCATTGATTATTTTATTTAATGCATGTTCTCTATTTGGTAAATCATACATATACATAACTAACTGTATACCGTCTCCTTGATTACTTGAAGAAAAATCTTTAAATTTATAAACATTATTTGTATCCGTATAGATACACATTGATGGTACTTTATCTTTTGCATTAAACACGGATAATATTTTTACATCTTGTCCAGTAAGAATTTCAGTTAAACTTAAATAATATTCAAATACCCATTCTTTAGGAATATCTCCTAATGATGAAATTATATTTTTAGTTGAAATCATAGATATAGTATTAATAATAAAGGGAAACCTAAGTCTCCCTTTATTAAATTAATTATTAATCTAAATTAAAATCAGAAGAACTTTTCTTTGGTACTGTAAAATCATCATCAGCTCCAAAATCTGTAACTTCTTTAACTTCAATTTTCTTAAGATGTTTTGTTTCATCATAAGGCATAACATTTACACCATATGCATATGTTTTATTTTCTGCTTTTGGCAACCACATGTCATAATTAGTATAACCAGTTTTACCAACATATTCTTTACCAGAAATACAAAAATCAACAAACTTATCTTTAAAAGGTTTTGCTTTATTTAATGCATCAACAAATGCTTCAATAGTTGCATGTTTTCCATCTTCTTTAATGAACCAATCATTAAAATCAAATGCTTTAGATAAACTTTGTAAGAAAATTAAAACTGATTTATCTCTTTGAATTTTAATTCCAGATTTAGTAACTCCATCTGCAAATGCATATTGACTAGCTTTTACTCTACCAATTTGACCTCCAAATCTACCTTTACTTTCATCATTTACATCAATTAGAAATCCGTCAAATCCTTCAATTGGTTCTGTTTCTACATGCAACATTAAATGTTTTGCACCTTCAATATACTGAAAATCTTCTAGAACAATGCTATTAATTTTTAATACATGATTACCTGGTGCAATTGTTTTCTGCATTCCTGAACCACCTGTTCCTAAATCTGTTGTACTTAATCCCATTTTGTTTTTGTTTTTAATTATTAATTATTATTTATACACTTTATCCCAGTGAAACACTAGTTTACCTTTTTCATTCATCTCAGAAATTAATATTTCTTCATTTCTTAAATGTTCAGGTCTTGCACCACAAGTTACTTCATCATTAGTTTTAAAACTTAGAATACTTTGGTTACCTCTTCTGAACATATATCCAATTGCATCAGCATTTGCACAAATCAAAGATTTAATTTTACCTGTCAAATCTATATTTGCAGACATAACCATCTCACCTTTATCATCTACCTGTTTGTCTTTAATATGACCAGATAAAATAATATGGGGTGCTAAGGTATCAATAAAATCTAAAACTTGAAAGAAAGCTTGACGGATATATAAATATCCTGCTCCATTTGGTAAAGTTAATACATTATCTCCATCATAGTTTTTACCCATAGATGTTTGTTTGTATAATTTTATTGCTAATGGAGCTACCATTTCCTCTAATGCAGTTACTGTATCAATAGTAACATACTTATAAGGACATCCTGCTTCTTTAATTGCTTTACCAGTTTCAAGTAATTCTTGTAATGAATTTACATTAATCTTTAATGCTTCAACATAATCAGAACCATTTTCTAAATCCATTATTAAATTATCTGCTAAACCTGCAAATGCAGTTGTCTTACCAGTTTTAGGTTTAGAATAAATAATTAACCTTTTAGGATTAGTTCTTTCTACTTTTACTTTTTTAGTTGGAAGTATAATACTCATATTAGTTAAGTTTTTGTGCTAATTTTTGAAATTCAGCTGCTATTTTTAAAAGAATATCTGAAACTGATTCATCATCACTTTTTACAGTAACTTCCTTTTTAAGAAAATCATCTGCAAAATCTGGAAACATACCTACAGACTTTTGTAACTGTGGTAATGCTTCTTCAGTAACTTCTGCTTCAGTTCTTCTTTTCTCATACAGAGCATAAGTAATCTCAGTACCATCACTAAGTACTGCTACTAATTCAGAAACAGGAATTACATATGCAGAATAAGGTTCACCTTTTGAGTTAGTACCTTCTTTTACTGCATATTCTTCACTAAAGTATGGATTATACTTATACTTAAATAGTGGTCTATCAGAATACATGGGAACCATGTCTACTTCTTTATTATTGTTATCTCTAACAACATCCACAAATTCAATATATACATCAATACCTTTGTTCAACTCTCTTTCAAATAATTGCACTTGTCTACCAAATGAACCTTTTTGAAAAAATGCTGTTTTAATTATAAATACGGGATCTACAATTTTTAGTTTTCTGAAATCATCAAAATGATAAGCAAAAAACTCATTCTCTTTTTCTTTTCTATTAAACATACATATTATTTATTTTTACATTGTTGTTGGTGGGAAATCTATCTCCACTATTCTTACTGTTTTTCTATCAAGTTTACAAAAGAATAAACCTGTTAGACCATTTCTAGATTTAAGGAAATGAAATGCTAATAATTCTTCATCATTAACAATATATTTTTCAGGACCATAAAATCTTATTTTTCTTGAAAATGGTTTATTAATACCTATTACTACATCTGCATGTTGTAATAAAGCATCAGCACCAAATAAATCAGAATCTAATACATAATTTCCATATTGTCCATCTTTTGCTCTGTCAGGATGATCAATATTTCTATTTAATTGACTTAAAACAACAAATGCAACAGGATACCTTTTCTTCATTTTAGTAAGAGCTTCTCCTAATGCATATAACATTTCAAATTTATCTTTTTCTCCTTTACCAACTCTGAATAAACCTGAGTGGTCAATAGTTACTAAAGTATTTGAATAATTATAAATTGGTTGTTCATGTTCATCAAAACCTATTTGAATTTTATTTTCTTCCATATAAGCATGAATGGTAGCACACATTTCATCTACGGTACAAGGATCATAAATTACATCAACAATATCAGTTGCTGCAGTTTTCTCATATACTTCTACACATTTTTGAAAAATTAACTTATCAATTAATTGACCTTTACTCATTAATGTATTGTAATCAGCACCTGTATTCATAGACAGTTTTCTAATACCATTTGTTTCATCTAACATCTCAAACTGAAACTTTAATACTCTGAACACTTGATCTTTGTTATTTTCTATAACATCATTTACTAATTGTTCCATGAATAAAGTTTTCCCAGTTCCAGGTCTAGCTCCAACTACGGTAATTGTTCTCCATTCAAGACCATCACAAAATGCATCATTAAATCTAACCCAAGAAGTTTTTAAGGATTTTAAATCTCCTTGTCTTCTTGCTTTAATTTTTAACAGTGCTTTTCTTAATGAGTCTCTTTCACTCACAGGTAAATATGCCCGTGCTCCATTATATAATTCACCCATAAAATTTTAATTTAAGATTTTAGTAATACTCTTTTTTTAGAATAATTATATAACCAGTGAAATACGGTTATAATAAATTCAATTGCTAAATATTCTGTTAAATTTATGGATATGATGAAAGTTTTTATAATTAAATATCCCAACACACTTCCTAAAATAGCAGTAAATAACAATACTACATTTAGTTTTAAAATCATAATCTTCTTTCTTTTATAAATACTACTTCATCATCTAATACACTATTAATCATATTGCAGTAATCAGCTAATTCAGAATCATAACTTTTATCAGTATTTTGTTTTCTTATAAAATATTGAGAAGTTCTCATATATTCATAATTCTTTAATCCATAATCATACACATACTTTTTTGTTGCTTTAATTATTGTTTCCCAATCATATTCATAATTTTCAAAGAACCATCTAAATGAATTTTCTAAGTTTTTAGGATTTACTCTTGCATATTTACCAGAACCAAGTTTCCTATTAGGAAATGACTCAACATATACTATTATATTATTTGTAAATTCTGAACCTAGTAAATCTTTAGATGTTTTCTTTTTACTTCTTTTAAAGAAGCTATCAATTTCAGTTATAAAGATAAGACTTTTACTTGTAACACACAAATTTTCATCTAACCAATCTTCTTGTTTTAATTTTGTAACTTCTAAACTACTATTAACAAATTTATATGGTTTAATGTTATTATATATTGAATATAAAACATAAAAACTATTAGGTGTTAACTCTTCTTTTACAAGTTTATCAAATATTTCTTGCATATTACCAATGTATTGAATAATTATATTGATCTTTTACTAATTTGCTTATTTTATTAAAAGAATCTTGAGAATCCCATGATTGTTCTTTAGTATAAAATGCTGTAGCAGGATGAGTTAGAAATAGTTTGTAATTGTTATCATTGACACAATCTGACCAATCTTTTGCTTCTTTCCCAAGGTAAAGATAAACAATTCCATCTTTATTCCAAGTAAGTAAATCAAAAATATATGCAATAAATGGTTTCCATATACTATAATGCTGACCAACTTTTCCAATTGTAGTAGTTAATGCTATGTTTAACATTAATATACCTTGGTTTGACCATCTACTTAAGTCTCCATCAACAGATTCTGGATGATTATTGTAAACAGTTTTGTTTATTTCATCCAACATATACTTTAAATTTGACTGAATATCAGTATTACTACAGCTAAAACCAATACCATCTGCAACATTAATGTTTGGATACGGATCTGTTCCTACTATAACTACTTTAAGTTCATTATAAGGACATTCTTCAAATGCTTTAAACATTTGTTTTAAGGGTGGTGTAAATCTTTTACCATCAATAGATAATCTTGCTAATTGAGTAATTATATTATCAAAATCTCCACTAAATATAAATGGTTTAAGTTTTTGTCCCCAACCTGACGGTTCAAGTTTATCAAACAATTTTTGTTTAATTTCTTCTATATTTAATTTTTGTTTCATATATTTGTTAAAAATTATTATTATGTCAGTTACAGTAACGGAAATGAAAGATGATGCACTTTTAGATATAAAAGTAAACAAGTCATACTATTTTATGGTTAAAGCAACATCTTTTTATTTATTTAGTAATATGCCTGAAGGTGATAAAGAAACCATGCTTAAGGAAGTTACAGAAAAAAAATATGAAGACTTGAATGAATGGCAAAGATCATTTTATACAGTAGCATTACTTCTTGCAGAAATTGAAAAACAAGCAAAAAATACTAATGCATATGTTGAAAGAGAAATTTCACAACCTGGAGATCCAGATTATATAGAATCTAAGTAAGATCCATATTGTAATTTTCTTTACCAATTTGTACACAAGCTTCAATAGCTAGTAACAATTCATCCTTACTACATTCTGCAAAAGATTTGCATAATATTGCACCTCCTCCATCATAACATAGACCAGATTTTTGTTTTATTAATGTTTTCATTTCATCAAAAGTATAGCCAGATTCTGTAGCTAATTCTCTAATGCATGCATGTACTTTTGCAAGCTGTGCAACACTTTTATCACTAGAAGTAAGACCCATAAATATTTCTATTTCTTGTCCTTCAGAAAGTTTATCTAAAAACATTTGGTAATTTAACTTTGATTTATCATTTAGATAAACTAACTTTCCACTTTGTTTAATTAATTTAGCAGTAAACATATTGATTATTTTATATTATTAATAATGGGAAAACACTCAAAAAACACACATGCAATACACAAAAATACTGATATTGTACATGAATATCTAGAAAAGTTTCCGGAAGCACCTTCTAAAACTTTAGCTAGAAAAATCTATTCTGAAAACACTGGTTTCTTTACATCTTTTGAAAGTACTTATAGTAGAGTAAGATATTACAGAGGTCAAATAGGTAAAATACATAGAGATAGAATGACAAATGGTGTAAATTCTAAGTTTGTAAAAGAACTAAAAGTTAAAGTTACACAAACTAAATTAGTTTTACCAGAATCACATACAAAAACAAGAAATCAATTTACTTTTCCTACAGGATGTATGAGATTAGGTGTTTTTGGTGATGTTCATATACCTTTTCATGATAATACAGCTTTAGAAACAATGTTTACTAAGTTTGAAGAAGAAAATGTAGACTCTATATTAATTAATGGAGACTTATTAGACTTCTATCAGCTATCATTTCATGAAAAAGATCCAAGAGTAATTCATTTTAAAGATGA